ATAATTACACTTATATTGTGTTGTATTACCTCCATTTAATCTAGGAATAATCTCTGCTGTATTACCTAAATCCCATTCCTTTACATAGCCCTCTTCATTAAGCTCTATACCAACTACTCTCATCTTACTATAATCAGAGTCACTATAGAGTAATGGGTCTTCAGTAGTATAGACTTCACTATATTTCTTACCATTTTCAACTATACTAGAAGAATTAATGATAATGCCATCAACATTATTCCAAATGTCACCAAATGGATTCTCAATACCATGCCATCTAGGTACATATTGAGTTGTAGAAGAAGTAGGTTCACCACCACTAACAGTAGGCATTACTATTGTCATTGCCTTAATGTTAGTCCCATTACCAAATTCATTTGTATAGCCGTTAGGAGTCAATGGATTGTAACCATTATAGAAGTTCCAATAACTACTATTGACAGTAGTAATACCATTACCAAGACCTCCCTGTCTAAAGCCTTCAGAAGTAAGTTCAGAGTTAAATCTAGCTTGGCAATTGAAGTTAGCATACTCAATAAAGTATAGCCAATATAGTACTCTCTTATACTGTAAATAGCTGAGAATTTCCTTACCAGACCTTCTACAATTAGCTCTCATAGTATCTCTTGAAATAGATGTTCTAGGCTTACCAAGCATACTTCTGAATCTATCAGAAGTAATATAAGCATCATAGGTAGATGAATTATTACCACCCCTACAATAGCTATTGGTATTCATTACAGATAGAGCTGAGTTAGCTTCCAATGTACTTAAGTAACCCATATTCTCAGGGATAGTATTAAGCACTGTATCATGATAAGCAGCAACTAATAACTTAGGCTGATGTTCCCAAGTATCATCAATCTTTGAAGGTGCTATTCTTACTTCTCTTTGTATTGCAGTATCCCATGATTTAATCCAAAATTCAGGAATAAGCACCATTACTTCGCCATCATAACCATTAAGTACAGCACCTAGTTCTACATCATAGTTACCTGCATCTATAGGAGAATCAGGCTTAATAGTAGCAGTATTGGTTGAAGTATCAATAACAAGTACTTGACAAGGAATATCATTAATCTTTAGCCATTGACCTTCATATTGGAAGGTACTAAATATAGCATTAGTAAGAGTGTAAGTACTTGCAGTTACAGTTAGTGCTTGGCTCTTAAGTATACTACCTCTAGGATTTTCTCTCCATCTCCAATCTGTCGGGTCTAAGAAATACATAATCTTAGCACCATCCTTCATTTGAGCAATACAGCCTCTCATATTATTTTGAATAGGGAGAGTCTTATGATAAGACATATTACCTACCCTAGTAACAACAGGGTCAGCTACATTTGGCTTCCAAGAAATGCCATAGGACATAAGGTCTAAGACACTAACCTTAATATCATCAGGCAAATCTTCAGCAGCAATAGCTCTAAAATCAGCTTTACCATCTGCATCAATTGGTGCAGCCAAAAAAGTTCTTTTAGTTCTAGACTTAGATGCATCATAAGATGACATCCATTTACCCTCAGCAGTTAGGACAGCAGTAGACTTTTCAGCAGTAGTGTCAGCCTTAGGTACTAGACCATTAGCAGATGCAGTAAATACTGAATTAGCAGCTTTACCATCAAGAGCTTTCTTAACTGCACTATTCTGTACAGCATTAACAGAATCCTTAATAGTATCATCTACTATAACCCTAGTAGCATCTTCAGCTATACCTCCTAGCTTTGTTTTTTCAGCACTAGTAAAATCTTCTGTTGATAATCCTTTACCTGCTACTACATCTACTTTCCCATCAAGGGCAGCCTTAGTAGCATAAGTATTGTCAGCATCTTCTTTCTTGATATAAGACTCAAAGTCCTTATCAATCTTTTCTAATACTTTCTTTACTATCTCCTCATTATTTTCAGTATCATCATTAACAACTACCCATTCACCATTAATGTAAACTTTAAGTTGCTTAACTTTACCAGATACATCCAACCACATTACCTGCTTATTCTCAGGAGGAGTTAGTGATTCAATTGTTCTTTTCATACACTATAAATTATAATTTATGTACATTTCAGTTTGCAAAAGTAATAAAAAGGAACCACCTATACAATAATATAAGTGGATTCCTTTATTACTTATTACTTAGTTATTATAGTTACCATTCTCATCATTTATCAGAGAGTCATTAGCCTTACTTCCCCATAGATAATATACATAACCTGTGGCTGTAGGAGCAGGAATCTTAGTACTATTAGTTCCAAAGTTACTACCCATCGTAGTAGAATTAGGAATACTAATAGTTCTATACTCTGGAACAGAAACACCAAGTATATCACTACTGCTTATGTTCAAGTCTTTCATGGAGAAAGCACCTGATATTCTTGCAATAGTATTGGTTCCAAATATACCTGATATATTCCAAGTAACATCATCTTTACCCCAAATACAAGATTGCATTATACATCTAATGTCAAGAGCACTTGTTAATGCACTAAATACAGTTAGGTTAGTATTAGGAATAAAAGCCAATCCTTGGAATGTTTCTACTAGGCTTGTAATTTTAGGAGCATAACTAAAGAAGTCCTTTGGAACTTGATATATCAATGAATCTTTCATATAAGAACTTAGTCTCTTACAGTTTTTGAACATATAACTAATATCTGTAATATTAGACAAAGGTCTTAATAGATAAGGAGGAATCCTACCTGTAATACCTGTTGAGTAATATCCTTCATTAGTATTTATCCAACCACCAGCACTAACTGAATAGTTAAGACCACAGTTCTCGAAGACACCCTGTATTTTTGTGCTATTAAGATTTGTACAATATCTAAATAAATCAGGAGGACACATATAATGTAAAGTCTCCACCTTATCTAGAACATTAGCTGTAACTCTACTAGCACCTGTATCAAGATACCTATAACCAGAAGTCTGTGAAGAAGCACCATCATAACTCCAAGAAGCATCTACCTTTCTGTTATCTGTTCCTTCATACCAAGAGTCATTCTGTTCATTATACATCCACTTAAATGGAGAATAATCTGGGTTAGATTCAACATCTTGAGTACTCATAGAATAAGATTCAAGACCAACACAACCATAGAAGCATCTAGTCATATTAGTTATATTTCTCCTTATTATTGGGAAGGTCAAAGTCTCACTTAACAGATTCTGCATATTAAATGTTTCATCAGGTTTAGCTTCCTGATTGGTTCCTCTAAAGACCTTATTCTCATTACCATTAGTTCCATGATAGAACATGTGATAAGGAATACTTCCTATAAGCTTACTTCTATTACTTGTTTTAGAAGTAACATCATGGTAACAGAAATATGCAACATTAGTTAAGTTAGGACAATTCTTAAAACCATCACCACTTAAGGTAAATTGTATACTTGTATTATACATCAAGGATGATACATCTCTAAGCTTAGTATTCTTTTCAAACATCTTTCCAGGGATAGTAGGAGGACTTGATAAGTCACCTCTTACATCTCTAAAGAAACCTGAGAATATCTCTAGATTAGGTAATAAAGAAACTATATTAATTGGGAATGTACTACCCTCAATATATTTATCAAGACCATCACCCATAAATGAAGTTTCTGTCTCTGAACCACCACCATCTATAGCAGAATTATAACCTACTGAAACAAGATTCTTAAGGTTAGTAAAGGTATCATTGGCAATAGGAAATTTAACCTTTCCTAGTACATTTGCAACTGTTGTATTTAATGAAACCTTAAAGCTATTTACTATCTTAGTGCATTGACTGCCAGCAGTAAATATCTTTCTTAAGTCCATTGTACCTTGACCACTACTTGAATTAAATGATACAAGAACCTGTGTAACTGTTGTAGGTATAACTAATTTAGAGAAGTTTATAAAATCACCTGAACCAAAGTGAGATATACTTCTTAAGTTAGGCATATAGTCAAAGAATCCATCATAGTTACCTATCTTAGAATAGTTGTTCATTAAGAATGTAGTATTACTCATGTTAGAATAAACTTCACCTTCTTTATCAGAATCATAGATTCTTCTTACACTTTCATAAGATAGTGCTGTAATAGGATAAGTACCATTCTTTCTGTGAAATAAGTACTTGCTACAAACTATAGAACCAAACATAGAACCTATACTAGATAGGTTAGTAAGAGGACTAAATAAACCATCATCAGCAGTAACTACTCCATTCTCTACTGTAGGAGAATATAGGAATGTTGAACCATTTGTACTAAATGTGTTTCCAAAGCTAGTTATCATAGAGCATCCATAGAACATATATCTATTAGGCTGATTACCTGTACTCCAATCAAACATAGCAGGAGTTATCTCTCTGAAGGTAAAGTTAGCAGATTGACTAATAGTTACATTAGATAGGGCTAGAACACATAAGATATAATAGACATCAAACTGTGTCAAAGCTGTACCTCTAAATAGACTTTCCAACTGACCAGACCTATTAGCAAACCTTATATTAGTAGCTGTAGAACCTGTTGTGAATGTTTCAGCCCAAGTTACTGTATTATATTCACTTGGATTAGCTCTAAGTAACTCCCAAGGAGTACACCAAACAGCGCCCTTTTTAATGCTTTTGCCTTTCCATATTGTAGTAGTAACTCCATGAACACTGAACTTACTACAACCTCTAAACAGACCGTAGTTTCCACTATAAGAAGAGTTACTTAACTCAACACAACCATAGATTCTTTCAAGGTTAGAACATTCTTGGAATGTACTTGTAATAGGAATAGGAGTATTTTGGTTATTTGCAAAAGCAATATACTTAACACTCTTATTGTAGTAGCAAGTAAATGTCTTAAGTTGAGAGAACTCAGTCAAGTCAAGTTTCATATTATCACTCAAGCTAGTACTTGAAGACACGTCAGTTATATTAGTTTGATGTATCTTAAGGATTTCAATTTTTGCTCTATCACAGCCATCAATAGATACTTTCTTGAGATTCAAGTTATTGCTTAAATCCAAAGAATTGATGCTATTACAATCTGATATTCTGATATAGTTATCAGATGTTCCACCAACAAGTGATTCACAGCTATTAATCTGAATTGTAGTAAGTTTATCACAATACTCAATATTAACTGTTTTAAGTAAAGGACAGTTTGTAATAACAATATTTAATATATCAGCACAACTTACTACCTTTACAGTTTCCAAGTTAGCAAGATTAGAAACTCTTAATTCCTTATAGCTATCACACTTATTGATTTCTATAGTTCTAAGCTTATTACATCCTGTTAAATCAACACCTGTAATATACTTCTGATTAGCAAGATTGAAATTAGTAATTGATGAATTTACCAATACTAACTCATTAAGAGGAATAGTTGGAATAGTAATGTTAGATACACAAGAGCTATTACCAATATTGATACTAGTAAGCTTGCTAAACTTAGTATAAGTAGAACCGTTACTTGCTGTATTTACAAGATTTAGAGTAAATGACTCACCAGAAGTATTACTTAAGTCTATAGTTCTCAACTCTGAAACCTTAGCTTTAGAGAAAGATTCCAAACTGAATGAAGAAGCAAAACTCCTATTATTACCTAACAGAAGGTCAGTTATAGAAGGGTAACCAATACTATTCAAATTTCTACTATTAGGAGTAGAAGATAGAATCTTAATATTCATAGAACTAAGTGGAGTCTCTGAATCACCAAATTCAATGATATTAGGAGAGTTAGAGAAGTTCCAAGTAAGTGGAGAGTTAGAGCTATTGCCAGCTGTATTAACATAGGTCTTCATGTTAGTCTGCATGAAGTAGAATGTTTTAGCTGAATCACCAACACTATTATATATAAGTAATGGAGTATTTGATACCATTGGTAAGCTCTCAGGAGTATTAAGAACAGTGTTAGAACCTCTACTATCCAAGTCATTCTTAAAGTTTAGAGTCTGTCCATTATCTCTCCAATAGAATAAACTATCCATGAAGGAAATATGCTTCTTTAGCCAATCTCTAGCAACAGCAATTTTTCTACCATGTAATTTAGATAGGTCTTTTGTAGTGTTATACTCATTACCTCTAAATTGAAGTAAATACTTTAGTTTATAGTCATAGTTAAATAAAAGTGGGCCACAACTCTTAGTTTGCTTTATATAGAACTCATCAATAAAGTAATCAGCAAAGTTATCATAACCTGCGGCACTTGCAAGAGCATCCATCTTCTCTCTTAATTGATACCAATACTTAGTATAAACAGAGTTACTAGTATCACCACTATAACCTCTAAAGAAAGGGGTATCAAGAGATAGCCATAGCTTATTATGATTAGCAGAAACTACTGTTCCAGAACCTGTTTGTCTTCTATTAGAACCATTACCTATATAAGTCTTATTAAGGTCAAATGACTCACAAACATAACCATAGTTCTTACCTTCTTGAATACTATTATATAAGTACTTAATCCAAAGGTCAGGAGTTACAGATAAGTCTCCTTGGTTATCACCCTTAAGAGCACAGTCAAGGTCATAGAAGTCTATATAGTATTGTCCACCTAACCAACTTCTATAAGTACTATTCTTACCAAAGTTATCAATAAGTCCAAACAATAAGCCAATAACAAAGTATTTGTAGAAACTATCAGTATTAAATCCTAAGTTAGCAGGTAATGAGTTACTATCTGTAACAAATTCATTTTTCAATCCTGTCTTAGTATAATTACTCTTATTATCTACTTGATACTTATCATAGCTTCCTGTTATCTGACTTTGGTCTCTATTACCAAGAACATCTGTTGTACTACATCCTTCAATAGGAAGAGACATTATATTCTTAACAAAGGTTTTAAAGTTCTCATATTGAGAAGGAACAGTCTTATTACCAAATCTAACCTCATATCTAGCATCAAGAATTGATGTATCATCTTGCCAAAAGTCACCTTTTGAACAATCAAAGTTTTCAGGAAGTGCATTGGTAACTTTAATCAAATCCTTTATAGATGTAGTATCTTTAATTTCAATCCAGTTAGCATCAGAGTCAGTTTCACTAATTCTAGCTCTCTCAAGAAGATAGGGGAATGTCTTTATTTCAGGAACATCACCAACAGAATCACTAATACTATTGACCTTTTTAAAACCTAAGTTTCTATAAGCATCTCTACCAATATTAAATGAATAAATACCAAGTGGAGTAACTGAGATAGTACTTGAAGTATTGGTATTAAACTTCATTATCAAGAATACTGGAAAACCTTCTACAGTATGCTTTAATGTTACTGTAGGCTGTTGTTTCTTTTTATAGTCAGAAGTGTATACATTATCTATTGCATTTTTATCAAATGGGAAGAAAGCACCTGTCTGTTCATCATATCCAAGTTTCTCATTAATAAATCCTCCAATAGCTGCATTATTACTATGTGAACTATCTACAACATCAGCTTTAAGAGTATAGGTTTGTTCAGGGAACCAAGTATCCTTAGGAATAAATACTGTATCTTCAGGAACTGTTATATTCAAGTTCTTTACAGAGTCAGATAGTGTAGAAGTACCTTGAAGTTTTACTGAAGCATTAGTAATATTAATAATAGATGTATTAGCTCCATTAGGGTCCCAATATTGAATAGTTCTACCAGAAGTCTCTGGAAGAGATACATTACCAGCTGTTTGCTGGGTAACAAAGGCATTAAATGTCCAGTTAGCATCAGTACTAACATCTATCAACATAATTGGAATACCTAATACCTTAGCGTAGTTATTCAGCTTTGTTACATCCAAGTGAGAACTACCATCAAGTAAGAAGTCAATAGTATATTCACCATTCTTAAACATATATGAAGTAACTGAACCATTACTTGCTCTTTCACAGAAATTAGTTTTTAACTCTTCTGTTATAATTGAGAAGTTAGGTTGGTTATTAATATAAGATGTACTAACCTTATTATTAATATAGTTAATCATTATGTCAAAATCAGTAAGAGCAGTATCATATAATTGAAAATTATAGATATTGCAATCACATAGATATGTAGGCTTATTTCCTGCTATTCTTCCACCAAAATATACGCTATCTGATAGAGATGGGAAGGAAGCTTCCTTAGTAACTGCTGTTAATACACCATCAACATATACCTTAATGATAAATGTATCATAAGTAATTTCTTCACCCTTATCATTTATATCTTTAGCTGTTACTTTCTGACAAGTAACATCAACAGAGTTAATAGATTCATCAGTTAATTTAGCAACACTTCTATTATTGATATAAATATCATGAGCATCAATAGAAATACCACTTGTAAGAGTTCCTGTTGTAGCATCAGTATTACCACAGAATAATATAGTTCTATCATCATCTGGATGATAATCAGCCTTAAAGCATATAGACATTGTAAAGGCATCTGTCACTATAAGATTAGGAAGTGTAAATGTCTTATCATTGTACTTAAAAGAACCTAGACTAGCATAAGCACTATTACTTAATCTTAAGTATGGAAGACCATTGCTAAGCTTAGTTATAGTACTTAAGTTATTTCCATTAAGTGTTTGTAGAACAGATGTTAAATCATAACTACTACCTCCTTGCTCATAGCCACTTGCTGTAAGGTTAAACTTAGACTCACCTGTATTATAGTTTCTAGCTAACATTTCGCTTATCAAGTGAACTCTTGATGCAGATGATACACTTAAGAAAGTATCTGTAGCTTTTACAAACTTAATGTAATATGTCTTTTCTACTACCCTTTCACCTGATGATACTGTTAGAATTAATGGAACTACTGCATTTTCTACAGCCCAATCTCCATTAACAGGAAGATATTCATTAACTTCTGTTCCAAAATAACCTATAGTATCTTGCTTGACAATAGTATTAGCTATTTGTAGCTTATACTTAAAAGTAGTAGCACCTTGCAGGTATGCAGTGAATACTACATTTATAGATGCACTAAGACTTACTTCAGTAGGCTTATCTTGAGATTCACTCATTACAGTAGAAGCAATAAGAATCTCATCACTTACAATGGTAATTGTACTCTTAGTACTTCCTTGAACAAGTGGATTAACATCATAGGACAATGTAGTAGTTATATTATATACACCAACTATTTGAGTAGAATCTATTCCTGTTGGAATGATATTACTTAAGTCAATGGTTTTAACCTGAGCTGAAGTACTATTAACTGTAATAGGAATTTCTTTTCTAGCAAGCTCAATTCCTCCCTTTTCAACTAAAATAGTCATTGTATAAGCTCCTACAATACCAACAGAGTAGTTATATACTAATTGAGCAGTATCAAGCTTATCTAAGTTAAAACTATAGTTACTAGTTTTAACATTAACCACAGCCTCAAGAACAGTTCCTGACCATGAAGATGAACCATATATACCATTAGTCTCATCTTCATAAGAAGCTCCAATAGTAAGGTTACCAGTATGATTAGTAAGATAAGGAGAAATCTTACTTAAGCTTAGATAGAATGTATTTGCAGTAAAAGATAGAACTGTAGAAGCTATTTGGGTAGCACCAATTCTCACTGTTACATTCCAAGGCTTTGTAACCTTTACACTAATGTTAGTAAGACTAATCTTCAATCCATTCTCATCAATAAGAATATCACTACCAGTTAATTGGTCATTAACTGTAATATCACAAGTAGCTTCAGTTACATCACTACCACCTCCACCACCAGAGCCTCCTGAGCCTCCACCTCCATGCTTAGCTAGCCAAGAGACATTGTGCTGTAACTTGTCAATGGCATCTTGGTGCTTCTCAAGAACTCCATCTACAGAGTCAATAGTTTCACCCTCTTGGAGTAGCTTGGGGTTAGTCACAGCTATTCCTGTGGCTTTCCCCGAAGCTAAAACATCCCATTTACCATTTGAATTTTGTTTCTTTATATTACTCATATCACAAAGTTATTGTGTAAGATTTTATATCAGTTATATTATATGCAGCAATATCTTCATTTGAAGTAGTACTAAGTGTCATCTTAGTTATACTTAAATCAGATAGCTGTTTATTCATATCAAGAGATTTTGTATTATTCTCAGTATTTACATTCCACACATTCTCTACTTGTGTTGCTGTAACCTTGATTTCAGTAGGAGTAACATCATATCTAATGTACATAGGTTTATGCTGAGCTACATTTTCAGTAGGACTACTAGCATTTGTACTAGCTTTAAAGTAAGCCATCAACCAAGGTATTGTATAAGCATTTCCTGATGGTTGCTCCTTATTTGATACTAGTTTGTAACCAGTAGCTTGAGACATTACATAAGTAGGAGCAGTAATTTTATCTACTACTTCATATCTAGCATAGTCATTGGTTTGAACATCCTTAGCACTTGTAACTTGTATAACAGGCTTTCTAGATAAGCTATCCTCCATAGCACCCATAATGTCAATAGTACTATCTACTTTATTAGCTGCTGTAATATAGTTTGAAGGAGCATCATATATAGGTTTACTTAGACAATAAGTATGCTTATGTCCACCCATTACAAGCCTTATACCAAACTTCTTGAATAGTCTAGAGAATCTATAGTTACCATTAGCATTAAGAGTATTTAAGTGAGAACCTGCTCTTGAGCCAGAACCTTGCATAAAGTCATAAGTAACAATGGTAAAAGGCATTTCATGCATATAAACTATACACTTAGCACAGTCAGTTGGAGTGTCTTTACCAGACCACTTTTGAAGGTCTTTAATAAACCAAGCCTCTATCTGTGCATTAGCTGCCTCAGCAAATGTTCTATCACCTGCATAAGTATCACTACTCCAGTCCTTGTACATTTTACTGGATGCTATTGCTATCTCTGAATTTAAAGATACAAAGTGGAAATCACCATAATTAAATGAATATAAAGAGTATATAGGATACTTAACTCCATTCCACTCTACTTCATAAGTATTATCTGGGTCCAGCTCAAATGTAAAGTATCTAAGAACATTGATATGATTATACTTAGAAGTTGCATCCTCTCCATCAGTAAGCTCTGTTGCATTGTGACCACACAAGTCATTATTACCAATAGAGAACATTTCAACTAGATTGTTGAGTGATTTCCTTCCATCATAATAATCTAACCACTCACTTACTCTATTACCACTTTGAGTTATATCACCTGTATTAACAGTGAATTGAATATCTGGCTCTTCTCTTGAAAGCATCATAGCTGACTTTTTCCAAGCTTGATATTCTGCCCAATTGAACCCTTGTTGGTCTGTTACTTGAGCATAAGTAAAACTTGTAACATCACTATTAGCTAATACCTTAAACTCCAATGGTTCATTTACATAATATGGGTCATCATCTCTACCAACTCTGTACTCATAGTCTCCTTTTGTAAGACCACTTACAATACATTTATGAGTAGTGACTATAGTTCCATCAGATGCTATCCATCTTAACCTCTTATAATGCTCGATAAACTTATTGATAGTAGCAGTATTGCTGCTATTCTTTTCTGTTATAGAATAATGTCTAGTCCAATCAGAAATTCCTTTCTTTCTTATTTCAACATATTCATCATAGTAACCAACAGATACCCAGTTAAAACATCTAGTAGCACCATTTCCATTATCTGTAGCTTGAATACCAAAGGTAGTATTAAGATAATTAGCTTGTCTTGGATTAAATGTAGTCTTATTAGTGAAGAAGGTCTTACCTTTTGTTGAAGCCATAGGTGCAAATCTCTCTTTCATATAATCTGGATAGTAGTACTGAACACTATTACCTTCTCTAGTAGACTGCCTCTCCAAGTCTATATATGTCCACAGAGCTGTAGTCTGTCTTGCTGCATAGGCTTTATTACCTTGTTTAGCAGGTTCAAGCATAAACCATCTTACAAACAACACCTTATTCCAGTCACTATCTACAAGGAATTGCTTAGAACCTTCACCAACAGAACCTTCTCCAAAGCCACAAGAATCAATATAACCTACTTTTACTTGGTTCTTAACCCAAGGGTTACCTAAGGTATTATTATCAAGTAATTCTTGAAATCCTATTCCAGCACATAAGTAGAAGCTAGAATTACCTTGATTGAATGATATATCCCATTCCATATCAGAGCTATCTACTTTTATCATACTAGACTTTAATGTGTTACACTGATTTCCTCTAATTAAGAATGTAGAGCCAGCTTTTATCACACCTTCAAGTGGTAGCACTTTCCAAATATAACCAATGTCTGAAGCATTCTCTCTTGAACCATCTGTATACAATAGATATAGTCCTTTAAGATTAATATCCTCCTTAGAACCATTAGCTAATTCTACAAAGTTATGTGATACTAAAGCTTCTTCAGAACCTTCTCCTCCACAGAATACAGAGTTTATACATAACAGATGTTCTATATAAACTCCCCAAGATGCTAATGGACTACCTGGAGCTGTTTCTTCAGCATTATATTCTGTTACTGTCCAAATACCATCAGAATTACATCTAGCTCTAAATTGCTTAGTTCCACAAGCAAAAGTCATGTGGTCTAAAGCTAAGTCCTGTAATTCTTCTGCTGTAACTCCACTGCCACCTCCTGTATTACCTCCAGAAGAAGCAGCATAGAATTTACCTCCATAGTAGATTACAAACTTCTTCTTATCTGTATAGAAGAGCATTTCACCATCTACTAAGTCTTGCTTATTTTGAGCAAAATTTATTGAAGTATCTTGCTTTGCAGCATTATGAAATACAGTAGGTTCTGATACTTCAGTATCAGGTTTCCATTCACTATCATCCTCTTCTTCACCACCCTCTGCATCATCAGGTTTAATGGGTTCTGCTGTAGACATTATAGCTCTTCTATAGCTGTGCTTTACATCACCTGGAACAATACCAGTAGTTACTAATCTACTAATATCCTTTACTTTCAAAGTAAGTTCCTGCACTTGTTTCTGAAGTTCTAAAACTTCATTATCGGCAGATGCAGATAATGTAGTATCATCCTCTAAGTCTATCCATAGAACATTTGGGTCTTTTGGCTCTTCATGTCCTACATAGACTTTAAGTATTTGTTCCCATTGTCCTGTTTTACTATAGCTATAGTAGCTATCAGTTTCTCTTACATAAACAAGGTTACCATATATCTTAGCATCAAAATTTTCAAGCTCTATTAAGGTATCAACTACCATAACACCACTCTTATTAAAGTCATGTTGACCTTCCTTAATAATAAGGTTGAGCAATGTTTTCATCTTGAGTTTCTTGTTACCCTCAGTACCTACTAATGTTATCCAATCATCACCTCTAATTTGAGATTGTTCCTCAAACTGTGAATCCTTAATACCATTTTCAATAAGGTACTGCTTTATCCTTTCTAGGTCTTCATTTGTTATAAATAATGCCATATTTATTTACTAGTTTGAGGTTTCTTATTAAGTGCCTTTCTTTTTAATTCAGCATCAGTTTTAGCCCTCTCTCTATCTAAGTTGAGTTTCTCTCTATCAAGCTTTAACTTAGCATCAAACTCTCTCATCTTTTCCATAAGATTAGCTCTAGCTTCTTCTGAGAATGGTTGCTCTTGAATACCATCATCACTCTCCTGATTTGAGTTAGCAGATATTGTAGCTACTAGAATCTTAGTTTCATTATCTCTTTGATTCATCATATCTTTCAATTGCATCTCTTGTTCCTTAGCTTGAGCTTCCATTTCAGCTTGTTGTTGCTGCTGTTGAAGTTGCTGCTGCTGTGCTTCTTGTTGTCTCTGTATTAGCTCCTGTTCATTTCTCTCAACCATTCTTTGTTTCTCAGCCATAGAACAACTATTATATAGTTTCATGATAGTAGAGAAGTTTAATGTTTGATTTTGTAGAGCTGCCTGAGCCAACATATCCATTTTTTGTTGTAACTCTTGTATAGCATTACTGTTATCAACTACAAGACCATAATCAGCCTCAGCAAATTCATCACCATCAATGTCCATAACCTTCATAGAGCCATCAGAAAGAATATATTGGAACTTCTTACTTCTACTTCTAAGAGCTATCTTAGCTGTCTCAAGAAAGCACTCCAAAACTCTTTTCTTAACATCCTCATGGATTATAAATAGCCATTCAGTAATATGTGAAGATTGCAATGTAGCTCTTTCTACACCACCTACAGTTTCTCTATTTGAAATCTGACCTTCTCTTTGCTTAGAAATGCCTGCTACATCAGACATTTCCATCTTGATAAATTCAAGTAGATTAATGTTCTGTTGTATAGAGTTACCAAGCTCAGCATCAATAACTCCACTAGAAGCATTATTCATAGCACCAGCTAATTTACCAGTAGCTGCACCAATGTTACCTTCTTTGAAACTATCTACTACTGCAATGTTATTTGTCTTTGCAAAATAAAGCCATTTCTCTACATCCCATCCAGCAGGAACTTTAGCTAGGTCTAGAGTAACTATCTTACCCCAATTCTTGGCTAATAGTTTATTGAGTCTGTCATGGATAGCATCATAAAGATAACTAAATGGCTTCATCATATCTACTAATGAAAATGGTTTATCATCATTAAGATTATAAATAGAACCTATAATACCAAAGTGACATCTTGAAGGATTACTTAATCTATTATATTGAACTACTCTTGGTCTCATATTAACATAGATGTCCTCACCTATTCTAGTACCTTCCCAAGCTTCATTAATATAAAGTATTTGCTCTTCTTCACCTAAATCAGTATTAGCTACATAGTTTTCATCCCTAAACTTAAATTGCTCTTCACCATGTTCATCATAGTATTTAATCTTCTTAATTCTCCTTCTAGACTTCCAAAACATTCTAACAACTCTAATGTTTCCTTCTATATCATAAGGTAACATAGAATCACTTTCACCACTAGCATTTCCATTTGGACTCCAGAAGAAACCATCCTTATAAATAGCATCTCCTGCAACTCCATCATTAACTCTAATGAACTCATGTCTTGGGTCTACATTATCCATAGAATCTATTGAACCTTGGTCCATTTTATTAGGTAATTTTTCAATATACTCCATATCCTTCTTACTAAGAACATCATAGTATGTATCAATTATCTTACCTGGACTCCAATAGTCTTCTATAACAATAACATCAGCATCTTCTATTCTATTAGAATATCCTGACTTATAGACTCTAACCTTGTTTGGATTAAGTCTTTCAATAACAGGTTCACCTCCTACAATGTCACATTGATATATCTCTTCTGCAACTGTCATAGCATCCATGAACCCCTTATTGAACATAAGTGGCATATTATATTCTTTAGAATAATGATTAAGTAGAGCATTAGCTCTTATCTCTCTCATATCTTGCCACTCAAATGTATAATAATCATTTAACTTTTCTAGCCTAGCATTAAATTCCTCCTCTGACTGAGAAGTATCAGCAACTGCTTGTTGTAAGTCTTGAAGTAAAGCTTGCTTCTTGTTATTCTCAATCTCTGAGATAGAGTTAGGATTAGTAATAACAACCCTAAAGTCAAAGACTCTTTTAGACTCCTCACCTCTCAGAACATTGAGTTTAGAGTTCATAATAGGATAATGTTGAATCTTACTAGGAATGAATTGTGCCTGTATATTATCTGGATTGATAATAGTCATCATATCATTAAGATGTACTATACCATTCAACAAGTCATAATTAATCCTTTTGTGTATTACACTTTTCCTAACTAATGAACTAGTAATTGTAGCTCTATTAGAACCCCAATCAAGAATCTGCTTTCTCCATTTCTTTGTCTTCTTACTCATAGGAAGCTGCTGAGGTGGAAACTGCAAAAATTCACTCATAGCTCTTTAATAATTTAACTCTGCAAAGGTACATAAAAAAATTCACTTAGACAAGAATCTAAGTGAATTATTTACTATTTTTTACTAAATTTACTGTTTATAGTTCCTCTTAAAGAATGGGTCATTACCTAAATAGCTAGAATTAGCAGCTTCTTGCTTTTCCTTAGATACCTTTCCTTGATAAAGAATTATTCTATCTTCTCTAAGAAGCATCAACATTCCTGCTGCTGATATTCTATCAAAGTTACCTTCACTATTATAATTTATTAGCTCTTTAATGAATGCTCTACTTCTAAGTGTAAATAGATTTGGAATATCAACTTCAGTTTCTTCTCCATCTACAACTTGTATGACTGTAGTTGGTTTAAGCAACCAAGCTCTAAGTCTATTCCTAGCAAAAGCATTTATAGCTTCTGTAGCATTAGTACCTTTAGCTTTATTACCATAACCAGTATCTTTAATCATCTGTTTATCCTTCAAGAACTCTAATTGGTCTGTTAAAAGATAGGTACAATTCATTCTAGAGAAATACGCAAATAGACCTTTCTTATTATTCTCATAGTTCATTCTACCATTATAAAATAAGCATAGTCTTCTTACTTTCTCAAAGAAATCATCAGCAAAGGGGGGTCTACCAGTATACTCAGCTACAATCTTATCAGTCCATAGGTCTAGTACCCAAACAGAACCTAGAGACATAGTATTTGATTCATCATCATCATAAGGGTCACAGCCAAGTATGTATCTAGCATTATAAGCCTTTCCTGTTCTTTTATCTATTTCAGGCATTTGGAATATCTCAAATGCACCCTCAATCTTATTGTCCTTATGAGGAAACTCTCTAATAGGCATATCACTTGTAGGTCTAAATTCTACTATACCACTATTATTAAGAGTTAAATCTCCAGTATATACATCATCATATTCTCTTGGGTTACTATCTAATTGACCTAATCTTTCTGTAAGGTCAGCAACAGGGAACATATTAACACCTGTCTTTACAATAGCTTCTGCTGGAGTAATAGGGACTTCAGCAATAGTTTTAATGATTGTATTAGGGTCAGTAGAATTATACTTTACTCTATACCTATTTAATAGAATCTCTATTAAGGCTTTGATTACATCAGATACTCCATCATGATTGTAACATCCCTTTCTATTTATATAACCAGGAAAGAAAAATACAAAGTATGGTCTTCCTTGATTAAATTTATCAAACACATTAGGTAATGCATACATATTATAACCTTTTGGGTTATACATAATTTCCTGAGCACCAGCAAAGTCTGATTCATTATCACCAGCAGTACCAAGCATATATATCTGACCAAATACAATATCACCTTCTTGAACAGAAGGTAACAACACATTATAAAGGTCTGTTAATCTAGGAAATGTACCAAACTCTTCTATAAGTATTTTAGCAGCTCTCTTACCTCTCAACTTAGATTCATCATCCTTTGATGATACACCAAGTACTGTATTCTGAGTACCCTTCTCAATATCAAGTTCTGCATCTTTATAACCCATTATCCAAGTCATTTCTTGTAATGAGTTTTTCAATCTCTTTCTAGGAAATTGAGTATTAGATGCACAGAAATTAGCCATATCTACAAACTTATTTAATACACCATCCTTTGTAAGATATTCTTTCTGATAAGCAGTAACAATACCTTTTACCTTCTCATGTGCTTCTTCATTCTCTCCTAATACAAAGATATGATTAAGTATAGATGCTAAACTATAACTCTTACCCTTACCTCTAGATGCAAGTTCAGCCATGTGCTGACCTCCTTGGAAATTATTGTATATACCACCATTTGAAGCTTGGTCCATACAATGAAATCTCCAATAAATTCCTTCCCAACACTCTGGTAGAGCCTCAATTCTATCTGCTCTTTTAGAACCTTTTCTTATTTTAGATAACATAATAGGAGAGTAATTTAAGAACCAATACATATAACCTGTAACCCATTCTCCATCACTCTCTCTTACATAACCTTCCCAACATCTTCTCTTCTCCTCTCTTACCCATTTACCATAAGCACTATTTGGATTAGCATTAGGTCTCAAATTAGTAAGAGTACCATATTTTTCATAATGTAAAGCTGTTGGTCTAAAGTAATCCATGTTCTCTAATATATGTGGATTAGCTAAATCTACAATAATCTTTCCACTTTCATCTCTTGGTCTGTCCTTAGCATAACCTCTACTAGGAGATATTAACCTCTTGACAAACTCTACATTATTAATAATGTCAAATAGTTGGTCTCTTACTTCATCTGGTAAAGTATCAAGTAGTTTATCAGTAAGAGGTGTTTGGTATTTATTTACTTCTATCATTCTTCAATTTCTTATATATGTCACTTGACAACCAACTTACTATATAACTGATAAACTGTTTGTCACAATCATCCCAAGCTTCTGCCATGTTATCAGTAGATGAATTTTTATTTACTTTGAATGAAAGTAACATAATTTTATCATCTTCTATAGCATATAGACCATAGGAATATATTTTATATACTTTAAATCTAGGATGAGTTTCTATACTCTTGTGTAATACTAAAGTAGTATTTAAGTCTTTACCTATAGCCTCTACAATATCTTCTACCCTTATCATAAATCCAAGTTATCTTCAAATATTGTCTTCTCACCTTGACCTCTCATCTTACCTTCACTTCTCATTTCAGATGCAAGAGCCTTTTCTGCTTCATCTAGGTCTTTAGCTAAACTAGGTACTTGCTTAATAGTTGCAGTAACAGAGTTAAGTGTATAAATAGGTTTTCCCTTATCATCTAGTTGATTCAAGTCTATTTCTCTTAGCAGTTTTCTAAGTTTATCCACAGCATATCTTGTATCCTCAAGTAGCAATGCAGCAGTTGGTTTAAACCTAGAATAGAACTCCATAGCCTCAGTTATGACTTTATCAGGCTTCCATCCATTAGGCAATCCTTCTCCTTCTATTATAGCTTTAGACCTCTCATCTTCATCTACTAGATATTGATAGTCACTTCTAGGGTCAACCATAAAATAGATGTAACCCAACTCCATAATAGCTTTATCCTTATTTACACTTCTGTCTCTATTCCATATTTGTCTAAATACTTTTAAAGCAAAAGCTTCTTCAGATATAACTACTTTATATCCTTCATATTTAAATAACTTCATATTTCTATAAACTAAAAAAGCTCATGAATTTAATCATGAGCTTTATGTTAAACAATAATCTTCTTGTCCTCTGGGAGTATCAATGATGACTTAGGCTGCTCATCTTTAACTTCCTCTCCATCAATAATATAATCAATATCTTGGTCATAAATAAGTAGATGTCTCTTACCACCATACTCAACCATAGGGAAGTTTACACCCATAGTTAATTCATCACCAATAACACCCTTCAGAGATTCATCTCTCTTCTCCTTATGTTGAGGCACAATGTATCTCTTAGGATTAATAAGTACAAGGTCTCCAACCTTTATATCTCTTACAGTTGAACCAATTGCCTCAACTCTTTGATACTCCTTAATTGTACCATCTGTTTTAACAATAATACCACCCTCTGTCTTATCAGACTCATAAGTATCACAAGTAGTTACTATCTTGTTAAACAGTGGTTTAATACTATTTATTTTCAGCATTTCTAAACTTCTCTATTAATTTAAATCTACTCTTAGTTCCTTTGTATTTATCCAAAGTGCAACTTAATTTCCCCAGTGAAGGAATGTTGAAATTAGTCCTTAACTTAAGGAACTCTTCCTCTGTAAGGTCTTCTTTCAGAGGTAAGGCTTCTATGGTTGTTTTAATATACAACCAATAAGCTCTATATACTTTCTCAACAACATCAGGTGATATTCCTAAATCCTTAGAGACACTTAAGATAATGTTCTTTTTCATTTTATAGGAAATATAACTAGAAGTTGTAAGCTCTTTGAATCTTCACTTATATTAGGTATTAATTTAGGATTAATCTTATTATCTATGATAACTTTATTCTTCCTCAATTTACCCATTATAACTTGAAAGTGTGCCAGTGTTATATTACAGTCTTCTCTAACCTTTCTCTTAGTCTCTTCACTCATAAGTACTGTATCTAGTAATGAACTGTCAGTAATTACTTTTGATAGTTCATATCTATGCTTAGTGAATGATGCTATAACATCTATCTCCCTATCAGTAAGATGATGTAGAGGTCTTAAGAATATAAACCAGCACTTAAAGAACTCATCACCTAATGGTGATTGGGAAAGTCCTATAACATTATTAACTTTCCCAACCATTGTTTACTCCTCTTTCTTATCTTCCTGAGGATAACCAAATACAATGTGGTCAATCTCCACTCTTGCCTTAGCCTTCAATTCCTCACTAAAATTACCTTCAACTATCTTAAATAGATAGTCAAGTCTTTTGAAAGTGTTAGCTAGATTAGCCTCCTGCAACTTCTGATACAGAATACTAATTTGTTCATTTGCAGCAGATTTAACCTGCTCTACTGTCATTTTTGTCTCTTCCATATTAAAATTTGTCTAAATAATCAAAACCAAATTTATCTATATACATCTGTCTCCATGTGTTTATATCAGTTTTACCAATATCTGTAGCACCACATTCATCACAATAATCTAGTTCTTCCATACCAGGAACTGACTTTATTTTTAGTGATAGACAATGCTTGCAATAAAAGACAGGTTCATTATTGAACTCATTATTATCCGCCATAGTAGTTATTCTTTACTATAATATACTAAGTAGAACTGTCCTTGAGATTGTTGGATAGTTACTACTTCTTCCTTAGTTATACCTAAATCATTTGCTTGTCTTACAAGCTGTCTTAGATTAGGTGCATTTAATATTTGCATCATATTATTTATATAGTTCAGGGAGTGGGAGTCATCTTCCAAATAAATTTATAAGCAGTTTTCAGTTTTCCCTTAGCACACCTACTTATTTTCTGTCTAACTCCTCCATTAAGGGTTTTTGCATATCCATTTGATATATGTACCCCATGTTTCATTCTTTTGAGAATTAAACTAGAAAGATTAGCATTACCCAACTTACACCACGTGGAGGTTCTTTCTATGTAAGTCTTCAGGGAGTGGGAGTCGAACCCACGACCTTTAGCTTATGAGGCTAACTAGCTACCACTGCTAACATCCCTGTATATAGCCTACAATAAACTATAAAATAGTTCTCCAGTAGGCATAGAGTGTATAGATATTACCGCATTAACCTATACAATCTATTTTATAGTAGAGGTCCCTGTAAGACTCGAACTTACATCCCTTGGTTACAAAGCAAGGATACTAAACCTTTATACTAAAAGACCATCTTTAACAGTTGCAAAGGTAAGCAATTTATTTGAAACTACCAAACTTTTTAGCAACTTTTTACAATTATTTTTAGTACCCCCTAAGAGACTCGAACTCTTACACCATTATGGTCAAGGCTTCTAAGACCTTTATGTCTACCATTCCATCAAGAGGGTATATAGCCAACTCCCTTGGCTAAAGGTGGATTCTACGACATCCAAAAGGGACTAGTCTTACTCTACAAGTATTTTATACTCAGAAACCCTAAGAGTTACGTTGCTACATTATTCTAGAATTTATAGCTTTATTAGGTACTTCCTGAAAGAATCGAACTTTCATTTAAACATTAGAAGTGTCTTGTTCTATCCATTGAACTAAGGAAGCATAAGTACCTCCAGTGGGACTTGAACCCACATGAGCATTACTGCTCAAGGCATTTTAAGTGCCTCTTGTATACCTATTCCAACATGGAGGCATCATTATTTATACTAGTAGATTCTTTAGTACTAGAATAAAGATAATCTGCAAAGATTGACCTATTAATCCACCTATTTCTGTGGCAGCTATATCAATCCAATCAAACTTACCACCATATTGTTTGTCTTTAAACTCCATACCAAAAGCTAAACCAGTACTGAATAATATAGTACCTATGAAGGCTGAAGGTATTGCATAGAGTAGATGTTTAGGTCTATTACTTTCCAATAACCACATATTATATATTAGTATTTCTATAGTCACTTGGATTAATAATCCCCATATTAACTGTATTCTTTATTTCTTGTATTTCTTTCTTAGCAAATGTTATTTCAAATAGGTCAGATATATTCCTATATGACTCTTCTTCTTTCTTAACTTTTGTCTCTAATTCTATTACTTCCATACGAAGTTTAGATAGTTTAGATTTACTTTCTCTTAGATTGTAGAAAGCTTTCTTTAGCTTATCTTCAGCATCTGAACTCATTAATTCAGGATACTTTGGAGTAGCTGATTCTATTATAGTGTTGTCTGTTACTACCATATTATATATACATAATTAGGGTGTTAGATGGGATTTGAACCCACAACCTAAGGAACCACAAACCTTTGCTCTGCCAATTGAGCTACTAACACAGTGGGTATAATAGGATTTGAACCTATGACTTCTTGAATATCAGTCAAGTACTCTAACCAACTGAGTTATATACCCTTATGTGGGAAAGGTAAGAATCTAACTTACATCCAAGGATTTTCAGTCCTCTGCATAGACCATCTTTGCTACTTTCCCATTGCAGATAGAGTAAGACTCGAACTCACATCTTCTAGTTTTGGAGACTAGGGTTTTACCATTAAACTATCTACCCATTTATGCGGGACCTGTGGGACTTGAACCCACAACCTATTGATTAACAGTCAATTGCTCTAACCTATTGAGCTAAGGACCCAAATATATTATATTATCAACTCTACATCAAAGGAACTAGATTCCTACTGGAATAGTTCCTGATGGTGTGTAAGGACATTTAGCCAAAGCATTTAAATAAGCATTTACACCTTTCTTAATTAAAGATAAAATCTTTTTCATATCAATATAATTTAGAGTTAATAATGTGAATTATCAACTTAACTATCACTATAGTTAGTGTGGAGCAAGAGGGACTTGAACCCTTAATTCTTCCTTGCAAAGGAAGTATGTTAGCCAATTACATCACTTGCCCCATAGTATAGTAGATATGACTTGAACCTACAACTACTGCATCCCAAATGCAGTATGCTACCTATTGCATTACTACTATATTAAAGCGGAGAGAAGTATACTCGAAATACACTTATTAATTAGCACACAATTTAGCAGATTGGTTCCTAGACCTCTAGGATTTACTCTCCATTGAGGAGGCTACAAGACTCGAACTTGCACATCACTATTAGTGATTACTAGTAGTTTTCAGGACTACTGCCTTACCAATTAGGCTTAAACCTCCATTGCAGACTATGAGGGAATTGAACCCTATCATTCACATTGACAGTGTGATATGCAAACCATCACACCACATAGCCTATATAGTAGAGCCAAGGGGATTTGAACCCCTGTGACAAGGTTGAAAACCTTGCATCCTTACCACTAGATGATAGCTCTATGCACCTCTTTCATCTTCACAGATTAAGGAGGTTAATCAATATAAACAACAAACAAACAACTAACTTTCTAGTTGCCCCTAGAGGATTTGAACCCCTACTCTAAGTGCCAAAAACTTGTGTGCTAACCATTACACTAAGAGGCATTGTTTATTAACTGAGTGCAAAGGTACAAATAATATTTGAAACTACCAAATTTTTCAGTAACTTTTTTCATACTATAAGTAAATTATTTATGTTTAGAGGTACTTTGAGAAAAATTTTCTGAAATTTTTTTTGAAGTTTGGTATTTATAGAAGTGGTTGATAATACCAGCTAACCACCCCTCCCCCTTGCTTGACTTGGGTCACTCCCCTGGCTCTTGTCACATTGTTTCACTTTTTAAATACAAGACAAATGAAAACAAACAATTTCTTGAAGACCAAGCATGGTCTAAGTCTCTTGAGACACATCACAGAAGAGTATGGAACTTGGAATGAAGTCAAGCAGTGCTATGATATGCCTGTTACAGAAGCAGTCAGTCTAGCAGAAGAAATCCTCACTGAAGAGGAGTATGACTTAAACTTTAAATAAATATTGGAGAAGCTAATATCTCCTCCTTCTACTTTGATTTAATTATTAACTAAAATATTATTAAAATGAATATCTTTGATAGATTTGTTACTAGAGTTTATGTGTCTGATGGTGTTTATGAGGAGCTTCCCGTTAATAAGGAAGAGGCTCAGAAGTATGATGAATATCTTAAGAGATTGAACACTAAAACCATTAATTTAAAGTAAATGAGAAAGTCACTAGTACTTTGCACACTTGCTGCTATAGTAGCATTTTGTGCAGGCTTTTTGGTGTGCCAAAACATCACTGTAAGAGAAAATAATGAACTCATTGATGCTTATGATTCTTATAATAAGCACACTGAGGAGTTGCTTGACACTCTTGATGCTCAGTATGATTGGGTTGATGCTTTTGACCCTCATAATTATTATGAGTCTAGAGCTAAACTAGACTCTCTCTTTCAGGAGGCTAATTAATCCTCCTCTCTTCTTGAACTTTAATATTAACTTTGAACCTTACGGTGCTTAGGTGAACCGTCATTTTATTATGAATATCTTTAGTAATCTTCGTGTTTATGCTGGTAAGTGGTCTGTTAAAGAGACTAGAAACTTTACTGATGAGGAAATCTCACAGGTTTCTCAGGCTGTAGTAGTACCATCACAGTATGGTAACTCAGTTCAGTTCACTATGGTTGGTGGTGGATTAACTTATATTCCACTTGACCAGAACTCTAACTGTGCTACTGGTGAGGTTATAGACCTCACTAAGGCTAAACTCACTACTCTTGAGAAGAGTGGTGAAGCTGACATTTATAGAGTTACTATATAATAGTTAGCATCTTTGGGTGAGAAGACATTAGTCTTCTTGCCCTTTCTTTTTTCTCCCCTTAGATAGAAGCAAGAAAAGAAAGTAATATAAAGAAAAGAAATATATAAAGAAAATAATAGTTATAGTTAGGATTAATTCTTTCTTTTGGTTCTTTTCTTTCTTATCAAGGGAATGGGAGGCAGAAGCAAGAGCCAAAAGCAAAGAGATAAAGGTAAGGGAAAGGTAGTAGCAAGGAGCTAATTGCAATGTGTATTAAGTTAGGCTAATTACTCCTCCTTTGCTCTTGACAAGGCGAAGTAAGTCATTGCCAAAAGATATTATATATTTCTTATCTCTTTGGCTAATTACTCCTCCTTGGCTACTGACAACCCCAAGGGCATTGGGGTTATACAACAAACAACATTCAACAAACAACAGGTGTGCTAGATACCAAAATAAATCCTAAGGGCATAGGTGAAATAATATGGCTAATATCTTTAGTTCATTGAGAGTGTATGCTGGTAAGTGGAATCTTAAGTCTTCACGAGCTTTCTCACCAGAGGAAGTTGCAGCAGTTGCATCAGCAGTAGTAGTGGCATCACAGTATGGCAATTCAGTTTGCTTTACTATGGTAGGTGGTGGACAGACATTCATCCCACTGTCACAGAACTCAGCTAAGGCAGTAGGTGATTCTATTGACTTGGCATCTGCTAAGCTTCTCACTCTTGAGAAGTCAGGTGAGTCTGACATCTTCAGAGTTGAGGCTTAATGCTTTGAAGTCATAAGGTAATAGGTAGGAGAGGTTGACTATATCTCTCCCTACCTTATTGCCTTTCTCTCCTAAGCAAAAGCAAAAGTTAAATGGTTATTCATAACTATTTTTACTGAAACAATGGAAGATACAACAGTAATCATTGGTGCAAATATAGTCTTTTGGCTTGTAATTTACATCATAATGGAAAGTAAAAATCAGCAAAATAAATAATGAAAAAGCTCATTTTCTGCTTGTTTATGGCTTTATTAAGCTGTACAAGCTATGCTCAAGTAGCAAGAGAAGGTAATACTTTTAAGTCTACAACTACTCAAACTACAAAGAGTGAAGGACAGCAAACTAAATATACTTGGGAAGATAAGAAAGGTAATAAATATCCTATCTATATTACCAAGAGTGGTGCAGTATATATCAATAGAAAGTCTGCAAAGACTGGAAAAGACTACAAGCAATACCTCTCAAAAGAGGTAAAAGAGCAAATACAGAAAGAATTAAACTTTAAGAAATCATGAAAAGTATTAAGTTAATTCTCAAAGGTATATTACTATGGGTTTCAGCACTCATAGTAATACTCTCTGTTTGTGGTATAGATAGTATTGCATACAAAGGTTATGGTTGGTTCTTTGGTATGATAGTATTAAATATTATGCTCATTTTAGCTTGTTTCTATACTATTACTAAAGAAGAGTACAAGATAGTGTCTGGTTATAATCTATTTAATAAGACACTTAAACTAGATAAAGATTAGGTTTTAGTTATTATAAGGTTAAAGATTGTTTTTAGGATGTGCTATTACTGTGAAGTAATAGCATTTAGGGTCTATAGCTCAAGTGGTTAGAGCAGCACACTCATAATGTGAAGGTTTAGGGTTCAAGTCCCTATTGACCCACTTGCATTAAGAGAGCTAGCTGATAAATACTGTAACATACATGGTTTAGAAATAATCTAATTGAAGCATCCATAGCTCAATGGATTAGAGCAACAGCCTTCTAAGCTGTGGGTTGTGAGTTCGAGTCTCACTGGATGCACAAAAGTTAATAGTTATGACAATTAAAGAACTATATTACTTTGCAATAAACCATTCTTTATTAGATGAAGAGGTTGATGTTGTTGCTAGAGAATACAATAAAGAGTCTTCAAAGGTTATTAAACCTACTAAATCACTAGATTTAAATAAGGTTGAATATACTTTTGAAGATGTAATAGCATTGTTTTCTAACTGACACTTTGAGGGTTGCAAAGTGTAAAGAGTATGGTGAATCTAAAGTACTAAGCTAGCTAGTTACTTCTATAGCCATAAGTGTGAAGAAGGAATAGAAGAGGGCACACACTTGAAGAATAAAAAGCCCCAACTGTCCTTATAGTTCAATGGATAGAGCACAAGTTTCCTAAACTTGGAATGTAAGTTCGAGTCTTACTAAGGGCACAAAAACAAGAAATAAGAATAATAAAGCAAACAAGAGTATGATAACAAAGAAAAGATGGACTGATGAGGAGAATAATATTCTAGTCCAGGCTATTACAGCTAATCCTCATAACATTAAAGAAGCTTGCAGATATGCTGCAACTAAGCTTGAAGGTAGAACAAGTAATGCCTGTTATATACATTGGTATCAAGTTATAGCTCCTGCAAATAATCCAGCTAAATTGGGTGTAAGTTTCTTAGCAGTAGGTCCTAAGACTATCTATAAGAACAGAAAGAATAGTGGAAGTTCTACTGTTCAGCCAGAGAAGAATACACTATAGGCTAGAATCAAAAAGCTAATAGGATTGAAGTAGAACAATATTTCTCAAGGATAGACCTGTAATAGGGAATATCTTTGAGGAATATCTAATATCTAGAACTAATGAGAAAGTCAACTGAAAAGCAACAATCAGCAGTAAGATACTGTGAACAATGGTTGTACATTGAATTTGATGGAAACATTGAAAGTTTTGATGAATGTTCACACTTCTTAAGTATATATCTTGAAGAAGCTAAGCAAGCTGAAATGGAGCTTAGATGTGAGTATGAAGCGTATATTTGGGATTAATTAATATAAATAACATGAAAGAAAGAAATGTAACTGTCACTCTTAATAAGGCTAAAGAGTGGTTCAACAGTGGAAATGCAACACTCAAAGAGATTGCACTTCAAGCCTTTGACAAAGATGAGTTGACATATAACTTTAAGAGCATTACAACTTTTAAGAAGGCTTGTATGGCTCTTAATCTTGATTATATGTTATGTCTTATTAATGCTAACAACATAGCCACAATTAGTAAAGCATCTGCTGCTATGTTCAAGTTAAACATCATCAGAAAAGCTCTTAACTTAGGTCAGGATTTGCATCTCACAAAAGACCCAGAAGACTCTTACATCTATTATCCTTACAATCCATTTGTAACTAAGAGTTCTACTTACTATAAGAGTGAGATTAACTCAGGTAAAATAGAGGTAATAGGCAAGATTAAGAGTGAAGGGGAAGAATATAATGTTCTTGGTGGCTACGCTTATAATGGTGGTAATGCTGGCTTGGGTTACTTCAACTCTAGCAATGGTGTGGGTGATGCTAATGCTAATATCGGGTTCCTAGGTTGTGCAAATAAAGAGATTGCTCAGCATCTTGGAAAGTACTTTGGTATGCTTATCACTGAAGCCAAGTATGGTGATATGGTAGACTTTGAAATTATTAGTGGCTACTAAGAAGTCATGTATAAGTACAAAGTAGACTTAAGAGAGTTTATAAGTAAATTGGGATGTTTCTGTAATGAGCATCCCAATTATAAAGTAGCTTATAACATTTACTTACTTCTATGTAGAATAACTTATTAAGTTAGAAAACTATGGCAAAATTTACAGTAAAAGACCTTCGAGAGGCATTGAAGAACCTTGATGAGAGTAAGGAAGTTATGATTGTAAACTCCTACTCATGTAATGATAAGATTGACATTGAGTATGTCAAGGAACTCAAGGAAAATGGTAAAGAATACTATAAAATCAATATCTAATGGCAAAGATTAATTTCACAAAAGAACACTTTGATAAGATGTGTTCATTGCTTCTTACTATGTTGCTTAGCAACGACACAGTAAATTCTAAGCTTGGCACACCTATCAATGTAGTTGAGTTGCTCCACACTACTACAATCAACTCTCTTAATAACATCAGACTTGCTTTATCTAACAAGATTAAGCAGCTTGAAAGTCAAGATGAGTGGGTTGCAAGCAATTCTAATGCAAGGCAGTTAGATACTGCTAAGGAACAGAAGGAGCTTGTAAACCTAGTAATAGGTTACAAGAGGCATAGAATGGAAGTTGAGGAAAATGCTCAGAAGAAAGCTGAACTTACAGCTAAACTTAAAGCTCTTAAAGAATCTCAGAAGTCACCTGAAGATAAGATTAAGGAGCTTGAAGCAGAGCTTTCAGCTATGAGTGAAACTGAAACTTTCTAGTAGTATAAGGAAGACATATATAGTTCAAAGATAGAAAAGAATATCCTAACTACGTTACTTACAAAAATAAAATAAAACATTAGCAGAATGGTACAGGTAAAGTTAAACAAAAGTAACGATAATCCTTTTTATGGATTAAGAAATTGCCTTAAACTCTTTCAGAGTGTAGGCAACACAATTGATGCATCATTACTTGATGCTTGCTGGTCAGAAGTTCGAGGAAATAAAGAACATAAGCAAATGTTCTTTAGTTTACTTTTCTCAATTGGTGATATTACAGCTAGACAGCATAACATCTTTAAGGGTGTTAAGAAGGATAGTGGTGGTAATGCCAATAGAGAAGGTTTCCAAGTAGTTCTTGATTGGATGTGGAATAAGCATCAAGCTCAATTTGTGAAGTTCCTTGAAGCAGGTTTATTCAATGAATATACTTGCTTTGATTTGCTGTTCAGAAATAGAGTACAGACTAAAGGCTCTAGAGTTATTAGAATACATAATCTCTTTGCTGAGGCAAAATATAGGGAGGTTATTGCAAGCTATCTCTATAAGGTTATCAATGGTAATAATCCTTTCAATAAAACTCTTGTTGCTAAATTCTTGACACTTCCTAGAGTAAGCAAAAGAAGTGGTCATAGCAAGATGCTTCCTGAGACTAAAAAGGTAATGGAAGATAAGGTTAAGTTGCTTATAATGCTCTCAGAACTTATGGGTTGGGAGTATGAAGTAAATGAGAACTATGCTAACTTCAAGGACTATAGGAAGTGGAGAAAGGATTACAATGGTGACCTTGAGTCAGTACTATTCTCTACAGGTAAAATCAATGAGTTTGACAAACAATCATTTATTGATTGGTTTGACAAGCTTCCTTCACAGGCAAGGTTTAGAGTTAAGAATAGAATCCTTTACAGTAAGATTAAAGATACTGAGAAGGATAAATATTCTAAGTTCCAGCCTTGGCTCACTGAATGGGAGAAGTACAAGGAGTCTAAACAAGAGGAACAGAGAGTTCTAGAGGAAAAAGTTAGACAGGGGCAAGCTACAGAAGAGGATAAAATCAAGTTGAAGAAAGTTGCAAAGCAGGCTAAGGTCAATACAGGAGCTACTAATTTCAAAGAGCTATATAATGACATCTGTAATGACAATGTAGATGAGCTAAAGCTTGAAACCTTCATGACTAAGGTCAATCTTCCTTATAATAGTCTTGTAATCATAGATGATTCAGGTTCTATGAGAGGTAAACCTTTCAACTTTGCTACATTCTTAGCTTCTGTATGTTTATGTAAGAACCCAGATGATGATGGTAGAAACTTACTTGGTTTCTTCAATACTAATAGTCATTGGCATACTTGTATAGACAGAAAGAATAACTCTGTAAACTCTTTCATCAGAAGTGAAACAGTAAAGGTAAAGCAGACTCCTTTTGTTGACCCTAAGAAGAGCTTCTGTGAGAACTATCAATCTATTAGGAACTTCTGTAATGCAGTATTCCAAGGTGGTGGTACTAACATAAGTAAAATACCTGATGATTTGCATAGGGAGTGTCAGAATAACCCTCAGATACTTGATGCTCTGAAGAACTATCCTGTATGGACTATCATCAGTGATGGTGAGTGGAACTCATTGTGGTCTCCTGAAGCTTCAATGAATGACTTTATGATGAAGTGTCAAAGATACTTTGGATTTAAGCCATATATTGTAGCTATTGATGTAGATGGTGATTGGGGCTTCAGAAGTGCTTCTATCAACAGATTTGAAGGTATTGAGAACATGATTTATATCCCTGCTAATGTAGCACAGATTGAGCAGTTCTTAACTAACTTCAAAGATATGGATATTATGGATGTTTATACTCCTTTACAGTCATTGTTCAGGAGTAATAGATATGACATAGTGAGAGAAAATGTCCTTTAAGGACCTAATGATACTTACAACATTATAACTGTATTTCATAGATTAGAATAGCGTATTAATGTTCAACAACAAGTATCAATAGAATGTAGGAGGAGAGAGACCTCCTACATTCACCATTAGACACTTACAATATTATTATAACATTTAGCTCATTTGGTTAGAGCATCAGCCTTTTAAGCAGATAGTAGTTGGTTCGATTCCAACAATGTGATAATTTAGTGTCTACAGATATTCAGTCACTTACAATACTAATAGCATTAGCTCATTTGGTAGAGCATTGAATTTGTAATTCAAGTGTAGTTAGTTCGATTCTAACATGTATATAAATAGTGACTATACAAGGGGAAGTAGCTAAAATGGTTTAATAGTATCTTAGATACTTACAATACTAAATCAATAAGCAATAGGTTTCATAAACTATCACTATGTAGGTTCGAGTCCTACCTTCCCCACTTTTTGGCACTTACAATAGTAAATTTTGCGTTTAGTCTAATTGGTTAGGACAATTGTTTTTTGGTACAATCAGAGATGGTTCAATCCCATCAGTGCATAAAGAATAGTGCCAATTTCATAAGGCAGTCGTCTAGTGGTCAGGACACAGGTTATAATAATATTAGTATCTAATGATACTTACAATACTAATTTATATTAATAAAAATTTAGTACCTGTAACAGAAGTTCGATTCTTCTCTGCCTTACTTCAGCTACTTACAATACTATTATTTCATAGGTTCAAGTCCTATATTATTCTTCTGAATGGATAATTAGCATAGTGGTTAATGCAATACACTTCAAATGTATCAATTAAGTAGCTATTTTTAGAAAACATTTATTAATTTCATATTAATTTTAATAAACAAAATTATGGCAACAAACAAAAAAAACCAGATGTCTATCATCAATGAAGAAGACATCAAGAAGGTACTTGAAGCATTTAAGTCAGCTTATAAAGAGAACAAGAAACAGTACGAAGAAGAGAATGTTAAGATTGAGGATGTAGTAAACCTCACTAAAGGCTTCTCTGGAAAGAGTGCTCTTCTTGTATCGACTGTTATCATCTCTGTAATGATTGCTATGCCTCCAAAAGAGTTTATGGCACTTATGGATACTGCAAAGTCAATATCTAAGGCAAAGTTCCTTGAAGTTATAAAGGAAATCCTTAAGGAGAAGGTGAAGAAGGGTGCAGACAATGACATTTACAACTAATTTATGATAGAACCAAAATTGAGTCTTATCTTAGTACTTCCAGGAAGTATTATGGTAAGCCAGCAGGTGGCTGAAAACAAACCAGAAGAGTTAACTGAAGAGCATAAGATGCTCTTTAAGAGTTACAAATCAAAGAAGGACAAAGGTCCTGAGGTTATTACATTTAGGACAAGAAAGTCAATGCCTGCAAAACAGGTATTGAAGATGTCTCAAGAAGCTTATGAAGCTATGCTTGAAGAATCAACAAGTCCTAAGTACAACAAGGTTATTGCCAAGGTTAAAGGCAAACTTATCAGAGTATGGGACACAATGTCAGAAGATGCTAGAATCAAGAAGCATTGTGAACTCATTGCTCATGATATGGGTGCTATAGGCTTTAGCTATAATATCCTTGGAGATTAAACCAATAGAGCTTTGTAGGGTACAAATCCTACTTAGCTCTTCTTTTTGTACACAGTAATTTAATTATGAAGATATGTATTATAGTAATACTCATAATATACGTGATGGTCCTATTTAATCATTATGAGCCATCAATAGATATAATAGTAGTAGATAATAGGTATAAGGTTCTACTATGGTATAACAAGCACCAATGGAACTATCTTATCAATAAGCCAGAAGTGGTAAGAAGTTATATACATCTATTTACAATATGAGTAAAGGAAAGAAGTATAAAATACCACACAAATACCTTCGTAAATATCAACGTGGAACATGGCATAGATACAAGGTAATAGGTGGTAAAAATAGGGAGAAAGCAAAGTTTAAGTACTTTAGACACAAAAAACTCTGGAAGACTTTAGAAGGTCATATATCTATGAGGAAGATGGTGGCTAGGTATATTTGGTTTTGGGACTAATAATATGAGAAAATTCATTATCAAGGTAGTATGTTTAGTGCTGTGTTTATTCATAGCACTAAATGCTGTTACTCAATTACTCACCATGAGTAATACAGCTGCTAACATTGCAGGAATTGTATTGTTCATAGTAGCTATATGGATAGGTGTAGAAGTAATAATTAAATTAATTAAAACAAAAGAAAATGAAGAGTAAAGTAATTATGTGCCTTATGGCAGTATTTACCATGTTGGGAATGTCCTCATGTGGTTATGAGAGAGTAGATGCAGGTTGTGAAGGTATTAAAGTGAATCTCTATGGCTCTGACAAGGGTGTAGATGATGTATCTTTGGTTACTGGTGCAGTGTGGTATAATCCATTCACTGAGCAGGTTTATGAGTATCCTACTTATGTCCAGACAGTAGACTATCCTGCTTTCACAATTAATGCAAAGGATGGTTCAGAGTTTAGTATTGACCCTACTATTTCATTGAAGATTGCTGATGGTAAGTCACCTCAGGTATTCAAGAAGTATAGGAAGGAACTGAAAGATGTAATCAATGGAACTCTCTTTAACTATGTAAAAGATGCCTTTAGAATCCAGCTCAATAAGTATACTACTGATGAGATTGTATCAAACAGAGATATGGTAGAGAAGGCTATTGAAGCACATCTGTCTAAAGCATTGCTCAAGGAGAATTTTCAGCTAGAACAACTTACTTCAGGATTGAAGTATCCTCAGTCTATTGTTGATGCAGTTAATGCCAAAAATGCTGCGATTCAAAAGGCACAAAAGGCTCAGAATGAGTTAGCTGTAGTAAAGGCAGAGGCAGAGAAAAAGGTAGTTGCAGCACAGGCTGAAGCAGAAGCTAATAGACTTAGAACACAGGCTTTGACTCCTATGATTCTTAAGCAGCAGTGGATTGATAAATGGGATGGTAAGCTTCCTATATATGGTAGTTTGCCTACATTGTTTAAAGGCATTGAGTAACTATGACTTGGGCTATAATTGGTTTAATATCCTTCATAATCCAGATATATGTACTAAAACATACTTATACAATCACAATAAAAGGTGACTTCCACTTTGATTGGGAAAAAGCTGAAAAGATAGGTATTCCATTGTGGATAGCACTTATCATGCTGATTACTTGTATTATACCATTTGTTAATATAATAGAGGTCATTGGATTTTGGGCTATATGGTTAAAATACTACTCATACCCTAATGGATTGTATAGTAATGATTGGTACACATATTGGAGATTCAAGGATAAATTCTTTTCAAGAAAGATATGAGAAATAAATGGTTGAAAGCACTCATTGTAGCAGCTACAGTAGTGCCGTGGAGTGTAGTAATTGCATTACTCTTGCAAGTTAAGAGTATAGTTTCTCAACAGCCAAAGGTTGAAACTGTCCCTGTAATAGAGGTAGCTGATACCATTATTAATGAGCAACCAAAGTTCTTCTCTCAGACCCCTAAGGAGGGTCTGGAGGAGGCTTTGTCTTATTATGGTTTAGAGCATAAAGATATTGTCTATGCTCAAGCTGTTCTTGAAACAGGACATTTCAAGTCTAAGGTATGTTTGAAATACAATAATCTCTTTGGTCTTTATAATAGTAAAGAAAAGAGATATTGTAAGTTCAAGCATTGGACTGAAAGTGTTGTAGCTTATAAGGAGTGGATTCAAAAGAAATATCAACCTCCGAATAATTACTATGCTTTTCTTGAAGAGATAAACTATGCAGAAGGAAAGAGTTATACAAGATTATTAAAAGAAATTGTAAAAAAATAGAAAATATGACAAGAGAGGACATACTGAAAGAGATTCTTTCGCTTGAAGGAAATAATTGGCTACTTGAATTAGCCACTGGTACAGGAAAGTCTAGATTAGCTCTAGAAAAAGTTAAATCATTGGGAGGTAAGACTCTGTTGCTTGTAGTGAATAGAAATGTTCATAAGCAGAATTGGGCTGATGAAATTAAGAAGTGGTGGTCAAACTGTAATATGGAGATTACTATGACTACTTATGTTTCTCTTCCTAAATATGCAGGAAAGTATGATTGTGCTATATTTGACGAGTGTCATCACTTATCAGAAAGATGCAGAGAAGCTTTATGTTACTTTGACATTAAGCATAGTGTACTTTTGTCAGCAACAGTAAGTAATAAACTCAAGGATGAACTAATTGAAGTATTTGATGATTTAACATCATATAAGAAAGACTTGAGGGATGTGATAGATGATGATATTCTACCAGACCCAATAGTATATATGTTACCATTAAATCTTAGGGCTGACTTACCAACAGAAGTTATTTGGAAGAATCCTAAAGCCAAAGGAAGATTAATAGAATCTTCTTGGGCTATGAGGTGGGGCTATATGAAACAAAAGACTAATCCAGTTAAGATTTATTGTACTCAGAAGCAATATATTACTGACTTGGATAATCAGATTGAGTACTGGAAGAAAAGGTATTTAAGGTCAAGAAGTGAAATAGCTAAGAACAAATGGCTTAGATTATGTGGTGACAGATTGAAGTGGTTAAGTGATAAGAAGACTCCTTATGTACAACAAATCTTGTTACACCTTAGTGAGCATAGAACATTAATATTCTGTAACAGTATTGAGCAGACAGAGATGCTTGGAGAATACTGTATTAACAGCAAGAATAAGAAGTCTGTGGAATATCTTGAAGCCTTTAATAAAGGTAAGATAGACCATATTACTGCTTGTAATATGCTCAACGAAGGAATGAATCTTGTAAATTGTCAAGTTGGTATTTATGCTAACTTGAATAGCTCTGACACTATTGTGAAGCAAAGGATGGGTAGATTACTTAGGCATGAGAACCCTGTTCTTATTGTTCCTTATTTTGTAGGTACAAGAGATGAAGAGTTGGCTAATAAGATGCTTGAGAATTATAATCCTAAGCTTGTTACTGTAATTAATGATTACAAAGAGATTAAGATATGAAGATAACTATAGATGAGGATGCTTGTAAAAAGGTAAAACTTTCTCTTCCAGAAGTCTTAATGATTACTTTGGTTAAAACTGGAGTAAACATAGAGACTCTGTTAAAGCAAATGAAAGAGAAGCAGATACTTGTTGAAGAGCACACTCTTTTAGGAACAAATCTTCTAGTAACCCAGAGATGGAGTGACCTTTCTGATAAGGCACTCCTATCTGCTGATAAATCAGTACCTGATAATAAAAGACTTGAGAACCTTGCAAAATCTCTAATGGAAGTTTTTCCTGCTGGAAAGAAGGAAGGTACAAGTCAATATTGGAAAGGTAATTTACGAGATAATACCCTTAGATTGGCTAAATTCTTTAAACTTTATGGGGATAAATATACTGATGAGCAGATGATTGAAGCTGCTAAAAATTATGTTAGTTCTCATAATGGAAAGTATCAGTACATGAGAGTGTTGAAGTACTTTATTTGGAAAGATACAAGGAAAGTTAATTCTGAGGGAGAAGGTTACATTGAAGAAGTCTCAGACCTTGCTGCATTTATTGAAAATGCTAAGGATGAGAAGAATTTAAAGGATGATTGGATGTCTACAATGGTATGAGTTACTATGATAGTGTTAAGTCCTTCCTATTGAACAAAAGGCAAAGAGCTTTAAGTGGCTTATATAATTGTATACCATTTCCATTTCCTAGGTTTAAAGTATTCTTACCTGGAACTCAAATGGGAAAGTATATAATATGCACTGCCAATCAAAAGGTAGGAAAGACTAAGTTCTGTGATTTTGTTTATGTCTATGAAACTTTATTCTTTATAATAGAGCATCCTGAAGTAAGAGTAAAGATACTTTATTTCTGTCTTGAGGAGAGTCCAAGAAAGAAGTATACTGAGTTTCTATGTCATTTACTTTATAGATTAGATAGGATAGAAATATCCCCAACAGAACTGGAAAGTACAGACAAAGACCATCCTGTACCTCAAGAAATACTTGATAAGCTTGATTCTGAAAGGTATCAAAGATATATCAAGAAGTTTGAAGAGATGGTAGAATATATTGATAGTGAGAAGAATCCTACAGGTATCAATAAAAAGTGTAGAGACTATGCTTTGAGTCATGGTCATCTTAACTTTAAAGAAGTAGATGTTAAGGAACTTGATGGTACTACATCTAAGAGGAAGATTGTAGACCCAGTTAATCCCTATACTGCTGATGATTCTGAAGAATATAGAATAGCAATACTTGATAATACTTCTAACTTGTCTACTGAGAGTGGAATGAAGAAAATGGAGACTGTAGAAAAGATGTCAAAGTACTTTATTACTCTTAGAGACCAGCTTAACTTCACTATTGTATGTATTCAGCATCAAGCTCAAGCTCAAGAAGGTATTGAAAACTTCAAACTCAATAGGATTAAACCGTCTTCTGATGGTCTTGCAGATTGTAAGACTACCACTAGAGATGCTAATATGGTAATAGGACTCTATAGTCCTTTCAAATATGGTCTTACTGAGTATGAGAAGTATGATATTACCAAGTTTAGAAATCATATTAGGTTTATGGAAGTCATTGAAGATAGAGACTATGGAGCTAATGGCAACATATGTCCTCTATACTTTGATGGTGCAGTTTCTTTCTTCAAAGAGCTGCCTAAGCCAGATGATTATGCAGGTATGCAGAGGGTATATGAAGTACTAGAAAGAAAGAAGAAGGCAAAGATGTCTAAGGTGACATTGTTAGCTTTTATGTTCACAAGAATAAATAAATTTATACACAATGATTCAATTACCAACAGAAAGGAGTGTAGTAGATAACTACAATCCTAAACTACTCATTATAATGGGTAGACCAAAACAAGGAAAAAGCTCATTTATAGCAGCTATTGATGATAATCTTATTATTGACTTAGAGGATGGATATAGAGCATTGTCTGTAATGAAAGTACAAGCTAGGTCAATGAAAGACTTGCAGGAAATTAAATCTGCTATTATAGCTAAAGGTAAAGAACTACACAAAGCTCCTTATAGGTTCATAACTATTGATAATGCTACTAGACTTGAAGAAATGAGTATTCCCTATGCAGCAGAGCTTTATAGAAATACTCCTATGGGAGCTGGTTGGGGTTATCTAAAGGATAATAAAGGTATGCTTTATAAAGACCCTAAGACAGGTCAACCTGTAATAGACCCTAAAGCTGATGTTAGGCTTCTACCTAATGGTAGTGGTTATCTCTACTTAAGGAAAGCTATCAGACAAATGATAGATATGTTTAAACCACTCTGTGAGACTTTAATCCTAGTTACTCATGTAAAAGATAAACAGATTAGAAAAGATTCTCAAGAAATGTCTGAAATGTCAGTGGATTTAGCTGGTAAAGCAGCAGACATTATCTGTGGAGAAGCAGATGCAATAGGATTAATCTATAGAGATGGAAATAAGACCTATATATCTTTTGAAGGAGGAGATAATACAATAAGAGAGGCTAGATGTCCACATCTTAGAGGTAAAAAGATTTTAGTAGCAGAATCTAATGAGAATAATGAAGTAAAGTTTGATGCTTCAAAAGTATTTATTAATAATTAATCATTATAAACAATGGCAAAGAAAGAATTTACAAAGTTTGAGCTGGCAAGAATGAAGAGAACAGCTCAGAATGTTGAGGGTTTTCTCAAGCAGAAGAACAAGTTGGAAGAGAAAAAGGCTAAGATTGAGGAGGAATTAGCAGTTATTAATCAGCAGATTGAACTTACTGATGCTCCTACTGTAGCTATGACTGGTTATCATACAGAGGACATTATCAAGAAAGTAGTGACTCCTACTGACCAGGTAGATAAGAATGGTAACATCATCAAGAAGGTCACATTTGAGTTTATTTATCCTGACACTATTGTTCCTCCTGTAACTGAGGAAGAAGCTCCTGTTGACACTGAGGAGACTATAGCAAATGATGAGGAGACAAGTGAGAAGGCAACAGAAGTAGCAGAAACACTCTAATAATAAACAACTAAATAGAATATAAATTATGGCAATTAGTAAAGGAAATGCCTCAAAGGAGGCTCAGGAGTTTAAGAGATACATTGGTGTTTGTCCAGTGTTTGTTAAGGCAGTAAATCCTAACAAGACAGAGCATGAGAAGCTCTTTAACACTACCTTGGAGGAAGCTCCTATTTATGTACAGGATAAAGAGGATGCTGAGGGCAACTCCTATAAGAATGTAAGAATCAGTATAGTAATGCAGCCTGATGTGAAGAAGATTGGCTTTGAGATGCCTCTTGTAACTATGCCTCTCTTTGTTACCAATCAGAAGCAGTTTGGTGCTAAGTCTGGTAAGTATCAGGTGGTAGATAAGTATGGTAGATTTGCTTGGGCAACAGGAGCAGAGATTTCTGCCAAGGAGATTCCTACATACAGCAATGGTAAGAAGGCTGACATTAGCAATGATTATAGAATTGCCTTTGTTGGTGAGGAAGACCTCACTGCTTTCATCAAAGCATTCCTGTGTATTCCTAATATTACAAAGTGGGACAATGATGAAAAGTGCATGGTTCCTGACAATGATGTTAATCCTGAGGATTGTGAGTGTAGGCTTGAAATAGAATCATTTGAGAAGCTCTTCAAGGGTGATTTCTCAGAGATTAAGGAGATTCTTGGATTCCAGCCTAATAATAAGGTAAAGGTTTGTCTTGGTGTAAGAACAGATGCAAACTCTGGTAAGTTGTTCCAGTCTGTATATACTAAGAAGTTTATGAGCAATGCCTCTACAAACTATAACAGCCTTGACAAGATGTTGCAGGCAGATGCATCTTATGCTGCTGAGAACAATAAGGTACTTAATACAGAGTATTCTGCTGAGACAGTTCATGAGTATTCTGTAACTCCTACTAACTTCTCTGCTGCTCCTGAGGCTGCACCATCAGGTGATATGCCATTTGATGGTCCTTCAGAGGATGCAACTGACCCATTTGCATAGTAAACTATGATAGGTAAAGGCAGCAAATCAAAAGAACCTTATTTAAACTTGAGTAACTTAACTCAAGCTGATATTGCTGCTTACTACCTAAATATTAAGTCTATTCCTAGCTTAATACATAGTCCACTAAGGCAAGATACTAAGCCTTCTTTTGCTTTATACTGTCCTAAAGGTACTGAAGTTAATTATAGAGATTTCAGTACTGGAGAGTCAGGTACTATATGGACTTTATTAACTAAAATGTGGAATTGTAGTGTTGCTGAAGCAGCTGCTAGAGTATACAATGATTTAGGTGATAAGTCCTATGGTACTAAGGTTGGTGTTGGTAGTTTTGAGACAAGACATTGTAAGATAAATACTCAGATTGACCTACAATGTAAGGTAAGAGAATGGCGAGATTATGACTTAGAGTACTGGGGTTCTTATGGAATATCATTAAAATGGTTGAAATATGCAGATGTATATCCTATATCACATAAGATAGTTATCAAGGACAACAAGAGCTATGCTTTTGGAGCTGACAAATATGCTTATGCTTATGTAGAGTTTAAGGAAGGAAGAACTACATTGAAAATATATCAACCATTTAATAAGAATGGTTTCAAATGGTCAAATAGACATGATAGGTCTGTTATTAGTCTATGGACAAAAGTACCTAAGGAAGGAGATAAAATATGTATATGTTCCTCCTTGAAAGATGCTTTATGTCTATGGGCTAATACAGGTATTCCATCATTATCTATTCAAGGTGAGGGCTATGGAATGAGTGATACTGCTATTAATGAACTAAAAAGAAGATTTAACAAAATCTACATCTGTCTTGATAATGATAAAGCTGGCTTAAAGGATGGAGTTCATTTAGCCAATAAAACAGGTTTCATTAATGTAGTAATTCCTCAATTCAAAGGTGGTAAGGACATCAGTGACCTATATAAGGTTCTAGGTAATAAGGAACAGTTCAAACAAACAATTTTAAGTTTATTCAAATGAGTAGAAAAGAACTTTATGCAAAGGTTAAGGAGCTTAACCTTCAAGAGGAGATTAAAAAGAAGTATGGTGATAACTATACTAGAGTAGGCAACACAGAGCTTGAAGCTATTATTGCAAAGTATACAGATAAGTCTTCAACTACAGGAGGAGTAAAGGGTGGTTGTGGTAAAGGCTGTAAGTGTGATAAGCTCATTGAAGTCTTGAAGAAGAAACACATTCTTCTTGGCTCAGAAGTTGCATATATCAACTCTTAACAAAGTACTAGGTGAGTGGGATTTAAGTCCTACTCACCTTTTTTATTTCACTAAGATATGATAATAAATGCAGATAAAGGTAATATAAAAGTTTTAGGAGACATCCGAGAATTTAAGACCTCAATAGACCCAAAGAATCTTGAGTTTATTACCACATTGTTATCATCTAACTTATATTCTGACCCAGAGCAATCATTCATTAGAGAGATTGTTAGTAATGCTTGGGATAGTCATGTAGAAGCAGGAACAACAGATACCCCTGTTATTGTCAGATTTAAGAAAGGTAATAATGGTTGGGAAGTAACTATTAGAGATTTTGGTACAGGTCTTAGCCCAGAGAGATTCCAAGAAGTCTATTGCAATATTGGAAGTAGTACTAAGAGAGAAAGTAATGAGTTCATTGGAGGTTTTGGTATTGGAAAGTACTCAAGTTTAGCTTGTACTAATACAGTATATATAACTTCTTACTATGAAGGTACAGCATTTCTCTATGTTATGGTTAAGAGTGGAAATACAATTACCACTAACTTAGTAATGGAGAAGCCAACAGAAGAAAAGAATGGTGTTGAAGTAACTATCAAGAACATATCTAATATAGACCCATATAAGAAAGCTTTAAAGTATATAGTTTTCTTTCCTAATGTTTATGTTGATGGTATTGATAATAAAGTAAATAACACTAAACTTAAAAGATTCAATAACTTCGCTGTAGCTTCAGAGTCTATAGACACTAAGATTCTTTTAGGTAATATACTCTATCCTTGTAATACTAGACTCTTGTCTGTTGCATCAAAGGATTTCTTGAATAATATAGAATCTTCAGGAATTGTAATCAAGTTTAATGTTGGAGAAATAAGTATTACTCCTAATAGAGAAAGTATTATTTATTCAAGTGATACAATAAGCAAAATAGAAGACAGAATCAAAGCAGCTAGGAATGAACTGGATGCTATGATAAGCAATAAATTCAGTAAAGACTATGACAATCTTTATGAATACTATAAAGTAACATCAAACAAGATATGTTATAATCCCTTGGATGATTCCTATTATCCTATCAGAGTATATTCTTATTATGGAGTAAAAGGCTATTGCTCTATTGTTGATTCTAGTACTCTAACATTCAAGGGTTCTACAATTCTCAGAGATTGTAAGAACTTTCTTAGTTCTTTCTTTGGTATGGAACTCCCTAACTTTAAGGGACTATTCTATAATGATAGATTCTATCAAAACAAGATTCCATTTAATGCACAAGATAGAACAAAGATGGGAGAAGCTTCAATTATTTTAATTGATAGTCCTAGATTAACAGCAGCAGCTAAGTCTTGGCTACAAGAGAACTATGACGAATATACTATAATTACAAGCTTTGATAAGACTCAGTTTACAAGTTATATAGAAGCTAATATCATAAACTTGAAGTTTTATCCATCTAAGGATATACTTATAGGCTATATGTATGATTACATTATGTCTAAAGTAAAAATTATAAACTTAGATACAAATACTGAGTTTTTAGCTTATAAAGAAGAATTAAAGTCCAATAAGATACCTGTAGTTAAGATTAAAGACTTTATATTGTACATTCAGAAAAGTCCTGAGTATAGAGAAAGAAGATACTTTAAGGACATTGATTGCTGTATAAAGTATATAAAGAGCCTGAAGAAAGGTGTCATACTTGCTGATATGAAGGAATCAGATAGTTGGTATAGTATTGCAGAAGCTAGAGGATTTGTATTTATTAGAGCTAGAAAAGAGATAATAGATGCTTTTCATGAGCTTAAGCCAACATTCTTGGTTAATAAAGACTGGGTATTAAAGGAAGACCCTACTATAGTTAAGCTTCATACCATAATTGAGTCTTTCAAGGATGTAGGTATGCCAACTAATTATAGTAGCTTTGAAATGTTAAACACTGTTCCTCCTCCATTAAAGAGTAAATTCAAAGACATAATTAACTTCTATTATAAGTATAGTGAAAACAGGACTTACATGGAAGTTGCAAGTAAATGCACAAAGATAGACCCTTATGTTAAATCAATGTGTGAAAAGTTTAAGGACCATATTGAGATATACAATAATCTTAGTAAGGAAGTTGAACTTAAGATTGATGGAGAGGAACCATTGAAAGGTTTACTTATGGCAGCAGTTATAGTTAGAAGTAAAGCTTATAGGGTTAACCCTAAAATATATAACAAAGTAAAGAACAACAAACTTTTAAGAGTATTATGCAGAAAGTAATTAAAATTGACAACAAAGTCACTGTCTTTCTTGAAAATGGAGAAGTCTTAGAGAAAGAAGTTACTGAAGATGAGTTCAAGAAGGTTGTTGAAGCTCAAACAGATGAAGAAGTATTAAAGCTTCTATGCCCAGAATATCAAAAGAGCATAGAGTCACATAATAATGCTTTGACTCTAATTGAGAAGATACAAAAGTCTAAACTCCTCAGTATGAGAGGTGATGTTGTTTATTGGGAAGAAGTGTCTTGTCTTTCTGTGCCTGAAGAGCTTGCAAAAGCTATTATAAAGGCTGAGGAAGAGCATAATGAGTTGAAGATTTCTACTTATAGAAACTTCTGGACTCTTATGTCACTTAATCCCGATGAAAGATGTAGAAAGAATCTATTTTGGTTCTTGCAGAAGTATGGTATGACTATCTCAAGGTGTGGTTTCTTTGTTGGCTACAGAAATGTAGATAAAACAGAGGAGGAAAATGTATTTACTGACCATCATTCTCACACTTTCAAGATTAGAATTGGTGAGATGGTTACTATGGACAGAGATAAGTGTGATACTGTACAAGAGAATACTTGTAGTACAGGACTTCATATTGGAGGTAGAGGATGGCTGAAGAAGAATTACTATGGTGATACTGGATTAGCTTGTCTTATTAATCCTGCTGATGTAGTTGCTGTTCCTCCTTATGATAATTATGGAAAGCTTAGAACTTGTGCTTATCTTCCTATGGATATTATACATTATGATGAAACATCAAATGTTATTCCATTGGATGTAGAAGATGGTTTTGACTGTAGTTATGTTACTAAGGTAATCTATGAAGGTACTATGGGAACAAAGGAAGATTCTACTTATAAGATTAACATTCCTGAGATACCTGGAATTACAGTTGAAAGCATACAGGATAAGCTTCTTGAGATTGCCAAGGAGTGTATTGTATGTAGGGAACTATGACAATAGATGAGTATTTTGGAGATTGGATGAAAGTACTAGATAGAAATGAAACTATGAAGATAATGGGTTGGTTAAGAAATATTAATCAATCTACTCTATGCCCATCAATAAAAGATGTGTTTAAAGCATTCAAGCTTTGTTCTTATAATAAATGTAGAGTTGTCTTTATAAGTCAAGACCCATATCCTCAAAGAGGTGTGGCTCAGGGAGTTCTATTTGGTAATTCATCTGATACTCCAGAAAATAAATTATCTCCTTCCTTACAAATAATAAAAGAATCAGTTATAAATTTTGAGATTCCACATAATTTGATTACCTTTGACCCCACTTTAGAGAGTTGGGCTAAACAAGGTATTCTTATGATTAATTCAGCATTGACTACAGAGGTTGGTAAGATAGGTGTTCACATGATGAAATGGAGACCCTTTATGATTGCTTTCTTAAAGCAGATGTCAATGATTAATCCAGGAATTATCTATGTTTTATTTGGTAGTCAAGCTCAGATATTAGAGCCTTATATCAGTAAGAACAATTATGTGCTCAAGATTGAACATCCTGCATACTTTGCAAGAACAAACAAAAAGATGCCTTATCATATATGGAAGGATATAAATAAAATACTCTATGACCTTTATGGAGAAAGGATAGAGTGGTTTAAAGAAGAAAAGTTTTAATTAAATACAAAGAAAAGATGAAGAAGTTTATTTTAGCCAATAGTGGCAAAGAGATTAATTTTGGTGATAAAGTCCTTATTATAGAAAATGTAAATACTCCTCTTAGTGTAGCAAAAGTTCAGAGAGTTGCTGTTGTTACCAAGGAGCTTATGGGTAAGCTTATTAAGGATGGTAAAGTAAATGTAGTAGAGGAGAATGGTATCAATAAGATTTGGAATGATGCTATCAAGAGCCTTGCTAAGAAAACTAATTGGAAGGAGGAGAAACTCTTGAATATCCTTGCTACTCTTCACCTTGCTAATCCTTGGGCTGCAACCCAGATGGTGTTGAGAGAGATTGCCATTGAGCTTGATAAGAAATATGATGACCACATCAATAAGAGTGAGAAGATTTATGCTATCTCTCCTCAGGATGGAAGGATTCATGAAGTCAACAAGAAGACTGTAAAGAATTATAAGGCATTTCCTGCTTTCAGAAGTATTGAGGATGCTAAGATTGCTTTCAGTCTTATCAGAGAGCATCTTAAGTCAATTTTCAGTAATGCCTAAAAGTAATAAGAAAATCAGAAATGCCACAGAGTGCAAGTCTGGCAATCTGACCTTTAAATCCCAGCTTGAAAAGAGTGTTTATAATACTCTTGTAGAGCAGGGATTTAATCCACAATATGAGCCTAGAACCTATGAATTATGGGGTGGATTCATGCCATTAACTCCATTCTATGATAAAGAAACAGATACTCAGCAGGCTAAGAGAATTGAAGGTGGTGACACTGTAAAAAATAGAATGTTGGTATTAAAGACAGGTAAGATTGTTGGTATTAGATATACACCAGACTTCTACTTTAGGTATGGTAAATTAGATGTATATATTGAAGCTAAAGGTATAGAAAATGATGTCTTCTATATAAAGAAGAAACTGTTTATAAAGTACCTAGATGATTGGTTTATTAAAACCAAACAACATTCAATATACTTCGAGATATATACTAAGAAACAGCTACTTCAAGCTATAGAAATAATCAGGGAGTATGAACCAACTTTATCAAAGGATTCAACAGAATCTACAATGTCTACCACCTAAAGATGTAGAGCTATGTAATCAGTTCCTAAGGAATAGACAATTTGAGAATCTTCTTGAAATAGTAGAATCTTGTCTTATTATGAAGAAGAGGGATGATTACAAAGATGTACATAAAGATAAGTGGTTAAATGTGGATAGAGGTCAGTTAGAGCAGCTAACTCTTGATGTAAGAGAGTATACCTCTTACTTGGATTTATCTGATATTTCTAATGACTTAGAAGAGGAATTTTAATGGAAAGAAAAAGCTTAAGAGACATATCTTGGCGGGTAGATGAGCCTACTTATAGAGCAGACCCTGCCTTGTCATATAGTACTTTAGCACGCTATGAAAGAGAAGGATTTAATAACCTAGACAAACTATTTGATAGGATAGATACTCCTTCTCTTGTTTTTGGCTCTTGTGTTGATACTCTTATTACTGGTAATGAGGAAGAGTTTAATCAACTATTTATGGTAGCAGAGCTTGACAATAGTCTTTCAGATACTCTTGTTACCATTGTTAAGAAGCTGTTTAATGACTTCAAGGATAAATATCATGCACTAAAGGATATTCCTGATGATGATATTATAACATCTATCGAAGATATACAGTGGAATAATCATTGGTTACCCAAGACAAGAGCTAAGAAGATTAAAGAAGACTGTGCTGGGTACTATGGTCTATTATATTTAGCTGATGGAAAGAAAATTATCAGTACTCAGACTTATAATGATGTTCAAAATACTGTAGATAAGCTTGAGACTTCTGATGCAACCAAATTCTACTTTGAGCCAGACAATATGTTTGATGATAGTATACAAAGGTTTTATCAGTTAAAGTTCAAAGCAACTTTCAATGGTATTGATTACAGATGTATGGCTGATGAGATAATTGTATTTCATGATAAGAAATTAGTTGTCCCTGTAGATTTAAAGACTAGTTCTAAAACAGAGTGGGATTTCTATAAGAGTTTCATTGAATGGCATTATGACATACAGGCTAGACTATATTGGAGAATCATAAGAGACAATATGGATAGAGACCCTTATTTTAAGGATTTCAAATTAGCTCCTTATAAGTTCATAGTAGCAAATAAAAGAACTCTAACACCACTTGTATGGAATTTTAGGTCAACTGAAACTATGGGAGACTTAACACTTGGCAAGGTTACAAAGATAATTCTTAGAGACCCATTTACAATAGGTGAGGAACTGTCACATTACCTAAAGGATAAACCTACTGTTCCAGATGGTATAAGTAAGGTAAGTCCTAATCAACTTGAAGATTGGATTAATAAAATATGAAAGTATTAAAAAGAACAAAGAAAGATAAAGCAAGCCAACTTGAAGAGTTTGATTTGAATAAAATAATCAATTCTGTCAAGAAGGCTTATGCTTCTCAAGGTAAAGAGCCTGATGAAGAAGTTTTGAAGGAATTAGCCTATATTCCTTCTTATCATGTAGGGGCTAGTACAGTAGGAGTTGCTACTATACAGACAGAAGTAGAGAAGATTCTTATGGATTTAGCACCTTATGATGTAGCAAAGGCTTATATTATTTATAGAAATAAGCATGAAGAGTCTAGATTTATTAGAGAAAGGATTGATTATATGTCTAACTATGCAGATTCTGATGATAATGCTGCTAGTTCTTCAGAGACTGACCCTAATTCAAATGTAGCTTCAAAGAATGTAGCTAATCTTGAGGGTGAGGTTTACAAGAGTACCAATAGGATTATTCAAAGACAGAGGATGAAAGATATGCTCTATAGGATATTTCCTGAGGTTGCAAAACAATATGAAGTAGACTTGGAACATCATATTATTTATACCCATGATGAAGCCTCTACTCCTGTATTGAAGCCTTATTGTATGGCAGTAACTCTTTATCCATTGATGCTTGAGGGTGTTGGTAATATTGATGGGGTCACTCCTACTGAGCCTAATGATATTCAATCATTTAGTGGTCAGATTACTAACTTAGCATTCTTATTGTCTTCTCAATGTAAGGGAGCAGTTGCTTTTGGTGACTACTTTATTGCACTCAACTATTATGTAGTTAAGGAGTTTGGACCTAAATGGTATGAAAAGTTGGACTGTGAAGTCACTTCACCCCATTGTCTTATCTCTAGAACTATAAGAAATGCTATTGAAAAAGGAATGAAGCAATTCATTTGGGGAGTTAATCAGCCAGCAGGTAATAGAAGCTATAATAGTCCATTTACTAATATCTCTTGGTATGATAAATATTACTTTGAGTCATTATTTGGTGATTTCTATTATCCAGACGGTACACAACCTGAATGGAAAGCAATAGATACCTTGCAGAGAATGTCTATGAAATTAATGAGAGGTATAAGGCTTATTAAACCTATTACATTCCCTGTAACTACTATGGCATTAGTTCACAATAATAAGGAGTTTCTTGATAGAGACTATAAGGAACTCTGTGCTGAAGAGTGGTCTAAAGGAGGTAGCTTCTTCTGCTATAATAGTGATAATCCTACATCATTAGCAAGTTGCTGTAGAGTTCTCAATGAGATGTCAGATAATATATTTAGCTCCACAACAGGTATGACAGGTGTAATGACTGGCAGTTGTAATGTTATTACCCTTAACCTTAATAGGATTATACAAGACTTCTATAAGGAGAATAACCTTGAGGAGTTTAGGAAGAATAAAGATATTCCTTATGTGGGACTTAGGGCTTATATCCAGGATATACTTGAGAGAGTATTTAAGTATCATATAGCTTATAAGACAATGTTGTATGATATGGAGGATAAAGGTATGCTTGCTTCATCTAATGGTGGCTATATTTACATGAAGAAACTATACTCTACCATAGGTGTTATTGGTTATTTTGAAGCTGCTAAATTCTTAGGCATTAATACTAATAATAATGAGGAATATAAGAAGTTCCTCTCTATTATATTTAATGTTATTAAGGAGGAAGTAAAAGCTCATAATATCAATGATAAAAAGAGACCTTTCTTGTTTAATATAGAAGCTATTCCTGGAGAAAACCTAGGAGTGAAGTTGTATAAGTGGGATAAAAAGGATGGTTATATTGTTCCTGAAGACCAAAATCTCTATAACTGTTACTTCTATAATCCTTGGGATGATACTTCAGTACTAGATAAGATTAAATTACATGGTAGGCAAGTGAGCACTGCACTCAGTGGAGGTCAAGCTTGTCATATTAACTTAGATACACATCTTAGCAAAGAACAGTACCTTAAGTTGATGGATATAGCTAAGGAAGAAGGTTGTAATTATTATACCTTTAATATTCCTATCTCAGAGTGTAAGGAGTGTCACCATATAGTTAATGCCCCTATCAAGGAATGTCCTATTTGTCACAGTAAGAGTTTAAAGTACTATACAAGAATTATAGGGTATCTTACAGCAGTAGATAATTGGAGCAGTCCTAGGCAAGAGGAGTTTGAGAAAAGAATTTATGAACACATAGAGTAATGCTAAAATATGTAGATAGTAAAGTTACTTTTACTGAAATTCCTGATGAAATCACACTATGTATTAATATAAGCAACTGCCCTTGTCATTGTGAAGAATGTCATTCTTCTTACCTAGCAGAAGATATAGGAAAATCTCTTAATTTAGAAGCATTAACCAACCTTATTGATAGCAATAATGGAATAAGTTGCGTTTGTATAATGGGAGGTGATGCTAATCCAAGTGAAGTAGATGATATTGCACAGGATATAAAGGAGTATTATCCAGAGCTTAAGGTAGCATGGTATAGTGGAAGGCAGGAACTAAGTAAAGAGATAGAACTTGAAAACTTTAACTATATTAAGCTTGGTCCTTATATTAAAGATAAGGGACCCCTTAATTGTAGAACAACTAATCAAGTAATGCTTGAAATAGATGTTATACAAGGTAAAGTTTTTAAGAAAGACATAACAGCAAAATTTTGGAGATAATATAAAAGGTAGCAGAAATGCTACCTTTTTCTGTATAAAATAAAGTAAAATGAAAATTAAAGTAAAAGAACTTGTAAAGGGACTTTATACAAATAATGAGGCTCCCTTTATTAACCCAGATGGTGATTGTATTGACCTTAGAGCAGCAGAAGACTATACATTTGAAGCTCCTATGGCAGATATTCTTAGACAGAAAGATGGTATCAAGAGGAGAAAGGTCAAGTTTGATGAGAAGTTGATTAAGCTTGGTATTGCAATGCAGTTGCCTAAGGGCTTTAGTACAAAGATAAAGCAGAGGAGTTCTACCACTAAGAAGTTGAGACTTGTAATGGCTTCATCTGGCTTTATTGATGGTAAGTATTGTGGAGATAATGATGAGTGGGGATTCTATTGTTATTCAATAGATGATATTACTATTCATAAGGGAGATAGAATTTGTCAATTTGAAATTGTGCCTAATCAGTTTGCAACCATGTGGCAGAAGCTTAAGTGGCTTTTCTCTAGTAAGATAGAGTTTGAGTGGGTTGATAATCTTGGTAATGCAGACAGAGGTGGTCATGGAAAAACAGGAGTTAAGTAATGATATTTAAGCTGATAATTATATTTCTGCTAATTATTCTTATTGCAATCTTCATAAATATGGTTGAAGACCATGAAAATTATAGGAAGATTTCATTTAAGGAGACTATGGACTTACTTAACATTCCCATTATAACCTTTGTTTGTAATGAGAAGAAATTGCATTTCCTTCTTGATTCAGGAAGTTCATATTCTCATATAAGTCCAGAAGCAGTAAACTATATAGGAGGAAAATTAGAGAATATTGGAGAGGATGTTCAAACTGTAGGTGCAGGTGGCATGCTAAACAATAATAAGCATTGTATTCTTAAGTTAGAATATAATAAAGAGTTCTATGATTCTGATTTTATAGTTACAGAACAGCTTGCTCAGCAATTAGAAGCTATAAAGAAGGATTTTAACATTGAAATACATGGAGTTCTTGGTGGAGATTTCCTTAGTAGATATGACTATGTTATGGATTTCAAAGAACTTGTAGCTTATTCTAAGAGAAAATGCAAGAGAACAAAATAAAGCTACCTAATAGAAGTTAAGACATGATTTACTTAGTAACTAGTCAGAGAACTTTATTTGAGAGTGAAACCTATAAGGTTATAAGTGTTGAGGAGTCATTGAGGCTCCTCAATCCTTTAACTATTGTAGGTCTAGATACTGAAACTCAGGGTTTCAGCCCATTTCTCAAGAAGCTCTTATTATTACAGCTTGGCAATCGAGACTTCCAAGTTGTAATAGACTGTACAACTGTTGATGTTACACTCTATAAGGAATATCTAGAATCAGACAGATTATTCATAGGTTGGAATCTGAAATTTGATGTAAAGTTCTTGTTCTATCATGGTATTGTTCCTACTAGACTATATGATGGTTTCATAGCTGAGAAGATGAGGTGGCTTGGCTATCCTAGTGGTATGCATAGTTTGAGCTTAAAGTCAGCAGGAGAAAACTATTTAGGTATTGAACTTGATAAATCTGTCAGAGGTGAAATCATTTGGAGAAATGAACTCACTGATAAGATTATAGTTTACTCTGCCAATGATGTTAAGTATCTAGAAGATATTATGAACAAACAGCTTGAAATTCTTCTCCCCAGAGGTCAGAAGCTTGCTCTTGAGGTAGAAAATAGAGCTATTCTTCCTACTGCATATTTTGAGTTTTGTGGAGTTAATCTTGATGCTGAAAGGTGGAAGGCTAAGATGGTTAAAGACCAAGAAGCTCTAGATAAAGCTAAAGAAAGACTTGATAACTTTGTTGTTGATATGTATAAGGAAGATAAGAGTCTTTCTAAGTTCATAAAGATTGTAGAGCCTGACTTATTTGGTTTTGTTAAAGCTGGTCCAGCTTGTAATATCAATTGGAATAGCTCTAGACAAGTAATTCCATTCTTAGAGTCACTGGGTTTTAAGCTTGAGACAAGAGATAAAGCAACAGGAGATATAAAGAAATCTGTAGATGCAACAGTCATTGAAGGACAAAAGAGTGTTCATCCTATAGCTGAAGTCTATCTTGAGTTCAAGGCTGCTCAGAAAGTAACAAGTACTTATGGTCAGAACTTCCTTGACCTTATAAATCCTGTCACTGGAAGATTACATACAAGTTTCAATCAGATAGGAACAGATACTCATAGATATAGCTCTGGTGGAGGAGAAGATAAAGAGGTTATTCCAGGCAAGAAAGTACCATTGGTTAATCTACAAAATCTTCCTGCTGATGCCGAGACTAGAGCATGCTTCTGTGCTGAGAAGGGTAACAAGTGGATTAGTGCAGACTATAGTGGAGAGGAATCAGTAATCCTTGCCAATATTGCTAAAGATACTGCAATGATTGACTTGTTTACTAATGGTTGCGGAGATTTGCATAGCTTGGTAGCTAAGATGGTTTATCCAGAAGAGTTGCATGATATTCCTGTAGAGGATGTTAAGAAGCTTAGACCTGACTTGAGAAAGAAAGCTAAGGCTCCTGAGTTTACATTTGCTTATGGTGGTGATGCTAATACTCTTATAGGTAGAGACCATATACCAGAGGAAGAAGCTAGGCAGATTGAAGCTAACTACAGAAAGGGTTTCAAGGGAGTTGCAGCATATCAAGCTTATCAGAGAAAGATAGTGATGCAGCTAGGCTATATAAACACATGTCCTGAAGTTGGTTATAGAGCTTATATATATGACTATGACGAGCTGAAGTCTACCCAAGACAAGTTTGGTAAAGACTTTTGGGATACCTACAGAAGACTTAAAGTTACTGACCCAACTAACCCTATTGTCGAGGAGGTAAGACACTATTTCAAAAGGAAGTCTGCCTCTGAGAGACAGTCAATCAACTATCCTATTCAGAGCAGGGGAAGTGCCATATTTAAGATATGTGCAGTAAATCTATTCAATTGGGTAGTAAAGAATGGATTGTTTGGAAAGGTTAAGTTCTGTATACCAGCACATGATGAGTTTAATATTGAAGCTCCTGAAGAAATTGCAGAAGAAGTTGCTAATAAACTCCATGAGTGTATGGTCAAAGCAGGAAAGTTTATTTGTAGGATTGTCCCACTTGATGCTGAGGTATCTAGGCTTAAAGATGGAACATTACCAACATATTGGATTCATTAAAAGCGTAAAATATGGAAAATACAGATAGAGTAAATCATCCTTCTCATTACACTTGGCTTAAAAAGTTATGTGGTATAGAGGTCATTGACATTACTAGGCACATGAACTTCAATCTAGGAAATGTAATTAAATATGTTCTTAGGTCAGGTCATAAGTCTGAAGAAGGAATGAGTGATAAACAAAAGAGAGTAGAAGACTTAAAGAAAGCTGTCTTTTATCTCAATGATGAAATAAATAGAATAGAAAATGACAAGGAAGGAATATGAAGAATTACATAGAGTAGTCAAAGATAAACTAGGTCATCAACTTCATGTTGGTGACTTAGTTATTGGCTATGCTTATAGCAACAATGTAGAATTGTATAGAGTAAAGAAGCTATGTGCAAAGAAAGTTGTTGTTGTTAGAACTTCAAATAATATATGGACAGATTACATTTATCCAGATAGGTTAATTAAAATAAAAGAAGATGGAATATCAGAAAATTAATACATTATTCAAGAGGGATGGTAAGAATGTTATTATTCCCTCACAGTATACTTGTGAAGAGTTCAGTTATTTAAAGGATTGCCTTTGGGAATGTACAGAGAAGATTGATGGCACTAACATCAGAATCTATGTAACTATGGTAGCAGGAGAAGGTAAAGAACCTTGGATTTATGGTGTGACTATCAAGGGTCGAACTAATAGAGCAGAGCTTCCTAGTAAGCTTGTTAAGAAGCTTGAAAGTATTTTCTTCAAGGTAGACTGGGCTAAAGTATTTCCTGTATTGACACCTGAAGATACTGTATGTATATATGGTGAAGGCTATGGTGCAGGCATTCAAAAGTGTGGTGGAAAGTATATAAGCAAGGATGTAGATTTCATTCTTTTTGATGTCAAGATTAATGACTGGTGGCTTAAAAGAGAAGACTGTGAAGATATTGCTAAGAAATGTAATGTACCTATGGTTCCTCTTATTGGCTATATGACTATTCCACAGGCTGTAGAGTTTGTTAAGAAAGGCTTTAAGTCTAAGATTTCTGAAGATAAAGACCTTAATGCAGAGGGCTTAGTTCTTAGAACTACCTGTGGTCTTAGGTTTAGAAACGGAGAGAGGGTTATTACCAAGATAAAGTACTGTGATTTTGAAAAATTTAAGGCTGTGTATGGGGATAATACAAATCCTGAACAGCCTGATAATCCTAAGTATAAATGAAGCAATACACACAATTAGAGTTTATAAGGGTAGTAGAGAAGAATGGATTCTCTTATAGTAGACATAGTGGTGACCATGCTATATATGTTAATGATAAGGGAAGACATATCTCTATCCCTCATAAACTAGAAAGTGTTATAGCTCATAGACTTATTAAAGAAAATAACTTAGATGTAAACATTAAAAGGCGAAGAAAATGAATAATTATGATTATCCTATTGGCTCAGATACCTCAGATGCTCCTTGGAACCAAGTAGACCCTGAACCAAGAAAGATTGAGGTCACTGTATCTATAACACTAAGTAAGACAGTAGAGGTAGAGGTTACTGACTATATTGCTGAAGAATACTCTGATGAAGATGGTTATCATGGTATTAGCTATGATTATTCTGAGTGTGACTTAAAGCAAGCAGTTAGGGACCAAGTAACTCTCCCTAATAGTGTAGGAGAGTTTAATGATTGGGTTGAAGATGATTTTGAAGTAAATTTGGAGGAATGATATGACATTTATAATTCACTTTAAAGATGGACATAGGGAACCCTATAGTAACCATTATGATGAGAATGATGAGCATGAAAGAGATGCTGCATGGGATGATGTTTATATGACATTCCCAAATGCTGATTATATTGAAGAGTTTTGATAATATGCAAGATAAGGTAAAATTTAATATAATTTATAAACACTTTGCTAAACCTATTGCTGATATGAAAATGACCTATAACAATAGTGCCATGACTATAGAAGCAAAGGTTGTAAATCCTGAAGTAAGCAAGTGTTTTCAGGCACTAATGGATGCTTTAAATAAACAACTAGATAGTTACAGAAAATGAAAGTAATGAAGTTTTATTCTCCTTGTTGTGGACAATGTAAAGTTGTAGCAAAGGAGTTTAAGGACCATCCTATTGATGCTCCTGTTAAGGATATTAATGTAGTGGAGAATCCTGAAGTAGCTGACAAGTACAATGTTAAAGGTCTTCCTACTATTCTACTTCTTAATGATAAAGAAGAAGTATTAGAGACTTGGCATGGCATTGTAAAGTCAGAGGTTATTAACAGTAAGATTAAGGAATATGAAACTAATTAAACAAAGTTTTGAGATTCTTGAACAGAAGGATTTTAGTCTTATAGGCATTAAGAAGTTCATTGAAAGATGTGGCAGAGTATGCTACAAATCTGAAGATAGAATTACAGATGATTCCTATGAGAAGTTTGTAAATATGCTTGTGAAGAGAGACCATGCTAGACCACTTGAGTTTGGTACTGTACATCTTAAGATAAGCTCTGGAATGCTATTTGAGGAGTTTTTGCAAGACCTAGTAGATTGTAAATTATATAATCCTGCATGGATTAAGTACAAGGAACTTCCAGAGTATACTTATATAACAACTAACTATAGACATTATCTTCAAATTATAAAGAAGTGCCCTTATATAGCTGAGTATTTTACAGAGCAGGACAATTGTTATTATCCTAGTAGATATACAGTTCACATGGTTCTTTCTAGAGGAATAATGGATGAATTTAGAACTCATGTAGGTTTAAGTCATCTTGCTGAGAGTACTAGATATTGTAATTATTCTAAGGATAAATTTGATAACCAAGTAACTTTTGTTATTCCAAATTGGTGTAATTCTCTTAAAGAAGGGTCTGAACAGAATTATCCTCCATTTGAAATTAATGAAGATGAAATAATATTTATGGATGCACTACAAAATGCTCAAAATTCTTATTTATCTTTATTAAAACTTGGTTGGACTCCTCAACAAGCAAGAGAAGTTCTTCCTCTATCAGTTAAATCGGAGCTTATTTCATGTGGATTTAAAGATGCTTGGGAGAATTTCTTTTACAGAAGATGCGCTAATGATGCTCATCCTATGGCAAGAGAGATTGCTATTCCATTACAGAAAAGATTTAAAGAACTTGGTTATGATAATCAATAATCTAGAACTAATAGCTCCTTTACTACCAAAGGATAATCCAAAGGTATTCTGCCATATGCAAATAGTGTGTAGAGCAAAAGACTATAAGGATGAAAAAGTAAAGGAAGGAGCTATTAAAACATACTTCATAAAGAATGAAGAGCATCTCAGGAAAATAATGCCTGAGGTGATTCTTCTTTGTGAACACTATGGAGCAAGAGCATATATTAATATAAGCCCAAAGAGCTTTGAAAAGTTACAGAAACTTATGTTAGTAAAACTTGCTTCATTAGTATGTGAAGGTAATATTCAGAATCCAAGAAAGACTCTTAATAGTGCAGCAGGAGCATTAACTTCAAGGAATCCTGTATGGATTGTAGATGTTGATAATATGGAAATAAAGGAGTTACTCTTAGGATGGTTTGATAACTATTTTAAGTTAGACCCTACATTACCATTCTGCGATACTAGGGAAGAGTTATATCTTACTGGTATTATACCAACAAAACAAGGTTGTCACTTACTTGTAAGACCCTTTAATCTTAAAGAGTTTAATAGTAATTTTCCTGATGTAGATGTTCATAAGAACTCCATGGGAACTTTATTGTATTATCCTGACAGCATATACATATAATTTATAATATATAAGGGAAGAGCTTATACTCTTCCCTTATTTTTTCTTAAAACAATCAACTTTTGCTCTTATTTATTTGGTAAACTGAGCAAATTTAATTAACTTTGCACTAAAATTTTAATTATACTATATGGCAAATTTTTGTTATATCCCACAAAAGGGAATAGATGATGTATTAGCAACTAAATTAGGATGGAGAGGTAATGCTAGTGATAAGTTTAACCCCTTTAGAGTTGCTACACTTAGAGGTATGTATGATGAAGTTAATCAAAATAATCCTCTAGACACAACTAACCTTGATGAAGCTGCATTAACTCTTGCTAAATTCAGACAGGAGATTAAGATTGGAAATCAAGCTAAAATTAATAGTATTGGTACTAATTTAGCTCCAAGCTATAAAAGATTGAGAAAAGTATTTACAGCAGAAGAACGCTTTAATAGAGTAAATATGATTGCTGCTATGTTTTCTGCTGTTGTAGATGAAATTCAGAAGAATAATCCACAGCTTAGTAGAAGAGCTATTATTGATACAAAGGTTGGAGAGTTTAATCTGTTTGAAAAGGTCTATAATCAGATAATGCAGATGCAGTCTATGTTCAGAGCTAAAGGTGACATGGAGAAAGCTTCAAAGTTCAATCAGGTTCTCTCTAATTGGTCAGCTTTAACAGCATTTGCTAGAATGAAACTCAGAGATACTGAGGGAATTAAATTGGGTAATAAGATGGAGTTTGTTGATGAGACAGATGAACTTAATTATGGAGATAATGACCTCTCTCAACTTATTGACCCAAATGAATCTGTTAGAGAAGCTTGGCAAACATCTAATGGTCTTGAATCTTCATTTGGTTCTGTAGGACATCAGGTAAGAAGACTTATTAGCAGTCTTCCTGTTATGGAGATAGTAGATGTAACTGCTGCTGATGGTAGAGTAATGCAAAAAGCTCAGCCTAAAAGAGATGACCTTGGATTTGTACAGACATTAGACCCTACTAAGGTACATCAAGCTCTTATGGAGTTACTTAGAGGTATTACCTCTGAAGCTCAAATGATGGGAGCTTTTAGAAATCCTAGAACTGGACAAGCTAAATCTGTATGGATGATTCCAATTTTAGATGCTCTAACAAAGAATCCTCAACTTAGAACACAATTCTTTAGGGATTTCAAGAAGAACTTTCAGCCTTATTCCATTCTTGTTGAAGATAAGGAAGCTTCTAAGAAAGGTCTTAGAAAGTATAAGACTAAACTTCTTAATAGAGTTGAAGATTTGTTAGGAGGTTCCTTTATGTCTAGAATTATACTTGGAAAGCCTCTTAATGAGAAGACCTCTGTATTTGATACTAAAGGAAATGTCAATGTATCTAACTTAAAGAACACTCTAAGTCAGATAAATGAGTGGCTTGCTCAGCCTAAGGAAAATACTGGAAGTATCTTTGATAAGCAAAAACAGTATGGAGGAGGAAAGCAAAGCAAGTTCTACTCTAGAGGTGGCTCTTCTATTGAAAGAAGAGAGTTCCTTAGAACTAGTTTAGAGTCTCTTGGAGTAGAAGTGGATGCTGATACTCTAGATGAGATAATGAATCATTCTAAAGACCTTAGAAAACTTACTAATGCTCTCCAAGAACTAGCTCAATATGGTGTATCTGAGAATCAGTTGAAGAAACTTGAAGCTGGTGAAAAGATTCCATATAAGTCATTGGTTAGAGCTAAAGGTCAGAACTCCAGGAAAGAAGGTGTATTTGAGGAGAAAATCAGAAAGATACATGAAATGATTACCAAGAATAGAGAAGGCTTGAGACTTGAGTCTAGAGTAAGACATAAGGATAGCAAAGGTAACAACATTACTCTTTTCTCTCAGGTAAATCCATCTTTTATGGGTGATAAGTTTGATAAGATTCAAAGCTATGTTAAAGCAAATGACAAAGCTGGTCTTAGGTCTTTCCTAGCTAATGAATATCTTGACTCTCCTTTCTTCTCTTATAATGGTAAGGTATTAAATAAGTGGCTTGAAGAATTGCTTAAGTGTTGTGATACTCCTACTAATGTAAGCTTAGAAGATACATTTGCTGCTCAATTTGATTATCTGAGATTCTTAGGAACCTCTGATATGAGTTTTGAGAACTTTACTAGCAAACAGCACATGATTGATATGCTTACAGAGTTCAGAAGTGACAAAGAACTTAGCAATAAAGCTGATACTGCATTATATCCTGTATTTATTCTTGGTGATAGCGGTGTAAGCAAATATATTAGAGCTAAGAGATACAGCAATGAAGAGATTATGGATGGTCTCTATAATGCTTATGAACAGGAAAGAAGAAGACAAGAGTTAGTCAAAGCTACTAATGAATGGCTTGATTCTAGAAACTATAGTAAAGTGGAAAACTTTTCTGATAGTGAAGATACCTTTAGTATTCTTGGATTCCTTAATAAAGATTATAAGGCATCTGATGGTACAGTAGGAAAGTATTCTAGTATGCTTAGTGATAGACCGACTGAAACAGAGGTTAAGAAGGCTATATCTGCATATTTATCTGATGCTCTTATAGATTTCAAGAAGCAGTTAACTAACTTAGGTCTTCTTGAAACTGTAAAGGTAAAGGAGATTGATAGGAATAATAAGCAAGTAGAGGTTGAAAGATATACTTATCTAGGAGAAGATGTTACATCTGAAAACTTAGATGAGAAACTTGCAGAGTTTTATAACAATGTTAAGTTTGCTACTATTAATCAGCTTCAACTCATGACTATTGATACTTCATTCTATAAAGGCACTAAAGACCTTCAGAAGAGATACAAAGAGATTCATGCTCCTGGTTCTCTATTAAGTCTTTCAGCTATTGATAGTAATGGTAAGAAATTCTCTGAGGATGGTATTGAAAGATGTGTTTATTTTGATGATATTAATATAAATGCAGAACAATCAAATCCTGAATTTATGGAAGCTATTGCTGCTGTTCATGGAAAAGATTCTGATGTATATGATGCATACAAAAAGAATACTTTGACTGATGGACAAGGCTATAGAACTCTTAGGTCATATAGAAAAGTAATGGGTATGGCAGGACAATGGACTGAAGAAATGCAGAAAGTATATGAGGCTATTGAACAGCTTAAAGTTGATTATAATGGAAAATCTATTCCATCAGAAAAACTTGCTGAAATAGCATCTATGGCAGTAGTATTTCAGCCTATTAAACCTTATATGTTTACTCATGAAAAGCTTGCTCTTAATGATAAGGACAAAGTTATTATTCCAGTTCAGCATAAGTATGCTGAAGCAGTGTTAATTCCCGAACTTTTACCTAAAGGTAGTAAGCTTAGAGATATGGCTTATTGGATGGATGATAACAATGTAGACCTAGTTGGTTCTACTAAAATTGTTAAGGTTGGTGGATTTGGTTCTACTGACATTTCAAAAGCTTCTGATGCAAAGAGTCTAGGTGAAGCTCTAAGTAAAGCCTATGTTCACCAATTAAGTTATGGTGATTATAGAATACAGACTAATGTTCCTGAGCATATTAATAGCTCTCAACTCTTTGGTACACAGGTTAGAAAGCTTATTATGGCAAATATCAATATGGATGACTACCATTATATGAATTATATTGGTGGTGATGGTACTGTAAATCTTGGTGGAAATCATGGTAGAGTTAAACTCAATGGTAGAAACCTAGTATCATTCTATAATGGATTGATAGTTGCCAACATCTTAGAATCATTTGATAGCTTTAAGGATGGTATTTCAGATGCTAATAAACTTAGTGAGAAATTGATTCAAGGTGTTATTAATAACAGTAGAGAGTCTATGGACAATGTTCTAGCCTATGCTGTTGATAATGGTAAGTTTGCTATGCCTTTGTTTGAAGGTGGTTTGGAGCATGATGCTGCTGCTATGGCTTTCAGTATGTTCAAGAAGATTGTGAATAAGCAGCAAATAAAAGGAGGTTCTGCTGTTCAGGTTTCTGCAATGGGTATTAAAGGCTATGAAGAAGATGGAGATTTAAAGTATGTAACAGATGGTAAAGGAAATATTCTTTATGCAGAATGTGAGATTCCATTTGACATATCATATAAGGATAGCGAAGGTAATGAAGTTCATCTTGATTTCAATGAATATTGTAATCCTGATGGAACTCTTAAGATGATTGAATCTGAGGGTAAGAAGATTTCATTACTTGAGCATAGATTTCCTGGTTCTACAAGTCTTCTAGCGTATAGAATCCCAACTGAGAGAGACTATTCAATGCTTAATCTTAGAGTTAAGAGGTTTAGTCAAAAGACAGCAGGAGGTACTATTAAAGTACCAGCTCAAGGAACTACTATTGCAGGTTTTGACTTTGATGTTGATAAGCTCTACTTTATGAGAAGAGAATATAAAGCATTAAAGAAACAATCTACAGATGAAGCTACTGATGCACTACTATCTGCTGTATTCTCAGATGATACTTCTAAGCTTATAGATTTTGAAGAGTATGACTTTAATAAGTCTCCGCTTGAAAATACTAGAGCTGCTAGAAATAATATGCTTATTAATCTTATTCAACAAAGATTGATGGACCCAGAGACTATGAAGCAAAGAACTACTCCAGGTGGTTTTGCTAATGCTTCTAAGTCTGCTAGAATCATGAGAGAGTTACTATATGGTAGTACTGAGGGTATTATAGATGATAATAAGAAGGTTAATTGGGAAGCTCTTAATAACAGAGCTAAGGATAAATCCAATGACCCAGAGCCTAATTATGACCCTTCTGACCCTATGACTATTATCACTTATAATCAGCAGAATCAAGTAGCAGGTAAACTTATTGGTATATTTGCTAATCAAAATACTAATCATGCTTTTGCTAGTCTTATGAAGTCTTTTAAGATTTCTAAGCCTATTGAGTTTGCTGGTCATAGTTACGGTGATGGTAGATTTAGTGACTTCCTTCATGCTCCTAATGGAGTTGATGTAGACTTGAATGTAGCTGAATTTCTGTCTGCTTCTGTGGATGCTGTAAAAGACCCTGTTCTTAACTTTATGAATCTTAATACTCTTACTGCTGATGCAGGTGCAGTTCTTGCTAGAATTGGTTATACTACTACTGAAATTGGTATGCTGTTTAATCAGCCTATTATCAAGGAGGTATGTGAATATAGCTTTAATAATAGTGTAGGAATTGATACTGCTATCAGAGAGGTAAGAGAAAAGTATAAGAATCAAGGTGCATCTGTTAGAAGTAGAAAGGAGCCTCTAAATCCTGAACATTTCTCTATGGATAAACTTGCTAAGAATATTTTGAATGATAGAGTTCTCAGAGAAAAAGGCAGTAATGTTATGGATAACAATACATTTGCTACTGAACAACTTGAAGTTCTTGATTTGTTCAATGATATTTCAGCAGTTGCTAATGATGTATCTAAGTTTGTAACATCAACAAAGTTTACTGCATCTAATGCAGTTGGTTCTACATTTGGTGACCTTTATGCTCAGCAGCTTAAAGTTCAAAAGTATCTTAGTGAAGTTGGTACTGATGCAAGTCATGTTGAGATGGAAGTGACAGACAAGCTTGACTCTCCTATTATGGATGATAATAGTCTTACTACTATGAGCAATTCAGATTATCTTGATACTATGATGGGTAACCCATTTGCTTATGAGCAGGCTATGTTTGATGCTAATAGAAAGTCATTAGAGATTTTAAGTAAATATTTCCCTTATAATAAGATGGCTTATGTTAATGCTAGAAATACTCTAAATGGACTTGTCAATTATGGAAGTCTTGATGCTGATACTATAAATAGTATTCATAGTGATATGATGGTCTATTTGTTAAGTAACCAAGAAAGAAGTGAGTTTAATGGTTCTCTTCCTAAACAAACTCAGCATGGTTTAATGACTACAAGAGAGTATTACACTAAATGGTTTGCAAAAGATTTGCTTAATCACTTAGAGGCTAATCCTCAAATGAAGTCTATACCTATCTTTGCTTATATGATTCCTGAAGTTAAAGAAGTTAAGAATCCTGCTACTGGTGAAAGTACTGATGAAATTAGTATTAATATCCAAGGTATTGGAGGATTAGCTCCTTATATGAAGGATGAAATTAGAGAAAGCTGGGCAGACTTAGCAAGAAATCCTGAGACTTCACAGATTGCTACTGATTTGTTCTTATATAACTTCTATAAGTTAGGTTTTAATTTTAGCCCTAAAGCTTTTATGAATCTTGCTCCTACTGAAGTTAAAGAGAACATTAAAGTACCAACTGCTGATGGTGATAGAAGCTATGTAGACTTTATGAATGATATAATGGAAGATAAGTTTAACATCAATGCTGAAACATTTGCTAGACAGTATATGCTTAATCACTTGGATAATAAGAGATTTGGCTTAGATGCTAAAAGTAAAACTGTTTTAGATATTCTTAAGCCACTTGCTATTCAGGCTGGTGTTGCTAGAAATGAATTTACCTTAGATTTGTCAAAGATTGATAAAGAAAATGGTAAATACTTCATTTTAAAAGAAAATAAGATGGCTAAGTCAAGACAATTTGTTCCTATGATTAAGATTAATACTGGTCAGGGTCAAGTTGTCTATATGGCAGATAGTTTTGATGAAACAAAGACTTCTGTAATGACATATCATAAGGTAGATAAACTTGGTACTAAAGGTCAGTCTCTTCAGTATTTTGGTGATAATATTTCTTCAGATATAGTAGAAGATACAGAAGTATCTGAAACTTTTGAAGAAGGTTCAACATCAGAAAGTTCTGAAGAAAGAGAGTCTACTGTAGAGAGCTTTAACAGAGAAGCTGTTATAAATGAAATAGCAGAAGAAATGAGTAAAGCCTATGAGAAAGCAGGTATTAGAGATGACCAAGGAGAACTTTATACAGCAAATGTTCTTAAAGCTGCTTTAAGTAATACTGAAGAAGCTGATTTGAAAGCTTCTGTAGAAGAGCTTAGACAAGCTTGTAGAGTAGATGGTGTTGTGGTTCTTGATGAAAATGGTAATCCAATGAAAGCATGTTAGTTTATAAGATATGAGTAATAGTTGTTCAATTATTGGTCATGTCAAAAACTCTAAAGGTGAAGTGGTTGAAAGCAGGTTATGGAATGACCTGCTTCACCACCTCTCTGATAGAGGTTTGACAAAGGAGTTTTACAGAGTTGGCACTGATAAAAACTTCCTAGACAAAGTTAGGGATAAAGCCAAATTTGATGAGAATGGTGAGATAACATTTAACTCACTAAGAAAACTTGCTAAGATAGATGTTAAGCAAGAGAAGTTACTATCAACTCTAAATAAAGATATTGGTAGTGGATTAATGGAGTATGATGATGCCTTAGGAAAACTTACAAGTTTTAATAGAGATAGTCAATTTAATGATGAATATATGGCTACTATTAAGAAGGTAGGTAATCAGTATGAACTATCAGTAGTTCCTAAAACTAAGGCTAATCAGGCGGCTCTTGAGCAAGAGATTGCAAATAGAACTCTTAGAGACCGCCTAATGTATCATCTAAATAAAGCAGGAGTTTCTGTTGAGTTCTTTAATAATGATGATAAAGTAGATGGAAGATATAGTACTGTAAATGCAAAGAAGGCTGCTGATGGAATGTATAATCTTATTAGGGTTGCTCATGGAGAGCATATTACTCCTGTATTAGCAGAAGAGGCAGGTCACTTTGCAGTAGCATCTCTAGGTAATAGTCCATTAGTAGAAAGACTTACTAACCTTCTTACTCCAGATGTACAAGAAAAAATATTTGGAGAAGAATATAGTAGCAAAGTTATGGGTGCAAACAGTAAAAGAGAAACTGCTGGGCATCTTGTTGGTCAAGCTATAATGGATGAAGTAGATAAGACTACTCCTTGGGGAAGACTTGCTGATAGAGTTGTTAGTCTTGCAAAGAAGATATTCTACTCATTCAAAGGTAATGATATTGCTAAGGCAACTATAGAAGCAGAAGATATTGCTAAGAGAATTGCAAGAGATTTTATGTCTGAAAATCCACAAGGCAACATTGATAATGCTCTTGAAACAAGAGAAACTCTATATAGTGCTAATAGCTCCCTTAATACAAAGGTATTTAGAACTGTTGTCAATAATCTAGCTCTAACAGCTGCTAAGCTTAAAGCCATAAGTAATGATGCTCTTACAGCTAAAGTAAATGCTATATTGGGTGTAGCAGAGTCAGGAAGACTAACTGCAATTAATGCTGCTCCTAATACTACTTTATCTGATAACATGGCACTTGATGGAATAGCAGAGGCTCTATCAATGATAAGTGATATGATAGGGCAAGGTAAGGAAATTAATAATCTATTGGATTCTGTTGACTTCCTTAATACTGCTGATTTCTATAATAATATGTCAGATAATGGTAGGAAACTTAGACAAGTTCATACTTTTGTAAGTGCAAGTCTCAATCTACAAAGATTGGTTACTGAAGCTATGAAAGTATTGCCAGGCAAAGAATCATTAACAGGAGATGTTAGTAATATACAAGTTACAGATTCTGTTGGTAATATTCAAACAATAGATTTAACTAAGGTAGCAAGAGAACTTAATGATGCTAATGAGTATCTAGTATCAGAGTTAATGACAAAAGAGAAGCAATTCTTCCTTAAGTTCTGTGAGAGTACTTTAGGCTCTAAATATGTATATAGAGCATCTAAAGTTATATGGAATATGAAGCATCAGAAAAAGAATCCTGATGGAAAAACAAAGAGAATATTTCTACAAAAGGGAGGTAGAGTTGACCTAAGTTCTGTACTAGAGAGTATGGAGAGTGATATTAATATGTTTGAAAGGTTCTTAGGTTCTATGTCTAATAACCCTGATATTATAGGTCAAATTGCAGATAAAGCTACTAAGATGGCTAATATGCAAGCTGATAATCTAACTAATCTTGCTTGGGATGAACTTAGAGTTCTAGAAAAAAGATTTAATGATATTGAAGGGGTGAAACAGTCAGACCTTTTTGAAAGATTTGATGATGGGACTCTTACTGGAAATATAATTTCAGAATACCATTGGGGAGAGTATGAGAGAGATTGGAAAGAATTTAAAGATGCTGAATTTGAGAATTTCAAGAAAAGTATTCCAAATATAGATGACCTTACAGAGTTTGAGAAAGCTCTAAGATGGGATACATATTTTAGACCATTAGCTAAGGATTGGCATAAAAATAATAGTACTTGGGATTCAAATCAAATGAAGTATATTCCTAATGACCAATATAGGAATTATGACTTTGATGTTTTTATGGCTAATCATCAAGGATTAAGAGCTTGGTACAATGACTTTATGATATTGAAGACAAGTCTTGATGATAGATTGCCTGAAGGTAGTACATTGGCAGTAAGAATGCCTCAATTCAAGGGTACTTTCACTAACATTGTTAGAAATCAGAATAGTAGAATTGATAAAGCAGTAGGTAGTGCTTTAAGAAGTAAACTAAGAGATACCTTCTGTGAAAGTAGTGAAGATACTGACTTTGGTAGTGACCAAACATATAATTCTGAAGAAGAAGAAAGATTTGCTAATACTCTAGCCCATGAAAAAGAAAAGATACATAGACTTCCTATTTATGGCGTAAATAAATTGCAAAATATGAATGAACTTTCTACAGATATATTTCATTCTACCTTAGCTTATGCTGGCATGGCTAATACCTATTTAGCAATGAATCAAGTTGTAGATACTCTTGAAGTTGGTAGAGAAGTTTTATCTGAAAGAAAAGTTGGAGGTGACAAGTCTGAAAAAGAAAGAACCAAGGAAGAAGGTACTTCTAGAGCATATAATAGATACTTGAAATTTCTAGATAAGCAAGTCTATGGTGTTAGTTCTAGTAAAACTAAGATATTTAAGGGTATAATAGTTGAGAAAGTTATTTCTACTCTATCTAGTTTTGCCTCTAAATATTTTCTAGGTGGTAATGTTATAGGTGGTTCTGTTAATACTATGACTGGTTTTAATGAAATATTCAAGGAAGCAATAGCAGCTGAGTATTTCAATCTAAAAGAGTTTGGTATGGCAAATAAACTATATTTTAGCAGCTTTGGAAAGAACTGGTGGAACTATGGTAAAGAGTTTAAAGAAGATAAAGTAAATCTTTTCATAAGACACTTTAATGTGTTAGGAGAGAGTAGAACTAAACAAAGAGATTGGCATACTGTTAATTCTAAGTATAGAAGGCTCTATAATATGTTTAATGAAAGTATATTCTTGCCATATAAGTCAGGGGACCACTATATGCAATCTATATCATACTTGGCAAGTGCATATAAAACTAAAGTATATGATGAAAGTGGTAAAAGAATATCCTTATGGGAAGCTTATCAAGTTGTAGATAATGAGGATACTCAAGGTAATAAAGGTGGTAAAACATTAGCTCTTAATGGCACTTTCTATAAGAATAAAGAAGGAGCAAAAGAGCATAAGTTGATTACATCTATATTATCTCAATTGCAAAATTCAGCAAGTGCTGGACCATTTGGAGCAGTAATACATCTTACTCAAGAACAACAAGATTATCTCAATAGAAAGGGCTATAATATAGCAGACACTGAGAATACTATACATTCATTGGAAGATGATGCTTATAACTTAACATGGAATATTGATGATGAATCAGCTTTCATGGATAAGTGTAGAGAAATTAATAATAGAATGCATGGTATTTATAATAACCAAGATAAGGTTGCTTTTCAACAGAATTGGTTTGGTAATGCTGTCTTAGCCATGAGAGGTTATGCTCTTGGTATGATTGAAAGAAGGTATGCAGCTAGTCACTATAGTGTTGCTTTAGGACATGATGTAGAAGGTTCTCTTAATACTCTTGGTAAGGTTATTTGGAATGGTTTTACTGATAAAGGTGGCTTTATGATGACTATGAGAGCTATATGCTTACCTATGACAAAAAGAGCTAAGCTTGATATGTATAGAGCAGGATTCTCTGAGAACCAAGTTGCTAATATGAGGAGAAACTTTGGTGATGCTTTATTAATTAGTCTACTAGTACTACTAAAAGCTCTAACAGCTAAGGGAGATGGAGATGATGACGATGATGATGAAGATAGTCAGGTTGCAGGTATTCTCTATTACTTTGCAAATAGATTAAATAGAGAACAACAAGCATATAATACTCCTATGGGATTGTGGACTGAAGCAACTACTATTACTGATTTAACTCCTGTTGGTATGTCAGCACTTGTTGATATAACCAAGATGGGTATACAGTTTGGTGGTCTTCCATTTGCTGATGAAGATGATTCTTATTTCTATTATCAATCTTCCAAAGAAGATAGATATGATGAAGGAGATGCAAAAGCTTATGTTCATTTCTGGAGAATGTTTCCATATCTTAGAAGTGTATATACATTACAACAACCTTATGAAGCAGCCAAATCATTTGATTATGGTCAGAATATGAGGGCAAGATAATAACTATAAAATAAAAAGGGTAGAGAGGTTAATCCTCCCTACCCTTTCTTTTTTTCAAAAGCTTTATAATCCTAAGCATTTTAATTTATGCTCCATTTCTTCATCCTCAAGTGAGGACCAAGAAGTCTCATTGAAACCTTGCATTTCAATTCCTTCCCTTTGTTCCTGAGTTAAATTATTCCATTGATATTTCTCTGGTATAGGTGTAGACCTAGTTGTAATATCCATGCTATAATGATTTAGTTCAGTAACCTCTATTCCAAACATATTTCCCAAGTAATCCTCATTAAATGGAGTTCCTAAAATAGGGTCTACAGTTTCAGTTGGAGACTCTGAAGGTATAGCTTCTGTTGGTTTAGCTTCGTCATTAGTCTCTGCTTTGACAGTATTTTCAATCTCACCAAACATTGCTCTTTCTTCATCTGTCATTTTCTCCCAAACTATATGAGGTTCTGTATAATTTACTGCAATAGTATCTTGCAATATAGGATTTGCACCTGTATAGTTTTTGCCATCAATCATTAACTGATTAGCCTTTTCAGGAGATACTGAATAATCTGCTGAACCATTCTTCCAACCTGATGGAGCTGGATATTCAACACCAATAGGAATTAAGTTAAGTGACTTAACTTGTATTCCATATTTATTTTCTAAGAACTTCTTATACAATGATAGCTGCCTTGAATACTTTTCTTGTTTATGTTGGTCTATACCACTTCTATTTGTCTTCATATCAAAGATAAAGAAGTTTCCATTTCCATCATAAGCAAGCAAGTCAAGTGTTCCTGCAACATCTACTGTATGTATCTTACCATTGGAATCTAATACATCTAATGAGCCTGTAACTGTTACATCTCTTGGAACTATTGTAAGACCATTTGATATAAAGTTATTTCTAAGACCCATTAATTGTTCTTTAAACTTTTGTAGTGCTTCTTTTGTGGCATTTGGATAACTTTCAGCTAATTGCTCAGATGTCATATTATCTAATTTTCCAGCAAAGAAGTCTCTAACAAATTCATCAAAGCCTGTACCTATATTAGTAGAAGGTACAACCCAAGGACTATTAGGGTCAAATCTTTCTCCAGCTCTTTCATCAGCAGAAATTACAGAAGTAACTCTAGCATATTTCTTTCCTGTTCTTGTATCAATGTATCCAGAATTATCATCAGCTAATTTTATATGCTTAGAATCATCTTCTATCTGAGTTGTTATATTAGCAGCTCTTTCTCTTGCAGGATTAGTAGGAGTACTAGGTTTACCATCAAGAACTACACCAGTATCAGTAACTATGGCATTACCTGATTTTACCTGACCTTCTGCAATAGTAGGAGTAGTAACAGACTGTTGAGATTGTGCATTTACTGCATTAGCAGTTTCTGTGAATGCAGGAGTACCATCAGCTTTAAATGGATTTTGTACTGCAATACCTTGTATTCTATAATTAAAAGTTGTGGCAGCAGCTCCCAATATACCATCCTCATATATGTCACTAATATTATCAGCAGCAGCCTTGCTTTCAGATGTTTTTTCAGCATCAGAATATAGAACATTCCATTTAGCAAATGAGTCATTAGAACTGGTCATTCTGACTTTTCCACTATCATCTAGTATCAAGTTTCTAATGAAGTCATTCTTAAAATCTTTAATATCCTGCTCTGTCATTCCACTATTAAATGTAGCTAATGGAATTGTTTCAGAGGTGTTAGGATTTACAAGACTTAAATCCATTATTCTATTATCACCATCAACTTCAGATGTAGGAGTTATCCTATATTCCCACCCATCTTTTATAGGAATATTAATGAAATTATCAATCTTCTTTTGAAGATTACTAGCCATAGTTTGCAATGCTCCAGCAGTTGCTTCTGTAGGGACTATTTGACCATCAATTTCTTCATAAACCAAATCATCTGAATTAAAACTTTTGACAAAAGTTTCTAATGCTTTAGCAGCTCTAGATGTTCTACTATTGAAGTTTATAATGTCTCCATCTCTAGCTTCTTCTTCAAAGGTATTATCAGAATTTCTAGCAGTACTTTCATTAATAGGACTTACAAATATTTCTATTTGATTAAATCTTCCATTTAAGGTTGGTTGATTAAACACTAATGCTTTTCTACCACCTATCATCTTGGTTCCAAGTCTTTTTAAGAAATTTCTCTTTGCCTTCTGATATGCAGGATTTCTTCTTCTTTGCTTCTTATCTTGTGACTCTAGTGAAGTTCTTTCATCCTGACTTAGGTCATTTATTGCAATATCAGTAACATTATTTCTACCTCTATAATTTATATCTGCTGAATAAGCTTTTGGCTTTCCATAAGCTTTAGTTACAATAGCTTTACCATTAATAGATATTAATTGGGTTCCAGTATTACTTTGAGCAGCATTTCTAATAGGAGCCATGTGTGTAGAACCTGCACTTCCTAAGTGATTAGTTGAAGACATTACACTAATAGGCTGGTATTTCTTATCTCCAATAACAACAGGACCATTCTTAGATTCTACCACTGCAATAATTGGCATAGATACTTCAGGATTATAGGTGTATCCATTAGATTCCATATCTTGCTTTACTGCATCAGAAAATTCTTCATCTGTAATAAAGAATATATCTGGATTGTTATCCAATATTCCATCTCTTAAAGCTTCTTCTATATTATACTTCTCATAGTACTTTATAGTAGGACTATTAGGAAATCTTTGTCTAATGTTATCAATGTTTACACTAGCTATAAAGGATGAACTACTGTTTGCATTAGGAAACATATTATAGTTAGAGTTCAACTGTCTATTAGTATTATCTAACTGCTGTCTCTTTTTATCAAGAAGAGGTGACTTAGACTTCTTTTCTTCTGTTACAGATTGCTTGGAAGTTTTAGCTGCATTAATCTTTGCAGCTATCTGTCTTAATAAATCAGCTCTTGGGTCTGTTCCATCTTCAGAATTAGTCTCTCTTGTATTAGCTGAAGATATAAGAGCATCTACAAAATCTTCTACATTTTCAAATGAATTTGTACTTAGACTTTCAATAAATTGTCTTACATCATCTTTTACATTAAAGCCTCTATCAGGTTGGTTCTTAGCTATATTAATAGCTATCTCTGCTGCTTTAGCAACATCCTCATTACTATTATCAGCAAAAGCTTGTATTATTGGATTTCTTTCCTCAGTACTAGTAGCATTATTAGTAGGCTGATTACTCTCTGTTTCAGTCTGTGCTGTTTCAGTAGGCATATCTTCATTACTAATTACTGAACCATCACCAGCAATATAACCACCTTCAGGAGTACTACTTCCTGCTATATCAAAGATACTTTTAGTCTTAGTTTCTGTTGCTCCCTTTTGTACTACTGGCTCTGGACTAGCAGCAGGAGCAGACTGTTCTGGTGTAGTAGGAGTTACTTCTATAGGAGCTTCATTAGCTTCTCTTTGAGCATTCTCCTTATTATAAGTAGCCATTACATCATTAAAGTTCTGTATGGCTTCTCCAACACTTGTGAAGGCTGTTTGCTCTGCTTCAGGTATAGTAGAATTAACTTCTTCCACATATTTTCTGAACTCAGATACTCCATTTTCATCTACTGCTGACAAAGCATCTACTACAGCTTGATTATCATTAAAGTCAATTCCTTTATCAGACAAGTAAGTTATAGTATGAGCAAACATTTCTTTATCATTATCTGACATGCCTTTATGATTATCAGAACTAGAAACTTGCTCTATAAGGTCTTGAAGCATTTGTCTCTCTTGACTATATCTTTCAAAGTTAGCATTATCTTTATCTCTGAAAGCTCTTGTAATTAATGATTGCTCTCTAAATGAACTTTCATTATACATTTTGTCCATTTCTCTAGCAAAAGTAGCATAGTCCTGAATGTTATTCATTGCTTGATACTTTCTCCTAGAGGCTATATCAGCAGCAGATTGCCTAGCATTATATACATAGTTATTAAAACTATCTGGGTCACTTAGTATAGCTTGATACTGAGTATTGAATGTATTAATAGAGTTCTTAATTCTTCCAGCATCTATTATCTTATCAAGAAAGTTTTCATCCTGTGCAGTTCCTTGATTAACAAGATTATCTATTACAGCTTGCTGTTCTTCACTATAGAAAGGCTTCTCTTCAGCCTTAACAGCATCAAGTTCTTTCTGAGCTTTAGATATTTCTACATTTATCTTTTGTACTTGCTTATTATGTCCCTTCTTTACTCTACCATTGTCTTTTATATACTTTGATTTCTGTTCATTAAGAGACTCTAGCCTAGTATTAAGTTCTTCAACTCTTCTATTATATTCCTCTCTGCCACCATGAGTAGCTACATAAGTCTTTTGTTTACCCTTTCTAAGCATTATAGACCTAGATATAGGGTCAAGATTCATGATTTCTTCTTCACTAAGAACCTCAGAGGTACCTTCTTCAATATTATTAATTGCATCTAGTCTTTTAAGTTCTTTTTCAAGAGATTTACTTTTAACTTTTTTATCCTTTAGAATACTCTTTTCATTATTAGTAAGATTCTTCCTACTAGTAATGTTCTTAATATCTTCCTTGATAGAATCAAGACTCTTTTGAATTTCAGCCTGTCTCTTTTTAGCTTCTGCAATAGAGTTATAATCAGCTAAGATTTCTTTCTGTTTTGCACTTAATGTAGAACTATGCTCTACTGAATTTTCTATTTGAATATTAGCAAGCTCTCCTTTTAGCTTCTGGTCTCTCTGTTGCCAATCTTTAAGCATCATCTGACCATATATAAGGGATTGTTTGGTATCTTCATCAACATTACCAAGTAACTTATCTACTCTATCTGATTCTTGTTGAACAGTGTCAAGAGTAGATAACATTTTATTTGCATTTGATTTTAAAGTCTTAAGAATGTCTTCATCACTTTGATTTTCTTCAGAGGTATTAACATTATCCCTCATTGCAGATATATATTTTTCTGCTAGTTCTGAACCTTCTTCAAGATTTGCAATCTCTGTAAGCTGGTTAAGATAAGTGTCATAATATTGAGTACCTTGAAGCTTTTGTAGCATAAAAGCATCACTGATAGTCTTACCTAAGGCACTGTTTCTATAACCAAATTCATCACTGCCAAGACCTGCATCACCCATAGCTTTAGCCCAGTTGAAGGTTCCAACTAGACCATCAAATTTATCTTTATTGTTAGGGTCTCTAAGCCACTCTTGTAATACTTGAGCAGCTTCTTCAGCTTGATGCTGTTGAATTTGACTCTCTCTATGAGCTTGGAATAAACCACTTCTCCAAGGAGTAATTCTTCTAAGTCTCTCCCAATTAGATTCTAGTTCACCCTTCTCATTAAGACCTCTACCAAAATAAGTAGTTTCTGCCTTACCATCAACTATTCTACCTGTCCTAGTTCTATGACCTAATGATGGAGTTCCCATTACAGAAGATATAGCTCCATATATACCAGATTTAATAGTTTCCTTATCAGTAACAGAACCTGTAAATGCTGTCCAAGCAGCTCCCCAATCACTTGAGAAATTATCTCCTACTGCTGCACTACCATCACCTTTATATTTATTATCAATGAATTGATGTATATTGTTTTCTGCACCACCCCTCATAGTAGCATCAGAAACACTCTGCATATATTCTTCACCAAATTCACCAAGAGGCTCCTTAATTAGATTCCAAGCTTTCTTACCTATACCAAATTTAGGAGTTACAGTTGTTGTAGCTCCACTACCTGTAATAGTAAAGTTAGGTCTAGGTTGTGCCCAACCAAATAATTTAGACTTAGATAATGCATTTCTAACAGAAGGGGCTTGTAAACCTGCTTTTAAGGTACTATTTACCATACCATTGATAAGAGAGTTTACATAGAAGTTATTTATTCCTGCTTTTGTTGCAGCATATTCAACTTGCTTTAAAGACTCCTCATACTTAGGAGAATATTCATCCCACACTTGCTGATAAATCTGATTAATATCATATAGTTTACCAGTCTTCCTATCTTTGTATTTAACTACTTGTCTAGTATTATCAGCACCATCTTTTATCATTACCTGGTCATATTGCCCAAGTCTTCTATTAACTTCAGCACCTACCTCTTGTTGATGCATCTGTTGTACAGCTTGTAGACCCTCTTCTTCTGCTTGTTGTTTGGTATTAAGACCTTCAGAAAGACCTTCCATAGTACCTACCATACCTGGTATAACAAACTTATTAGTAAGGTTCTCTGCTTTCTGTAACTTAGTAAGAGCACTTGTTAATGCTTCACCTGTCTTAATTGCTTTAGTTGCTGTACCTAAACCTTTAAATAACATAGAAGCAAGCTTAGCCTCTCCTGCTCCTACAAACATTGATGCAAGAGTAAAACCACCTGATTGTAATGCTACCCAAGGACTAGCTGAACTTAATAAGCTATTTTCTTGGTCATCACTTTCTACAATCTGTAAATCTGATATTCCAAGCTCTTTAGCCTCCTTTAATCTTTCTGGTAGAACAGTACCATATTGAACTATATCATTACCATATCTAGTCCAATCATTATCTATGACTGAGTTCATAAAGTTATCCCAACCATTGAGGTTTGGATTATCTTTATAATCTCCATCAAAGTAATCTATTGCACCCTTCACTGAGCCTAGTAAACTTACGACAGCACCAGCAGCAGAAGCTCCCATACCAGCAAAACCATACCAAGCTTGTTCATACCAAGGCTGATTCTTAGCTACATTATTCTTAATGGCATTATCAAGCATTGCATTAGCAGTTGCACCATTATCTTTATATGTAGCATTAGCAGCTTGATAAGAAGCTGCAAGTTCAGCCCAGTCCATATCACTTAGGTCTACATAGCTAGAATACCCATACTTCTTAAACCAAGGAGACACTTTTGCAGCTATCTCCTTTATATTCATTGGATTACCAACTCTATTTCTATCCCTATCAATATGATATTCATCTTTATACTGCTGTAGCATATCTTGATAGGTATTCTGCATTATAGCATTTGTATCACTAAGACCCTGAAAATATTGCCTATTTGAAGGCATATTAAGATTAATAGGAGTAACCATTAAGTTACTCCCATTTTGTTGTGCTATTGCTTGTTTATCAGACTGGCTTCTATCATTAGCTGTCAATCCTCTTAATCCTAAATTTCCTAATGTTGGCATAATTATTGACTTACACAAATTACATAATCATAGTCTTCTCCAGAAGTACCACTACCTCTAGAGTGAACTCTTACTATTTGAATATCTTGTCCTTCCCTTATATTTGAAGTTTGTAGCTGCTTAGCTAAAGCTTCTTTAGCTTTTTGAGGAATTGATGGATAATCATTATTTGGACCTGGGTCTACATAAGTCACATCCTTCTGATTCAGATTATAGTTTCCCCAATACCAACTTGACCTTAATTTACTTCTAGTTCCTCCTAGTCCTACACCTTGCAGGTCATCTCCTTGTTCTCCTGTACTCCAAGTTCCATCAAGCTTAGCAAGACCAAATAAAGGAGTATAACCTAGTTTCTCCATACTGTTAGACTGTCCCTTGACACTAGAAACTTTCTTAAAGTCACTTTGACTATTTCCCATGTTATCTACAGGAGTAGACTTAGTACCACCTTGATTACCAGTTCCTACCTTTGAAACATTTCCATTTTGTCCTTGCATTACTCTACCATTTTTATCAACTACCATTCCAATCTTAGGGTCATAGTAACTACCTGTTCCCTTTCCATCAGCACCAATTATTTCTCTAGGTGCAGTCTGTTCTCTTTGAAATCTTTGTGTAGCCTCTCTTTCACTCTTTTGGAACTCTTGAGCTGCTTTCTGTCTAGCCATAGCATGAGCATTACTTAGATTTTCTTGTGCTCTCCAGTTATTAACTAACTGAGCTTCATCCTGACCTACAGCATTCCATAATCCCTGTCTTGCATAATTATATGCTTGTTCTATGGTTGACTTACTTCCCCAATCCTTTACTCCTGTAGCATCCATAGTAGACTCTACTAAATTAGTTAATACAGGAGAAGCATCTGGATTATTCATGATAGCTGCAAGAACTGCTTGACTACTGAAACCTCTTTGTTTAACATACTCATAATAGTCACCTCCTACAAGCTTTCTCATCTTTTCAGGGTTATCTCTAAACTCCTTAGCTAGAGCAGAAGCACCTGCTGCTACTTGTGCAGTTAATGCAGCTCCACTTATTCCCTTTCCATAGTCAGCAGAAGGATTATGAATAAATTCATCTAAACTCATATCTGATGCTCTTCTTTGCCATAACCTTGTTGGGTCTTGAGCATCTATTCTTCTTTGTTCATCAGCTAATTCTTTTCTTCTATTAGCAGCATTTTCTATAGGCTTAATATCACTAGCATACCTTCTTTTCATAGCAAGGAGTTGACTTCTATTTTGAAGAGTCATTCCCTTGCTAAAATCATCTACTATATTATTTAAATCATTAGCATACTTGCTATACATTGCATAAGCTTCAGGACTCTGTGTCTGATTTGCAATGTCTTTCCATTGTTCTGTTTGAGCAGCTAAGTTAGAGTAGTCTGCCTCTACCTTATCATAAGTCTCCTTATATTGTACTAAAGGCTTAATAAGCTCATCATAAGAGAATGGTCTAAATTTACTATCTATAACTAACTGCATATTACTTTCTTGTTAAACTCTTTGACTTTTTCTTCTTAGGCTTTGACTTCACAAGATTGAACCCTTCTGCCTGTGCTCTAGACATAGGACCAAGAGCACCAGTAGCATAAAGTTGTCTCACCATGTTCATACCTTTATTCTCATAACCTATATCACCAAGAGCAGATAAGAACCCACTTAGATTAGCAGACTTAGCAGCTTCAGCAGCCATTCTAGCCTTTTGTCTCATTTCAGCAGCAGCCATTATGCCCTTAAGAGCATAGTCTCTTGCACTTGCATAGGCTTGCTGATTAGCCATATCAGCTTGCAGTTCACCTTGTGAGTTAGCTTGATTAGTAGCTCTATTAAAGTCTTCAACCTTTTGTCTTTGTTCTAGATTATACTCTTCAGACTTTCTAAATAAGTCACCTAATCTATCTTGAGCATTATAGTCAGCAGCAAGAATGCCTGCCATTGCTCTACCACTATTGCCACCACTTTGATTGGCTAGAGCTCTCCTTGTAGCACCAGCTTCTGCATTAAGTTTATTAATATAGTAATCTCTATCAAATGGTCTATAGGTAAGTTTGTTACCAATAGGATTCCATGATACAGGCATATAAGAACCTCCTCTTGTAGCTGCCTCTATTTGAGCTGCCTCAGTATAATCTGGATTATTAGTAATACCCAAAGCATCTGATAATGCTGCCATACCTAAACCAATAGCAGGAGCAAATCTCCAACCTTCATAACTATTTTTAATCTCCTGAGTATCTTCAGGCTTCTCCTCAGGAGAAGGAGTTTCTAAAGGTTTCTTTTCATCATAGTAATAATCAGTATAGATAGTATTTCCTTCTACAGGTCTTTCTTGTTTTCCCTTGAAGCTATAAGTAGGAAAAGCTTCAGCAAAACTTTGACCTTTCTCATTAAGACCTTCCCAAGGAGTTGTTTTCATAGGAGTTGCAATAGGATTACCTTGTGCATCTGTACCTCTTAAGAAATATCTGTTAGCTCTCTTTATAGGAGTTGCATCATTAAAGAATTGATGCATAAATCCTGGATTACCATCAGTTGCTAACTTTCTAATACTTGGCAGAGCAGCATCAGTAAGATTAGTACTAGATACTTTATACTGAGGATTAGCTGTGTAGAAGGCATCAATAGCTTTCCATCTATCAGTGCCTTTATTAGCATCATTACTATAGAATTTATATTGTTCATTAAAGGCATTATTTATATCAGCAATATTCATACTATTGACTTTATCTAAGTAGTCTTTAGTATAATTGCTATCACTATCAAACCATCCACCATTATATCCAGCTACATATTTATATGGTTTATATGTGAAACCACCTGTATCAAATCTATTTCCTTCATGAGCTTCTTCTCTAACACCTTCTTGTGTCTGAGCTAAATCAGACATTATCTCATGTAAGGTTTCTTGACTAATAGAGTCATTAGGTCTTTCTGTGGCATTCTTAGAAATCTGCTTAACAGCATCAGCAAAAGTCAAATCTTTAGTTCCTCTTAGCTTATATTTATTTCTTATAGCTTTAGGAACAGTTAATCTATTACTAAATACATAGTCATTGTATATAGCCTCTCCTTCCTCAACTAGGTTAGGTTTACCATCAGGAGCTACACCCATAGGAACACCTTCATAAGGATTACTTTCATGTGTGCCTCCTTCATCAATAAACATAAGTCCTGTAGAAAAATCTCCACCATTAGTATTTAACTCACCACCAAAAGCATGATGCCACTTTGCTGCATTCTGAGCAAATATTGCTCTCTTTCGAGTTAATGGATTCTTACTATGTGTTAGCTCCTCTGTAGTTTTTCCAGTTCTTTCTTTAGTGGCATTGAATTTACCTCTATTCTTAGGATTGATATAAATACCTCCACCATCAGCATATTGATTAAGAAATCCTCCTAAAGCTGCATAGTTTGCTTCTAGATTATTCATTGTAGTTTCTGTAATATTATCAGCATTGTTTTGTAATGTATTCTCAGCAAAAGCATTAGCTAATTCCATTTGTTCTCTTAGCTTTCTTGCTTTTTTCTTTGCCTTATGAGAGAACCAACCATCCTTACCAATATACTTATTAGAGAAATTATTTCCCATAGCAGTGCTTCCCCAAGTATCAGCTAAAGTATCAAAGTTACTTGCATCTGATTGGAAACTATTAAGTCTATTAATGGTACCTTCAACATTAGCAATATTTTCTTTGTTCATTTTAGAACCAAACATTCTATTTGTTAAGCCTCCAATGACTTTTAGACCAGCTCCTGCTACTGCACCCCAAGGTCCTGGAATGGCACTAGCTAAGTTACCCAAACTATCTATTGTATTTCCTACACCACTAGACATTCCACCTCCAATAGCACCTCCTATCATACCACCAACGGCAGTAGCAGCACCATTAAGAGCACCTGACTGAAACCCACTCTTTAGTGTTTCTCCAAGATTACCAAATAATCCTGGTTGCTTTATAGAAGGAGGCTGAGGTGCTTCATAACCTTGACTAGGATTCTGTGCTCCACCCATACCATCTACAATAGCAGGAGTAGAGTATCTACCATTAAGTCTGTATGAGTTATTTTGCATCTGACTTCCATACATATAATAGTTATTTCTATAACTTAATAGCTTATTATATCTTCTATTATTAATTCTATTAGCCATAACTTATAAGTTTACTTGTGCAAAGGTACATAAAATAGATGATATTACCAAATATTTAAGTATAAAAATAATAGGGACATAAGATTTCTCTTATATCCCTATTAAATTAGATTGTATATTTAGTTGAAATATCATGTAAAATGAAATGAAATTTATTATAATCTACGTCTGGAGATTCATTAAAACCTAGACTAATTGAAGCCCAAGGATTTCTAATTCTCTCTCTTCCTTCTCTAGGAATTTGACTCCTCCACACTCTAAATTTCTTTCTTAAGGAAGTATCATTAATAGTTCTTCTAGATTGACTTAGATTCTTTCTACCAGTATTTTGATATTCATCAGCTGCTCTAATCCAATCAAAAGACCTATTAGATACTAAGTTTCCATCCTTATCATAAACATCAGCTCTATACTCAATAGTGTCAAATATCTTGGTATAAGCAGCATCCTCATTACATATATAAGTAAATCTCGGAGCTTTAAACTCACCAAAGAAGAAATTATAGTCTCCCTTAAAGTTCTCCCATAGACTTGTTGAAGTTTCACTATCATTAGTAATAGAGAAGAAATCATTTCCAACTGGAAACATTATAGCTCTACTATAACTCATTAATGATGTGAACTGACCTAATTGTTCTGAGTAACATAGAGTATTCTCATTATCCTTGTCACTAGTAGGACTTAGATATAAGTCTTTGTTCTTTGGGTCATAACTTAATCTAATTGCTGAAGTACTATTAGGATTCCATTGTTCCTTTGCATGGTAATTTCTCATCCAAGATTTACCTCCAAGTTGTGTACTCATATCTTGTAGTTGACCATTATATAGATATAATGTATCAGTACTGCTATCTACAAAATAGAGACCTACAGGAGATTTAGCTATTGCCCACTTATCTTGACATCCTACAACATCACTAATTGGTCTAGTTCCATCAACCTTATAGTTATTAGTAATCTCTACAGGAGTACCATCAGATGTAGGTATTTGTACTCTACTATTAAATAGAATTTGACTTATTGACTGCTCTTGAAATGCTATTAGAGTATCATTGAATGTTTCAATAGATGTAATAGAACCAGCACTTCCACTTAAATCTAATGAATTGGCTAATGTAATATTAGCCCAAGTATCTATATCTTCAAGATAAGATTTCTCCATTGACCATACTACTTGTGTAGGATACTTATTATTTCTATAATACTCCTTATCAAGTATTCTGTAGTTAAAGAAATTATCTCTTTGAGAGTAGATAGGATTCATTAAATTAAAGTTAGTAGGAGAAATATTGAGATTACTAATTTGACCTCTATTTCTATCATATCTACCATCTAGATTAGTTCTAGACTCACACATGAAAGAGGCAATCTCTACTACACTATTTTCATCTTCAGTAGTAAAAGCATAAGTTTTTAAGCAATCATATCTTTGATAATATGTATCTCCATATTTAAACTCAATAGGACTATCTAATGAAACACTAGGTCCAGCAGGTATCCAAGAATTACTTTTAAGAGCTTCCTCAGTATCTCCACCAAACATATTATCAGGCTTTGACTTTCTTTTTAATTCAGCCATATATAGGCAAGCTCTTGGATTATAGACTCCAATATTATCTTGTTTAACAGAATATTTATCACTAGCAGCTATTTGAACTAGAGCATAGCCATAACCAATATAAGAAACTTTCCAATATGATTCTGTATTCTTGAATCTATAATTTTTATTTACATCACTGCTTGAAAGATTCACCTTCATCCATTCAGTTACTCCATCTACAATAATGCCTGTAGATACATATAAGTCAGCATAGCTGGTACTTGTACCTCTTACTGAACAAGTACATATAGCATATAATCCAGACTGAGTATAACCATATAATTTAGAGGACTGTTTTAGCATATTCAACACACTTTTCTCTATTTCAGAAGGTGTAGCAGAATTGTAATATACATATTGTATAACAGCTTCTTCATAGTTTTCAAGGGAAGGTCCTGTAGGTTTTACATTAGACCAAAATGGAATAGCATTAGTTCCTGTATACCCATTTAATTCTCCTAATCTAGGTAAAATAACAGGAGAAAAGTTATCCAAGTAATTAAAAGCAAATACTGCATGGGCTGTAGACTTATATTTCATTCTAACAGGTTCATTAGCTTCCTTAAGCTGAGCTGCATAATCACCTACAAAACCACTTCCATAATTGTCTCTAATGTTTTGTAATGGAACTCTTGTAAATGGATTAGCTACTACACCTGAACCTTGTATATCTACACCAGCATTAGGACTTACATAAAAAGTATATTTAGCGTCTGTAGTAACTAAAGTATCTACATTACCATAATAGTTTAATGCTCTAATACCAGAGTTCTTAGGAGTAGGAATCTTTATAAGAGAGATTTCATTACTATCAAATATAGATACTGGAGTAATTCCATTCTTTAAGTCATCATTAGTTTTCTTTTCTGAACTCCAAGGAAAATCAAGCCATCTAGTATCAGGTGAAAATCTAATATTAGATATTACCTTTCTTTTTAATACAGAAGTTCTAGTACCACTTTTCTCAGGTCTTACTGCATCATTGTTTAATGAACCTGACCTCTGCCAAGGATATACTAACCAATTTAATTCCCAGTTTTGTTCTTTAGCATTATATGCATAGAATGTATTGCCATTATCCGTATCATCTATAAAGTGACTCTTATAGAACATTCCTGCTACCATTCCTCTATTCTCATAGTTTGTAGTAAGAAAAGATTTGTGGAAGAATCCATTATCATTAGGAGCAGGAACTGATGAAGAAGTCTGTATAGTAATATCTCCAGCATTTGATTTAAACTCTACTAAACCTACTATATCAAGCTCAAAGTCTCCACCTTCTAGTGCTTGTTTTGTACTATTATCAAACTCTATATCAGGAGAGTGCATAGTAATAATAGATTGGTCAATAAAGAATGCATTATTATTAGTAGCTTTATCATTTTTTGCACTGTTATTAGCTGCCATAAAGTTAGTTGAAATCATACTTTGTATTTCAGCTCCTCTATCACTACCTGTCTTTAATGGGTCTAAGTGTGCAAATGCTACAGTAGCACCTTTATCTATATCAGTAGAATTATTTATATTTGAAGACATAGGTCTAAAGAACCAAGAGGACTGAGCAAATGGAGTATTAGAAACTCTATCCTTTACACAAAATACAGTAGGACATAATATACCTTGGGCTAATACCATTCTATCATAAATAGATGGTAATACTACTAATGCTCTAGCTCTCTTATATCCTAAACTTGAAAGAGTATTCTTTGTATCATCATCTAGATTAAATGTCATTTTTGGAACTACGATGTTATCTCCATCTCTGTGTGGTTTATTATTTCTAGGAACATCATAATTACCTAACCATAAAGGTTCAGACCATTTTCCTGTCTTATGTTGGAATTGAATACCAAGTCTATAGGTATCACCTATTTTAAATGATGATGTATTACCAACAACAAGCTGATTATTATATTCATAAACAGCATCTGAGTCATCAACACTATTAAGTTCTATTGTTCTAGTTCCTATTGATATTTTATTATTAGCTACAGAATTTTTTAGAATATTTTTTATAGAATCAGGAATACTGTCTCTCTTTAACTCTATATTACCTAAGAACAATGTATTATCTTTTTCAGTTATAGTTCCTGCAATAATAGATTCACCTCCAATATATAACATCTTTGTAGGGTCTATATCAGTTCCTGTTAATCCTGTATCTACATAAGTTATTTCATCACTTCCTGTAATTTCTATATCAGTTACTATTTTCACTATAGGAGTAGCATCAAGAGATGTTCTATGGATAGAATATATTCTAAGATATTGAAAGTTAGTTTCTGGATTTTTAATACTAATATGAAAGGTATTGCCAACTATATCTTCAGGGCTTCCTCCTCTAGTAACAAATGAAGTATTGTATAACTCTGTAGTATAAAATATATTACTTTCTTGTCCATATCTATTATAATAGGAAAAAGCATATTGAATAGTTCCAGGTGAAAATGCTCCACCACCTTCTTCTCTAGTAACAGTTACCTCTTCATTAAGTTCTAGTTCTTGAGTAAAATCAAAACAGCCTTGAGGATATAATTTAGATTTCTCTTCTTCTGTAAGCTCTGATATATCTTTATTATAGCGTAATTTATCAGCTACAATATTTATTGACCTTGGTTGATTCTTACCATCTACCCAATATACTTTTTGAACTAATTCACCTTCGTAAATTCCCAATGTTTGAGCTGGATGCTTAGTATCCATATTAAGATTTCCTCTATATATTATAGAAGAATCCCAACTACTTTCACCAAAAGCCCAGCTCTTTTCATTTTTTTCTAATCTGTAAATAAGATTCTCTGTTTCTGTTGCACCATCATTAACTGATGTACTAGCAGTAAATACAACTAGGTAATCTCCTACTACACAATGTCCTACATAAGAACCTATAATTATTACTTCAGCATTCTTAGGTCCTCTTTCATTTGTCATTGATAATAGAGTATTATTATCCCTAGCTGTAAATCTTATATTATGTGCTTCCCAAAGGTATTTAGACTCTTGTCTAATAGGATGATTATCCTGTCTCATACCTTGGAAAACATGAAAATCTTGTTTCATCATTATTGCTGCTTAAAGGTTTCCTTTGAACCATTATTAATGAATCCCATCTTATGCTCTGTAACTCTAGGAACCAATGTATTCCATGAATTAGTTATTGATTCCATTTCATCAATTGTAGGCATTATTAAGCTCGTCTGAGCTTGACCTACAGCAAAAGCATAATCTTGACAAGTAGAGCTATAAACATCACCTTTAATCTTACCTGTATCAAATAATACTTTGTACCTTTTTTTAGTAATATAAAGCTCTAATGCTTCTCTAAAGGAGCTATTGTCAGCTATCATTGGATAACCATCACAATCAACAGGAATAGCCTGATAAGCTATCTCTATTGTACCATCCTTCATAGAGGTATAAATAGCTTGACCTTGTAATTTATATGTCAAGTCATATGAATCTCCTTTATCTTTTGACAGATGAAAGTTATCAGTGGAACTTCTAAATACTTGACTATAACCTTCCTTAAAAGCTCTAACTTGAATCATCTTATGAAAGTCACAAGGAAGTAATGCTCTATATTCTTTAATTTCAAGGTTTGCTGTCTTCTCTATATATAGCTTAGGCATACCTACCTTCCTTATGAAGTCAACTGTATAATTGACTACTCTTTCAAGAGTTAAATCTTGAAGTAATGGATTATCAAGCAGATTATCTAAGACTTCTTTAATTGAAATATATCTTTCCATTATGTATAAATATTAATCTTTCTAGGACGTCTTATCATTTGTATTATATCAAGAGCATTAGCTAATGAACTACCTGGGTCACTAAAATCTATATCAGAACTAGAATAAGGTGTAGAAGGCTCTAATTCTATAGGCTTAGGAATATTGATTATATCATTGAACTGTAATTGAGGAATCTTAATTAGTTCGGTTTCTGGTAGATAATGATTAATCATCATAGTTGTAGTATTACTCATAGGACCAAAATCCATAGGAGTATAATTACCTAACATAGCTCTTTCAGCATTTCTTCTTTTAGCTAATCCTCTAAGTTGATTATCCTTACTAGCCCACATAGACCTCTGTACATCTTGTATTGTAGCCTGTCCTGCTAAGTATCTTGTTAGAACTGGGTTAACTCTCTTTCTGAAGTTTCCTGCACCAACATTATAGCTATAACTATATAATCCATCAAGCTGTGTTTGACTTAATCTAGATGTAGCTCCTTTAGGGAGAGAAGCATTAAAGTCTCTAGCTTCTGCTTCAAAGCTTCTGTTAGTTTTCATAGAAGAGCCTTCCCAATTAGATATTCTCTTTCTTATTGAAGATGATGGTTTATAACCTCCATCTTTATATTTATTATAGCTATCTCTTATTTCATTTATATCATAGACTCCTTTGTCTACACCTAATTTAATAAAAGCAGCTCTTTCTGACATACTTAAGTCTTTCCACATAACATAAAAGCATCTAATAATCCATTCTTTAATTGTCTCTTAAGGGATATTTTAATATCTCTATTAAGTTCAAATGTATAGAAGGATTTGTTATTATATAGTGCTTTACTCTTATCATAAATCACTTTAAATATTTCTCTTTCTTCTGCTCTTATAAGAGTTCTTTTTTCATAGGAATCTTTATCCTCAGACCAGAGATTAAGAGTAGCATCCCAATCAATAGGGAGATTAGTTTGTACTTTACCATTCTTTAATATTATTTTAGCTTGATATTTTCTTAATGTTATTTCACCCATTCTTTCAGGCAATTTAATAGAGCCTAAATGAAGAAAGCTTTTTGCAATGGCTTTGTTCATAGTTCTTATAATTGCATAAAAGTCATGCTCTGATATAGGCTCCATACCTAACCATTTATTCTTCCTTAACCACTTATAAGCATCATAAACACCTAATGAGTTCTTTACTTTATGAACTCTTGGTTTATCCACTTTAAGTACTTCTCTCCTAAAGTTATCCATTAACCTTCTATTTGCTTTTGTAAGTTAGACTTCATATTGTTCCTTATAAAGGACATCATAGTAGATAAGTCATCATTAGCATTATTCTCTACATCCTCTGGTTTATATAAACCACTTGTCATAAACTTAACTACAGTTTCTATTAACTGAGGAATTAAAGCTTCTTCCATTGGAAACTTACTATCAAGAATATCACAAGTTTTATTGTTATCACAAGATAACTTCTCTACTTCATCTATATCTTCAAAGATACCTGTTACCCTTATATTCTCTAAATGTAGATATTGAGGATTAGAAGACTTGAAATACATATATCCATCAGGAGCTATTGAACAGTAGATAATATTCTGTAACCATCTATTATGCCCAACATATTTCATTCTTTCTCTTGTAACTAGAGTAATATCTCCAACATAATAATCCACAGGATATACCTTTGTAGCACCTACTGACATTAATGTTGGTATCTTATTTCTAGTTCTAAGAAATGCTCCTCCTTCACAAGGTTCTCCACTTATTGCAGGAACTTGTATCAGGTCAAGACATATAGTCTGATAATTTGACTCAGGTATTTCTTTTCTAACATCTTTATATTTTTGTGATAAGAAAAGTCCTCTGTATTTCTTAAGCAAATATAATATGTGGTCATTAGTAAAAAAGGTATCATCAGATGATAACTTTAATTGGTCTGAACACATATAGACAATTTCCCTGAATGTACTCATTTGTATATAAATAAAAAACTGCTGCAAATATAACAAAATTCTGCCATATCTACAACAGTTTAAGTGAATTTTTTATGCTTTTAACCTTAAATTATTATTCTCTGTAGCCCTAAGATTATTATCCTCTGACAATCTAAAGTAATCATAATAGAACAGAGGAGTCTCTTCAGGCTCTATTGTGCTTTCCACATAATATGGGAAAGGTATCATGCAAGAACCATAAAGACAATTAAGTACATTAGCCATTGAATTATAATCATCTTCTGTAACTGCTGTATTGAATTTAGTTAGTATTTCTTCTATAAAGGAATAAACTAATAATTTATCAACAGTACAATATGACTTATATCCAACATGACTAAGAATAGACATATATCTATCAACAGCTCCTGCAACTTCTTTAGTTAAGTAGTCAAGTGCAGCCACAGCTATTAGTATTTAGAGATACAACATTATTATTCTTGAAGAACTTATTCCAATATTTATTAGCTTGGATATAGTTTTCTGTCTTTAATGCAAGGTCAAGTGCTTTATATCTTAGTATAAAATCTATGAAGTCCTTAGGTATTTCACAAGTTGATTCTACTTGTTTAATATAGTTTATACCATTGTTGTAGATAGGTCTTAAATTAAGTGCTACACCTAATGTATTAACATTATCCATACCACATGGAGTATCAGCTGAAGGAGTTCCTACTGCTATTAAATACACATATAGAATGTCATCATTCAAGTCTCCATTATTATCTAATAGTTCCTTTGCAGAGACTGTAATACTTATATTCTTAAGACCTGCTATATCTTCATTTGTAACTAAGTCCTTACCAGCAAATGAATGATTATATATAGGATTACTGCTAGGACCACTAGCAGAGTAAGTGTCTTGATTATCAATAACTATTGAACCTATGAGAACATTAGTATAATAACTCAAGTTCTTCACTGATGCATTGATAATAAGATTCTTACCATCTTGGGTTATTTTAAGTGTATTAAACTGTATCATAGGTATAAAATTAAAGGGAGGTGTTACCCTCCCTTATATTAAGCATTAGGGTCTTCAACTGTGATACCCAATTTCTTCAATGCAGCTACAAGCTCTGTCATTGATACAGACTTCTCAAATAAGATAGTAATATCCTTCTCAGACTTCTGTACATTAACACCACTGTCACTGAAGTAATAATGAATGTCAAGTACATTGTACTCCTTCTCTGGGTCTACAAGGTACTTAGTCTCAAGATTATGAGGCCAGCCAATTTGTCTATATTGGTCACCTCTCTCACCCATGCAGAAGTACTCAAGGTCAGCCATCTTCTTACCATTCTTGATAGTAGTTTCAGATGTACCATTCTCAACTGTACCCCAAGTAACTTCCTCACTATTAAATAGAACAGTTGTAGGAATTACATCAAAGAATACTTCCTCTTGTCTTCTAACACCAAGTCTCCAAGGCTGCTCTGCCTCCTCAATTACAACACCAGTGTAAGTATCTGTTAAGTCTTTCTTAGCTGTACTTGCAGTTACTTCAGTATTACCTGATGAAGTCTTAAGATAAAACTTAAGAAGAGGAACAACCTCCTTACTGAAATTCATTGCCAATGAAAGTGCAAGAGTCTTATAGAAGTCAGAAGCTGTCATGCCTTTATAGCCATGAACTACACCATACTTAGCTTCCTGATAAATATCAGAATTGCCAATGTACTGTCTGAAGAAAATTCTAAGTACATAGTCCTGACCAGAGATTGGGTTACCCCCATTAACCTCAGAGTCAAGAGTTACTGTAGCTTTCTTTAACTTTCTTGAAAGTGCCTCCGCCTTAGTAGTCTTAGCATACATTACATTACTTAGGTCAATCTTGTCTGACCTTGTTAAACCACCATAACCCATATGCTGGAAGTACATATAGGTACTTGCCTTATCACCACCAAGCTTAAGGTCACCAACTGCTGCTGGTGTAGTGGTTACTACCTTCTTTGCAACAAAAAGTTGCCTGTTCTGATTTACAGAAAAAGTTGCCATCTTTTAATTAATTTAAGTTATACATTCTTTGAGGGGAGCCTCTTAATGGCTAAAGCTACAGCCCTCTCTAGGATAGTTCTGTGTAATACTGTATTTAGTTCACATCCCATCCTCTTTGTTTCTCCATTTATTGACAGATTTTCATCTGTGATGTCCTGTAGAATAATAGGTTTAGGCTTACTGAGATACTTTATAAAGTAGCTTTGAATTGTATATTTAGATATAAGCTCTATTACTGAAGAGCCAGTATCTATTCTTATAACTCTTTTATCTGAAGGTCCTCTAAAAGGATTATTCTTTATACTATGATACTCATCCTGTCTTACAGGAATTACATCTGCTCTAGTATTATTCTTGCATCCTAGAGATTCATCAGATAGAAGTACTGACTCATAAGTAATAAACCACACATCTGAAGGTAACTGAAAGAACTCAGAATTATCTGACATCTTTGGTTTTGAAATATCCTTAGATGTTAGTTCTAGAGTATTGACTAATGAGTCAAGATTTCTTCTCTGTTCTTCAGTTGATTCAAAGCCATCTCCTGTTAGTTTGCCATTATATAAGTCTCTTACAATAGATTCTTGAGCTTCTGTTAATAGAATTGATTTCTCATATTCATCTAGTTGTGTTAGACCTTGACCTATACCAAAAGGATTATTAGCAGCATAACTATTAAGTAGGACATCAAATTCATTACTAAATTCCTCTATAGTCATAATTACTGCTGTTGATTATTCTTATTAGACTGCGCTGCAATAGTAGCAGTAGAACCTGCCTGATATGCTATCTTAGCTAATGTTACAGCTCTCTCAAGAATTTCTTGATGTAGCTGAGAAGGAAACTCACAAGGAGTTTCTGTTTTCTTACCTTCAATAGACAAATCATCATCAGTTAAGTTAATAAGGATAATTGGATTAGGCTTCTTTACATATCTAAGAGTGTAATTCCAATTATTTGAGTTGCCAACAAACTTTCCTATAATTTCTGCTACAGGAACTGTTACCTTAGTTGTATCTTCTAAGGTCTTCTGTATTGTTCCAATAAACAATCTCCATGCTACTCTCTTAGGAGGATAAGCATAAGGTTTAGTCATTAATCTTTGGTAATCAGAATAACTTATTGAAACTACAGAATAAAATTTATTGCTGGATTCATCATCCCTAATAACTTCATTAATACTAAGAAAGTAATCCTCTGGAAAGTTAAATAAATAGCCTCTATTATCTATCTTAGGAATGTATCCTTCTTCACTCTCATTAGCTAGATTAGCATCTAGTATAGTAGTTTTAATTAAAAATGAAAAGTCATATTGTCTCTTCTGACTTCCATCAAAACCACCATTAGTACCATCTACTCTAGAGTTAAAGTATTCCCTAAGTATCTCAGATTGTGCCTTAGTTAAGAAGACACTCTTCTCATATTCATCAAGCCCAGGAGCCTGATTACTAGTTATACTATTGTAAAGAACATCAAATTCATTACTAAATTCTTCGTTGGTCATGGGCTTTTAATTTATATTATTGAAGTTTAGCTTCAAGACTAAACTTAGTATCTTGATTCTTTGGTAGATTGAGCCACTGAGCTGCTACATTCAATGTAGGTTCTCCATCTTCACACATAGGAACATTACCACTCTTAATGTAGTACTGATTACCTCTATGTGCAATTAAACCTGCTTCAATAGATTTCTTAATGAGAACTTTTGTCTGTAGCAATGGGTCAGAAGCTACCTTTAAGAACATCTTACTATTGCCTTGAATAAGCTCATTAATCTTAGCTTGCAAGAACTCCTTCTTGGTATTAGGATGGATAGTTACACCTGTTAGAGTTTCAATAATAACTCTAAGTGCATCTGCATCATCCTCAAGCTTACCATACATTGTATAGCACTGCATGATAGTAGTCATTCCCTTCTTAGCTGCCTTAGTTTCATCATCCTCAGATATAATAACAAATTGATATGTAGCCTTAGGGAAATCTTCAAGAACCTTCATTGAAGGTGCAATGAGGTCTTTATTAGCTAAGAGAATCTTATATCTAATATAATCCTCTGGGTCACTTAAATCAAGATAATTATCCTGCTTTAATAGAGTAACCTTAGAGATACCAGTATCATTACTATCATCCCAGAAGTTATTAACCTTATTGTAAATACTCATTGAGTTTACTTCAAGACCCATAATATCCTCAAGAAAATCCTTCTCCTCGTCTGTGAGGACATTAACATATCTACCTGATGTCAATCTTGGAACTACAAAAGTTCTCTTGGCATTCTCTGCCATTCCACCATACAATATGTGTTTAGGGTTAGTAACCATTCTACTCTGTCTAGGAATATATCTTACAATAACCCTTTCATTTCTAAGGCAGTTAATAAGACCTGTACTTTCCTTTCTAACCTTTGGCTTTGTAACCTCCTTCTTAGTTTCTACAATTGGTTTCTCAATCATTACCTCTTCCACAGTATCATCTACTGTAACTTTTGTTTCTTTTGCCATTTCTTACTTCTCCATTAATTAAAAATAGGGAGAGGAGTTAAGTCCCCTCCCTTGTTATTTTAGCCCTGTAGGATAGCAGGGATTAGTGACATAGTTCTTGTTGGGTCAAGTACACAAACACCAAATGTTGCCATCTTGTGAATGGTTGCACTATCCTCATCATGAGACATGTACTGAATATTCACTTCACCAGTGAATGGGTTTCTGAAACCACTTTCATAACCTCTAACTTCAGGCATTCCCTTGATTTGACACTTAAAGATATTAGGTTGGTCCATAGAACCAATATCCATGATGTCATATCTATAAGAACTAGCAGGACCACCAAGTGGGTGCTGAATCTTATTTTGTACTGGGTCATCATAGAATGAATCTACTTCTACCTTAACTCTAACACCATTAGGTGCTCTGTACTCTACAAATTGGAAGCCAGCAGCAAGTGAATTAACATGCAGATTACTCTGTGTTTTTTCTACTACATTGAGAGCATCACCATTGAGTGTAAACTGTGTCCAACCAGACACTGTATTAAGAATAGCCTTGTGGAACTGAATAGCACCTCTCTCACCTGTCTTGATAACAAATGTTCTTTCACCCATATCAAGCTTAGCTGCTGATAGTTCATAAAGAGCATCTTCAAGTTGCTTTAGTGAGAAGTTGTTGTAGTACATAGTGTTAGCTACCTCCATCTGAGCAAATAGACCATCACCCATTCTGATAACCTCACCTGACTTACCAAAGTTCAGATACTCACCATTAGCATTTCTATTAGAAGTACCCCAAGCCATAGCAATGTTCTTATAGTCACCCCATTGCTGCTCAAGAGTCCAGTCTACATGGTGCATCCACATATTAGCAATCTTTCTTACCTTACCTCCATTAGGAGTTTCCTCTACCATAGGAATACCTACTGCAAGCTTTCTACCAAGCATTGAGCCTGTAACCTTATGTTGGATTCTGATTGTAGTCCACTCATTTCTCATAGAAACAGGTGTACTAAATCTAATGTCACCAACCTTTCTAGAAAGCTCTCTTTCAACAGGAGCAAAACCTACAGAGAATCTTTCACCTGCCTGAAGTCTATCTGAAGGACAGCCTGTAGTATTACCACCCATAAGTTCTACCTTATATACAGCATTTGTACCTTCCATTCTAGCATCACCAAGGATTCTAAAAGGATAAACTTGATTTAGGTTACCAAAGATAACCTCACCATCAGCAAAGTAGTCCTCTGCAAATACCAAATAGAAAGGAGCAGTACCTGCACCTACAGGTGCATCACCATCTTCAACTTTCTTACCATCTTCATCTCTAGCTTCAACAAGAGGAATATTCTTCTTACTAGAACCTACTACATCCCAGTAATATTCACTATCATCTTCAAACTCCTTTACAGGAAATTGAGAAAGGAATGTATCAAGTGTTTTACCTCTCTTTGCTGCTAGCAATTGTACCATTAGGTTTGATGCCTTCTGAGGTGCCATCTGAAAAATAGATGACAGGTGGTTAAGCTTAGTTAAGCCTTTCCAACCATCAAAACCAACCATCTGAAACTTACCTAATTGTCCAGCCATAATAGTTTATTAAATATTAAATGTCAAGTGTAAATCTTCTAAATGCAGATTCTGGGTCTGAGCCTACACCACTTGCAAATTTAAGTGTACCATTTGAGTTTCTAGCAGTGTTGTTTAAAGTATGCTCTAACTCCTTTAGACCCTTACCAATTTCCTTCTTTACTTTACCTTTAACTAAACCATCAAGTGACTTAAAGCCATCAGTCAATACATAAGTAAGACCAACATACTTCATAAAGTCATTATGATTATCAGCTTCAAACTTTTGGATTGCAGTAAGTTTATCTCCTGTCTCAGGGTCAGTAAATACTGGCTTAGAGATAGCATCAAATACTCTTTGTCTAGTATTCTTATCTAGCTCTAAATCACCAAAAGGTTTCTTATCAGAAAGAATTGATTTCTTGAGAGCTTCTGCTTGCTCTCTTAGCTCTTTCTCTTCATTTGCTTTTTCTTCCTTTGCTTCTTTAATTGCATCATTGTAAGCCTTAGTTACTTGGTCTTTACAACTCTGCAAAGCTTCTTTAGCATCTTCTATATCAGTACCAGCAGTTATTGACCTTTCAACTGCCTTAATAGCTCTCTCCTTAGAGAAACCCTTCTGAATATAGTCCTCATAGATAATGTTCTTTCTAAGATTTTCACCCTTCTCACCTTCTTCAGAAATAGCTTCATCAGTAATACTATTAAGTACTTTCATATTACTCTCAAATTTCTGAACTTGAGTAGGTTCTATTCCTGCATTAAGAGCTTCATCAATTCTTCTTTGCTTTTCATCAAGCTTAGATTGAATCTGTTTCTCCATTAAATCTATAAAGGATTCTGCATCATTAACCTTAGAAAGAGCCTCATCATTAAGGTCTTGGAAGACACCATCTTCTGCAAAGGTTTTGGCAATGGAAGAGTAGAAGTTGGGAGAAGTTTCCTCTTTAGAAGAGGTGCCTTCCTGTTCCTTATTATCTTCACTACCTACGCTCTCTGGCTTATCTGTAAATAGGGTATCTACATCAATAACCTCAGTAGTTTCTTTATTTTCTTCTTTATTTTCATTAGGATTCTCTGAGGGAGTTTCCTCAGTTTCTTCCTTATTAGATTCTGGGTCAAAGAGTGCTGCTGCCTCTTCTCCAGTCATCATGTTATCTAATGATAAACCTTCCATGTTTTTACTCCTTTGTTAAACTTCTGTGCAAAGGTAGTAAGAATAAATGGACTAAACAAGTAGCTAATGAAGTTACTTATAATACAACAAAAGGAGTACTAACAAGTACTCCTTCTTTATTAAAGTTCTACAATAGAATATAAGGCTTCTTCAAGAATTAATTGAGCTAAGTCACCACTCATGTGTGCAGCCTCCTCTGAGTAAGGATTAATATCTAATGCCTCACAGATGTGCATCTCCAAGTGGTTCTTTTCATGCTCAAATGTATTGATGAACTCACCTATACTTGATGCCTTGTGGATAACCACAATAGAGCATTGTTTATCATAGCTAGAGTAAGCAAAACCTGTATCAAGTTCTGCATTGCTTAAATTCCTCTTAATTGAATCTAGAGTTCTAGAATCACAATTTAGACCTTCAAGCATATCTATGATTTCTTTCTTTTCTGCTTCATTTACTGTGTAATAAATGACTATGCTCCAATTGTACTTCTTAATCTTGAAATTCTGCCTCATAACTATTCATACTTTTTCTTTAACCTTTCAATCTTTTCTTCAAAGCCTTCATTATAAGTATGAGTTCTTCTCTCATTATAACCTTCAGCTTCTCTCATAGCTTTCTTATAGCCATGCTCACAGCCTTCCTTGAAAGCTCTTTCAAGCATCTTATCATCAGACTCTCTTTGATTGTAGCCTCTTTGATACTCTTCAGCTTCATCTACTATACGAAATATTCTTCCCATAATTATTAAGATTTAGGTGTTTCCTTCTTTATTTGAGCCATTAGTTCTTTCATGCCATTCATCATCTCAGACATCTGAGCCTTGAGATTATCTATCTCTTGCTTCTGTTGCTTTTGTTCAGCAAACTCTGGATTTAATCTTTGTAATAGAATCTCACAATCTTGTACTACTTTCTTATGGTAATCTATGCTATTTATAATATCTTGGCTCTTCTGTCTGAGGGATGTTATTTCAGTATTCATTGACTCCCTAGAAGTTGATATAAATAATGAACCATTGGCTGTTCCTTGGTCTGCCACATCTAAACTAGCAGGAAGTTTCTGTAGAGTAATATTATTACCATTAACATTAACTACTACATCTACTACAAGCTCTTGTGGAGCCATAAAGTTATTTGCTTGGTACCTAGGAATAGGTTGAGATACACTAACTACTTGACCTACTTCTATATAAGGAGTAGCATCCTTATGAAGAATGTACACCTGACTACCTGACCTTAAATTAGAAAACATTTGTTAATTCTTTATTAGTTAATACTATGCTAATGTTATTGAAATAGAGTCATTGATAGTATAGCTATATGCTCTACCACAATTAACATTTGAACCAAAAGCATCTCTACCTAAGTTAGCTAAAGTAACTGTAGTAGGTAATGCTGTTCTTCCTTGAAATGCTACTACAAAGTCTTCAGTAAATAATTGTGTATGTGCATTGCAGCCACATTTATTCATCTGTGTAACAATAGTAATTGTAGCTCTTACAGGAACAAAGACTGTAGTATCATTCAACCTTGGAGTACCTGTAGTATAAACTACAGATACTTGAGGTTGGATAGTTGAGTCTATGCAGTAAGGTCTACAAAGCTTTTCTTTGTAAGTAGCCATTATATTAGCTACATTTGCTACTTGAGCAGCAGCTAATCCTACTGGTGAAACTGTTACTGCCATAGTTATTTACTTTAAAAATTAGCAATTACATCCATTATAGGAATTACCACAGTTGCAATAAGGATTTGCAACTATATAAGCAGGAGAAGGAGTAGGTCTTACCTGATTAATTATACTAGCAGTCTGTGCTTGTTGTGATGCAGCTAGAACTAACTGGCTATTCTCCTGTCTCAAAGCATCAATCTTATTCTGCATCTCTCTCATCTCTAACTGACAGAACTTGTCATTAATTAATGTAGTTTGCTGTGCAATAGCATTCTTTAAGTCACAAGTTTGCTGTGCAGTAGCATAGTTTGAAGCTGCAAAACCTCTCTCTACTGAACTATTAACAAAGTTAATAGCATTCTGTAAAGTATTAGTTTGATTTACATTAGAGATTTGATTCTCATAATTAGTCCTAGTAATAGCATCATTTATAGAGCAGCAGCACTGAGCTAATTGATTACCTAGACTACAATTGCCTTGCTGAATAGAATTGATGATTTGCTGACCTGTCATACCTACTTGACTAGCTACAGATTGTACAGAACTCTGTACATTACCAATAGCAGTCTGTAGTGAGTTTACATCACAATTAAGAGTAGTAGCAAGCTGACTTAAAGCTTGACCATTACCATTAATAGCTTGTAGCAATACTTCTCTACCAAAGTCATTGTTTAATTGGTTAGGAATGCCATCAGCAGCACCTCTGCCAAAGCCATTACCATAACCATTACCACCCCAAAGCCAGAAAAGAAGAATTACCCACATAAACCAACAGCCACTTCCACCCCAAGCATCTTGGTTCTTAGAAGCATTTGTTAGCATTGCCATTAGATTAGGGTCAACACCTTTGTTCTGCATCAAGCTAGCAATAAGAGCTGAAGAGTTAAGACCTCCACTTTCAGCAGTGTCAAAAACATAAGTTTTATCCATAATGTTTCTCAGTTGATAGTTTATAAAATAGTTATCTTTGTAAGCTTACGGTGCAAAGGTATACATATTTTATCAAGAAACATAATGATGCTAATAAACAAAAAAAACACTCCTAAAGCCTTGACTTTAAGAGTGTTACAATTTATATGTTTAGTAATGAGTTGCTAAGTTATGTTTAGCTACAACTTTTGATACTTGATTAAATAGATACTCTACTAAGTAAGCATCTACTTCATCATTGTCTGCTACAGGTTTATATCCTATATAATTCCAAATGCAGTTCTTTAAGTGAACACATTCATGAACTATTGAATCAGGTTGATGGGGTGGAATAACTATAATAGAATGGTCTGAACCTTCAAGTACACAAGCTCTTCCCTCACCCTCTATACTTGGATAGAGTTCATGTGCTTCCTCCCAAGTATCTGCTACTACAATGACCACTTTGTAGTCATAGATTGGAACTTTAATTGTTTTCTTTGTTACCATTTCTTCTACTCTTTATTACTTTATCTAGAATCTTCTCCTCCCAGAATAACTCTTTAAAACCTACAACCTTTTCTCCCCTAGGTATAACACCTTCTCTAACTAAATTATCAAAGGTAGCTCTGCTTACATTGAGCTTCTGACATGCTTGATACTTACTAAGTCTTTGAGTCTTATCTGTATAAGACTTAATAACTTTTATTATTTCCATAGCTTCATCTTCTGTGATGTTACTATTACCACAATCTATATCATTTATTATTCTTTCTAATAATGACTTTATTACTTTTAACATAAAGAATCAATACTATAAATAATGTTATTCCTGCTAATATATTATGTATTCTGATTAAATTATCAGTACTAATTGGTATATTCCAATAATAATCAACTATATTTAATACGTCATCTATTAGGATATACCAAAGGAACATTCTATGATAAGAGCAGAACTCAAACACAACAGAAGCTAGATATAAGAATATCCATGTTAATAGAGACACTCCTGCTATATTACTTAATGGTTCTATATAGAACATTGTATTAAGCATATAGCATAGAGCTATTACCATTGGTATGTATTTCAATACTAATAGTAATAGCTTGTGAAGATTACTTCTTCTTAATTTTTCCACCACAACCATACTTAGTTCCCTTACCTACACCTGCTTTAGGAGACATTGGTTTTGGTCTTCTCTTTGATGAACTTTTTGCCATAATTACACAATTTTAATAGTTATTTTATCCTTATTATTCTTTAGAATATCATATAATTTCTTATAGTATTCCTTACCTTGTAGTAGCCCACCTTTAATAAGGTTTCTACCTACACCTATACAACCCTCACTTAGTTCTGCACCTTTAGGACCATCCATTACATGAATTAAGATTCCTTCAAATCCTTTTACATTAAGTAATCTTGGAACTCTTCCCCCATTAATAGAATTGTAGAAAGGATACTTGCTAAATTTAGGACTTACTACATTTAATGTAACTTCATAAGTTCCTGTAGGAATAGCTGTAATCTTAGGCTTCTTAATAGCCTTTATTTCTGCCACAGACATAGAATCTTTCAAACCTCTATCAGTATCTTCAAGAGTTTCACAGAATCTCTTTCCATTTATTGACATTACACCTATTGTATAGTTAGGTTTTTTCCACTTTCTTTCTACTAGTATCTCCATCTTTTTTAATAAAATCTTCTAGTGGTATAACTACAAAAGTCTTAATGCCTCCAGAGTCTAACCTCTTTCTTAGGATTGTATATCCCTCTTCCTCTGAAACTAAGATTTCATTCTTAGATAACAGATTAACATCCCCCTCTACTAGGGCTAGTTGTTTCATCGAGCCTACTCTTGTTTTTCCCATATTTTCTAACTGTTTCTCTAATTCTATGAGCACAAGCTAAGTCCATACATATATTCATTGTCAAGTTAAGAACCTGCTTCCTCAACTCCTGAACTTCCTTCTCAAGCTCATTATTCCTTTCTGTTATTTCCTCTAACCTAGTCTTGTTGTCATCAGAAAGAGACTTATAGAACTCTAATGACTTCTCCATTTTTTCTACTAGATTTAAGTCTACTTCTGAATTGTATTTCTTTCTTGCAAGAAACCAAGTTGTCCAACTTGAAACTATGCTTGTTACTAATCCTACTCCTCCTGTTATTAGTATATCAACATCAATCATCATTTTTTAAGTTTATGAATTAAAGAGATTATTATACAAGTTGATAATATACCTCCTACCCACATCAAGGTCTTTTGCCACCAATAGATGTGGTTCACTTCTACTTCCTTCACTACTGGTACTATCTTTGGAATAGAATCAGTTTTAACTATGGTATCTACTTTATTTATATACTTGAACTTTGTATGCCACTTAGTAATATATAAAGTATCACCCTTTTGCCACCTATCAACACTATCTCTAATATATACACTATCTATTTTAGTATCATGTATATATTCTTTCTTTACAACTTCAACAGGAACTTCTACAATCTTTGTAGTAGTCTTGCAAGCTGAAAGCATTAAGATAGCTAACATTATAAGTACTAACTTTTTCATGTTGCAAAGATATAATAAAAAATCCACTTACACAATAGTATAAGTGGATTATTATTTATTTACCAAGGTCTTTTGTTACCTTTTCTTTTATTTCCTCCACCTTATCAAGGTATTCTCTGTACTTAGTTATGTCTTCACTTGACTTAGCTCCTGACAGGATAGCCTTGTTAGCAGAGTTAATTAAGTCAAATTCCTGTGTTTGAGTAATAAACTCTCTAATAAGAAGTTCTACACACTTCTTATATTCAGGCTTCTCTGACAATTTAATCTGAATATAGTTATATCTAATTTCCTCTTTAGGTACTGTTTCACCCTCTTGAAGAGGTAATTCAACTTTCTCAGACTTAATGTCATAGTTATAGTACCAATTACCATTACCAAGATTTTCAGTAATAGCAGGTGCTATATTTGAATCAATTCTCTTTGGCTCTAACATATTTTCTAATCTTAAAGTTTACTGGATATTGCTTGCTTTTTAACTTTTCATGCAGAGCTTTATTTCTACTATTGATAGAATAGGGTTTATTCTTATAAATGAAGTGTACTTGAAAATAACCACTATACTCTATAACTTCAATTACTCTTACTGTTTTATCATAGAAATTACTAATTATAGATTTCTCACCATTCCAATTGGATAAATGAATGTCTGTTTCTTCTTCTATCTTCTGTAAAAGATGTTTTGAATCACAGTATTTCAACCAACCAAAGTAAGAAGTTATTCTCTTTCTAAACTCCTCTTCTGTTACCTTACCTGAGATAAACTTATTAACGAGTTTAAATAGTCTTTGCTTTATGTTCTTTCTTAATTTTGTATGAGTATGGAAAAATACATAACCTGCAAAGTCAATACCTCTATCTTCAATTTTAAAGATTTGATAATTAGGTTTGATTTTTATTTGTAACTCACAAGAAAAGTATGTTTTAATTAGTATTAAAATCTTCTCTAAGGATTCTCTACTATCTGATAGTATTACTATGTCATCAGCGTACCTAAAGTAATGTTTGATACATACATGTTCAAGTAACCAATGGTCAAAGTATGTAAGGTACAAGTTGGCAAAGAACTGAGATAAATAATTTCCTATTGGAACACCTTCAGCTGAATCAACTATTTCATCAAGTATTACTAATAGCTTTTCATCCTTTATCTTTCTTCTTAGCAATCTTTTCATTGTTCTATGATTGATAGAAGGATAAAACTTTCTAACATCAATCTTCAAACAATATATAGTACCTTCTGCATCAGTTATTAAAGCTTTCTTTACATCTTGCGCAAGTTTATGGATTCCTCTTTCCTTTATACAAGAGTAAGTGTGACCTATAAAAGATGCTGTCCAAATGGGTTCCATCACATTCATTATAGCCCATTGAGCTATTCTGTCTGGATAATATGGAAGTCTAAATATTATTCTTTCTTTTGGTTCATAAATCTTGTATTTGCTATACTCTGAAGTAGTATAGGAAAGAGTCTCTAGGGTTTCCAATAATTTCTCATTATCTTCTTTAGCATGTTGGTCATGCTTAATTATACCCCAGTTATGTTTACCCTTTCTTGCATTTTTATCTGCTTCTTCAATGTTCTGTAAAGTGCAGATTCTGTCATGAAGTCCATTAAGTCTCTTCATTCTCTTTTACATCAAACACAATTCATGTGTTACTTTCTCTAGAGCCTTCAAACGGTCATAGGAGAAATAATCCCCTATGACCTACCAACACTATTTTGATTTGTAAAACTACGTTATCTTTTGCCAAGAGGCAAGGTTATTAAGCTCCACTCCCTACAGCAGGGAGATTTATAATCACAAGAACATTAACACATTAAGAACGGAACCCGACCGCAGCAAAAGCAGCACCCACCCCAAGGAGAGAACCGAAGCAACCCAAGCCCGCAAAACCCCCACCAACAGGCGCGGCAACCCAGAACGAGTTTTTACTTTTTAGAGAACTCAAGAATAACTAAGCATACTGTAATTCAGGATAACATAATAACCTGATTTTACTCCAGTGTTTACTCACTGTTGTTAAGTTTTATAAGGGGTATGCAAACCCCACTTACATTAACAGGTGCAAAGTTACAAAAAGTTTTTGAATTGACCAAATATTTTAAGAACTTTTTTATTTTAAGCTACAACACATGAAGAACGGAACCCGAGACTAGCATTAGCATTACCCACACCATCGTTAGAGCTGAAGCCACCCAAGCCAGCATCACCACCCCTAATAGCGCTGCCACCAAGAACGAGCGTTCTTAATCCTGTAGCATTATTAATCCAGTGATAATTACACTTATATTGTGTTGTATTACCTCCATTTAATCTAGGAATAATCTCT